AAGATTACAACACTTGACGATTTAATATCACCAAGAGCAACCGCCTTTGCTGTTGTAATATATTCACTCTCACGATTAGGGGAAATGCAAGGCGGCATTACTGTGACGGTGTAATCGGGGAACTGCTCGGCGAAACGCTTGTTTACGGTGTATATACTCATTTTCCTCAACTCCTTTACTATATATATTATATCATAATCTATAAAAAATGTCAAGTCTTTTTTGTTAGTAGGGACTAACTCGGCCCGGGCCATTGTTCACTGATTTAACTAAACCCTGCACGGATCTGGACCTGGAGTTGGTTAAAACTTTTAATTAAATATAAAATGCGGTCGGGCGACACTATTGCGCCGCCCTCGACTTTGTTAATTCAGTTTACGGAAGGGGCGGATTACTCCGCCGCCTTCGCCTTCTTCTCGGCTCTCGCCTTCTCGTCTCTTGCCTTCTTCTCGGCTCTCGCCTTAGCCTTTTCCTCAGCCTTCTTTTCCTTCTCGGACTTTTCAGCCTCGTAAGCCTCTGCCTCGTCCAGTCTGTCATATGCCTTGATTGTCTTTGTCGCTGTCTTTCTGTCCTCGTAGTCCTTTACAACGGGCTTGACGGTGAATACGCACTCACGCTCGAAACCGTCCTTGTCCTTGACAACACCGCAACCAACGGCGATTTCAGAATTGCCGACTACGGAAACGCTGTCCGCACCGTAGATTTCAGAGAAGATTGCGATGAGGTCGGCAAATGCTGTCTCACGGATTGCTGCCTTGATTGCCGTTGTGGTCTTACCCTCGAATACCTTAGCCATTTTATTCTCCATTCTCCACACACTTTAGGGGCGGTGTGGTGTTCCCTTACCTTCTATATATATTATACCATAAGGGGCGGCGATTGTCAACCCCTTACGATATATTTTTTTGTTTTAACAAACCGCTCTCGGCTTGTAGTATGTGCGTTGCATAGCCTTATGCTGTCGGAGTATTTTGTTAAATATTACGTTCTCTATGAGTACATCTTTTAAGCCTGTGTGTGCTTCCTCAAAGTCCTCGATACCTGTTATATAACGGTAGAGAATTTCAGCGGTAGAACGTACCTGACCATTTTTGCAAATATAACCCCTTTCGTTGCACCAATTAATATAAGTCTTTTGCTTGCAAATTGTTTGCTTTGCCATTGTCATAGTACACCAAATCGGCATATTATAGGGGAAAAAGTACGACTTACGACCATAAACGGCGGTTGCTGTGTTGTCAAGTTGATTTTTGTCAAATCGTGCATTGTGAGCGACTACTGCGACTATGTTATATTTTCTAATCAGTTCCCACATTTTGCGGTGAGCAGTTGCAAATCGAACCATTGTTCTAACACCTGCCTTTAACTCGGCTTCATACTGTGGGAGTTTGTTTGCATAGTATGCTGTTTTCATTAACTCACGCATACCTACATAAACTTCATAGATAACATAATTAACAGTCTCATATACGATACCGTTACGGTCAACAACTGCCATACCTAAATCGTACACAAAACCATTTTCAAGTGTGCCGCAAGTCTCAGTGTCAACCATTAAATAATAGTGCTTTGGAATCATTGTGAATCAAGTCCTTTCCTTAACTTCTGTATATATTATAACACATATCTGCGGACTTGTCAACCCCTTTCGAGAAAATTTTTTCATTTAACTAAACCCGTGGGCGGATCTGCCTGTGTTAGTATAGACTAACGATGGCCCGGGCCGCTTTGACGCTTTAATGCGCCAAAGTTATTCTACATCTTCAACTGCGAATATTTGCATCTCATAGAAGTACCAACTTGTGCGGATTTCTTCGAACAGTTCTTCTTCTGTATAATTGGGATAATCGTTTTCAATTTGGTCTCTACATTCATTAATCATCCACCGCATAGCGTCTTCTATTGTGTTACGAATAGCACGAACATCAACATCACTCTGACATCGAACAACTACATACTTCATATCATCAACCTCACTTTCTATATACATTATATCATAAAAAGGGTGAGTTGTCAACCCCTACTTGTTAGTAGGGACTAACGGCGGCCCGGGCCATCGTCAACATATTTAACAAACTCCATCGGATCCACGGACCGGCGCCAGTTAAATCTTTTAACTAATTAGGGTAAAAGAAATGACCGCCGAAGCGGTCAAATCTTTTAATTATCGTCACCCTCGACCTCGAACTCGAAATCGCCCTCGGTGTCCTCGTCCTCGTCCTCGAAAATGCTCTCGTCCTCGGTGTCCTCGGTGTCCTCGACTACCTCAGACACGATAAGGGAGTAACCCTTTTTCAGACTACCCTTACCGCCGACCTTGTAACCCTCGACAACGGAGAACATACCGTTATCAACTGCCGCACGGCAAATTGCGGAAATCTTAGAGGGGTGAAGCTCGGACTTTGTGAGAGCCTTAATCTCGGATACTGCGTAGATTGTGTTAGGCTTCATAACCTTAGCGAACTCGGAAGCGATAGCAAGGTTAGCCTTAGTGTTCTCGGACTTAGCCTTATCCTTGCTTGCAGTCTTGTTGCTGAGTTTGGAAAGTGCGTCCTTAGCCTTAGCTGTTACCTCAGCGGAAATGTTAGCCTTGATAACTGTCTCGTAAAAATCCTTGTAAGTCATTGTCTTGTTAGCCATAGTATTCTCCATTCTCCAACACTTGGTAGTTGGCAACCTATTCATTTGATTTGTTCGGGTGGTGGTCTTTCCCTCACCCTCTGTAATTATTATACCACATCTTTTGTGGTTTGTCAAGTAGTTTTGAGAAAATTTTTCTTTTTAACTAATTGACCTTTGGCGGGAAGTGAGAGAGTTGAACTCTCGTTCTCTGATTAACAGTCAGGCGTTCTACCGTTGGACTAACTCCCCTTGACTACATTTATATTATATCATATTCAGATTGATTTGTCAACCCTTTCTGATATATTTTTTTGTTTTAACTTTTAAGCGAGTGGACGATTTCAAGTCTAACTACTGAAATAGATTTTCTATTTCGGAGCGTGAACACTCTTGGTCAGTGACTAAATCGTCCGTTCCTCTCTCACTGTATATATTATACCATATCTAAACGGATTTGTCTACTGGTAAAATGCACAATGTTCATCAACAAAAGGGATCGATTTTTGTGCAAATCGCGGGCGGCCCGGGCCATCGTTCATTCTTTTAACGAAATAGGCGAAAAAGAAAGGGGCTTAAAGCCCCTTACAGTAAATTGTGTAACTGTATTCAGTCATTCCGATTGTAATACCCTCTACATCTTCAAGTAGACAGTGTATTCTATCGTCAAGTATTTCACGCTGTCTGCTGTTTAAGTCTGTAAATGGTATAATAAGATGAGATTCACACTTACTACAATTCCAATTAAGACTGAAAGTTGTATCACCTGCCCACGACATAAGCCACATCAAAAACTCTCTTATATTGCGACACCATTTCATTTAAAGCACTTCCTTTCCTTTACTATAATTATTATACCACAAGGGGCGACATTTGTCAACCCCTTTTTTGTTAGTATGGACTAATGCCCTAAAGTGTTTACCATTCCGGCATTTCACCTTTCGGATAAACATTATAACGATGTGCGTACATAAAACCGTCAACACCAAAATTATAACCTTCTGCGTACTCTTCGTTAAGTTCTTTTATTGCCGCATTGTATTCGGTTTCATCTTCTGGACACCGGAAAGGCTTATAATTTCTTTCTGTACACATTTTGATATAAGCATAAGCGTCTGCTTTATCAATGAAAATATCGGGTTCGTGACCGCAATCATCTTTTACTAACCATACTTCCATTTAATATCAACCTCACTTTCTATATATATTATATCATACCTTACACCACTTGTCAAGAGTAAATTGTTAGCATAGACTAACAAGTAGATATGAAAATAAGGGTGCATAGTTTTTGCGGGGCTGTTCCTATCACTCACAAAGGGGTGACCCTATACACTCTTATCCAAGTACATCACAACAGACTAACGACCGATTCTGCTCTTGACGGAGGGTATGTGTCTCCGACACAATTACGGATTTTAGTTGGCGAATGTGCTTATTCCAACAGTGATTCTGATAATCATTCAATCCCCGTAAGGAAGGTTTCATATCTCCCTCTCACTATATATATTATACCATAAGAAGAACGGATTGTCAACACCTTTTTGTTAGCATCGACTAACACGGCCCGGGCCATCGTCAACACATTTAACTTATTCATACAAAAGGAAAACCGCCCCGAAGGGCGGCATTTAGTTTAATTTTTTAATCCACCGAGTAAATCGTCCAACATACCGATGAAAAGTATATCATTTTGTAAATCATTTAACAACTCTGCGGCTTCGGTCTGTTTACCCTCTTTAATTAGTTCACAAATTTGACGAATACCTTTTAAGTTGATACCGCCTATCACTTTAATTTTTTCATTCATTTAACAAAACCCCTTTCGTGGGCGGTCGCTTATGCAACCGCCTTTAATACTCCGAGTATATCTGTTACATCATAAGCACCAACGCCCCATTTATCACGGTTCGGCTGTTCATCATCAAAGAGAATACCGCTTGATATTTCGTGCTTTGGTGTGCCGTATGGTACGATATACAGATTGTTGAATTTTACTGACTTTAAGTGTTTAGCAAGCCATTTCTTTTTGCTCTCTGTTACTCTTGTATTATATTCATCAGTGCCACTTTTTGAAGTCCAAGAGATTATGTTAATTATATAACCTTTTCTCTGTAAAGCGTTGAGAAGTCTTGCAAGTGCTGACATATTTACAAGGGGCTTTGCTATGTCATACGGTCTTGTATTGCCATTGATTAAATCATCAAGCCAACCGTCAACACCATATAAATCAGCGATTGTACCGTCCATATCAAAGTTAATTATTTTCTCAGTCATTCTAATCGACCGCCTTTCCTTTACTGTAATTATATTATACCATACTTTTTTGAATTTGTCAACCCTTTTCAGAAAATTTTTTCATTTAACAATATATGGCATAATGCACAAACATTTTCCCGATCGAGTCGGTCTTTTGTGCAAATTGACGGGCGGCCCGGGCCACTTCATTGCTTTAAAGCGCTAAAGTGCGAAAAATAAAAAAAGTGGTGAATTAATTCACCACAAGCCTTATTTCAGTAAGTTTTTTACCAAAAAGGGACGGTTTTCTCATAACCTTGATAGCCTCCACAACTTCATCAAGAGTTACTGGTTCATCTCCATTTGTTAAAATTTCTTCGTCATAACCGTCAACTGTTATATAAATATCGTACTTTGGTTCTTTTGGTCTGGTGATACCGCCAACCTGTGTTAAATCTCCGTTATACATATTTATTCCCCTTTCTTAGTCAGCGTAAGCCTTGCAAGCGAGACGAGCAGTCTGACGAGCCTTGCGGCGAGCCTTGCGAATGAGAGCAGACTTGCCGAGGAAGTCCCCTGCATACTTGCCAAATGTGTTCTTCTTGTAAGCGTTACCCTTAGTCATATAATCGACCGCCTTTCCTAATCTCTATATATATTATACCACCGAAAGGGGAGAATGTCAACCCCTTTCGATTTATTTTTTTATTTTAACTTAACCATTTCTGATTTTTGCGAATTGCTTTTTCTGTATCTTCATAAGACTTACATTCAGCGAACTTTTCAAAAGAAACTTTGTCACCAATAAGGCAACCACCGATAAATGTATAGATGAACATTAAAATTGTTAATACTATGCAACCGATTGAAAAGGCGTTGTGTATTCCCGCTTCAAACATACCGCCACCGATTGCGGCAGGAAATACAACGAGCATCCAAGTTGCGCCATACCAAGAGAAAAAGTCAACGACTTTACAATAACGATTGTATCTTGCTCTCATTGATGAATACTTAATATCTTTCATTTAATCAAGTCCTTTCATTCTTTACTATATATATTATATCACACTATTAAATGAATGTCAACACTTTTTTGTTAGTACACACTAACGGCGGCCCGGGCCACTTCATCACACTAAAGTGGTAAAGTGTTGGATCCGCCGCGGTCTGGTTTAGTTAAAACATTAACTTATTGCGGCGTCTGTTTCACGTGAAACATTCCGGCGGTTTAGTTAAATCTTTTACATCGAGGGGCGAAAAAGTGGGACGGATTTCTCCGCCCCTTTAGTTAAATAAATTCAATTTCTGTGGCGTAATTTTTAAGAATACGCCACGCCTGTATCGGTGTCCACTTTGTAGATTTATGTGTTTTGAATACAGAAAGTAAAATTTCATATTCAATTAAAACATCTGACAAACCAGTATGTTCTTCAACAAATTCTGTTAAACCTGTTAAATATCTGTAAACAATTTCCGCTTTATACTGAAAATTGCCCTTTTCTGTTACATAGCCATTATCACGGCAGAATGTGAGATACTTTTTAGTTAAAAGTCTTGTTAATATTATGCCTGTTATAATATCACGAAATTCAAAATTGAAATCTGCGAAACGGTCACCGAATAAGCGGAACATTGCACCCTTATCAAAAGTCACGTTATAAGCGTAAATTATTTTAACCTTATGCTTTTTAACGTCCTTTTCAAACATCTTGAAAAATTCGTTAGTGCCTAAAGCAAGATATTTTCTTTTCCGCTTAGCCTTGCCAAAATCGGCGGTCATTTCTTCAATGTTTTTGTGGTGCATTTCAACGCAAATATCAGTCTTTATTGCGTTGTTGATGTTCTCAAAAAAGTATTGCGGTAAAGCGATTGAACGCTTTTTATAAATCTTGCCTGTTCTGTCTGCTATAATGTAACCGACATTGTAGGGGCGACAAGTCTGCTGACCCTCTACATCTAAAACTATAAACTTTTCTCTTGCCATTGCTGACACGTCCTTTCTGTATCTTATGTATATATTATACCACAACAGAAAGTAAATGTCAACCCCTGTCGGATATTTTATTTTCTTTTAACTAAACCCCTTTCGGGGCGGAGAGTTTAACTCTCCGCTTTTTTGGCTTCGGCTTCGGCTTTTGCTTTTGCCTTTTCTGCTCTTGCCTTTTTGTCTCTTGCGATTTTCTCGGCTTTTGCTTTTGCTTTTTCCTCTGCCTTTTTCTCGGCTTCGGTCTTTTTTACTTCGTATGCTTCAACTTCGTCAAGGCGGTCATATTTGTCAATTGTTTTTGTTGCGGTCTTGCGGTCTTTGTAGTCCTTGATAACTGGCTTTACAGTAAAACAGATTTCCTGTGTAAAGCCGTCCTCTGTTTCAACATCGTCAAAACCTACTGCAATTTCAGAATTGCCAACGATTGAAACACGGTCAACGCCGAACTTCATTGTTAAAAGTTCAAGCAAAGCCTGAAAAGACTTATCACGAACATCGTTTTTGAGTGCGGTCATTGACTTAAATTCTTTTTCTTTTAACATATTCACTCCGTTCTGCAAACACTTTGTGGGCGGTCTGCCGTTCCCTTACCTTGTATATATATTATACCACGCCCAGACGGAAAATGCAATAGGCAAAATGCACAAAGTTTATCAACATTTTCGTCCTATTTTCAGGCAGATCGCTGGGGCGGATCTGCACACTTTGATACTTTAACTCGCTAAAGCGCGGCCCGGGCCAGTTTCTGACTTTAACTCGCTAAAGCGCGGCCCGGGCCAGTTTCTGACTTTAAATCGCTAAAGTGCCGGCCCGGGCCATGTTAGCATAGACTAACATTATACTAACAGTAAAGGGGCATTACTGCCCCTTTAGTTTAATTAATTAATCCTTTCCTCAACGTATGCAATGATAACTTCTGCAAATAAATTAATTATACCTGTTATTGCCGCAAAAGCAACTATTATCTGTGGAGTGTAAGTAAAGGGAACAAATAAACCAACTAAAGCGAAAGCACCCCACGTTACAAGACACTTTAATCCTAAAAAGAATGGTGCGGCAATAATGCCTGTGATAGTCGGGTGGTCGTTATCTTTCAGACTGTTCTTTGCTGAAAAGAGGGCGGCAATGATAACCAGTGAGATGATGATGAAAATAGTCATAATTTTAATTCCTTTCGGTTTTAGGGACTTGAACCTGTCCTTTACTGTAATTATATTATACCATACCAAAGGGATTTTGTCAACCCCTTTGGATTTATTTTTTCTTTTTAACTAATAACTGTTGCGATTTCTTCAAAAGGATTGATTTTTATTTCAACGTGCTCTGTTGAAAAGTCCTCAAACTCAAAGTATATATCGGCTGTTATTATACTGTTTGTTGTTACGCTATACTGTCTTGTTATGTCCTCGCCTACTCTGTCAAATTCCCAGTAAATGCAAGTATCAGAAAAATTTTCCTCAATAATTGCCTCAACTGTCTCTCTATCAATTGTTATTTCGTTACCATATTTAACATTATCCTGATAACGCTTACGAACTCCGACAACGTCGGCAATATTTAATTCGCCGTCACCGTTGAAGTCAAGATATTCGTGATATTCGCCATTGATTACACATTCTGTAATGTGGTCGGCAATTTCGGGAGAAATCCACGAATAATAGTTAGGAGCAGGAGTAGGGGAAGAAGTAAGGGCAAAAGCCACAAAGATTGAAGAGATTACATTGGTCATAGTATCGACCGCCTTTCTTAATTTCTATATATATTATACCATACGAAAACCGATTTGTCAACCCTACTGAGATAATTTTTTCTTTTAACTGTTAGCATGACCTAACACGGCCCGGGCCATCGTTTATTCTTTTAACAAATGGCGCGGCGCTCAGTTAAAATTTTTAACTAAATAGGCACACGGACAGGGCAGACTATTGCCTGCCCCTCGTTTTGCTATTTGTTTTAACCCTTTCGGGCTTGGGCGATTACTCGCCCTCGCCCTCGCTTTCTGTTTCAGTTTCGGGAGTAACAAGGGTGTAACCCTTTGACGGTCTACCCTTGCCCCCTGCCTTGTAACCCTCGACAGAAGTTACAAGTCCTGCCTTTTCAGCGTCACGGAAGATAGCAGAAATCTTGGAAGGGTGAAGCTCGGACTTTGTGAGAGCCTTGACCTCTGCAACGGAGTAAGTTGTGTTAGGCTTCATAACCTCTGCGAACTTTGCGAACTCAGCGAGATTTGCCTTTGCGTTCTCGGTCTTTGCCTTGTCCTTGCTTGCGGACTTGGTGTTGAGTTTTGCGAGAGCGTCCTTTGCCTTGTCAGTAACCTCGGCAGAGATATTTGCCTTGATAACTGCTTCATAGAATTCCTTGTAAGTCATAGTCTTGTTAGCCATAGTTTTATTCCTTTCTGGTTTTTTGGACTGTCCTTGTCCTTTACTGTAATTATATTATACCACATCTTTTGTGGTTTGTCAAGTGGTTTCGAGATATTTTTTTCTTTTAACCAACTCGACTTTTGGCGTGCGAAGTAAGGTGCTACCTTACAATAGTTAAATTAACTACTCACGGATTTGGTTCGCACATATAATTTAGTGAGGTAGGGGACTTCCGTGCCTGACGTTTTGTCTTTGCCTTCCGTCCCTCTCACTGTTATTATTATACCATATCAACCCCGTTTTGTCTATTGGCAAAATAACCAAACCTCATCAACATTTCAATGAAGTTTTTGTGCAAATCGCGGGCGGCCCGGGCCAATTCATCACTTTAAAGTGTTAAAGCGCGGATCGGGACCTGGAGCGGCGTTAATATAATTAACAAAAGGGCAACCTTAAAGATTGCCCTTATCCTTTCGTTAAATAAAATTCTTAACTGTCATAAACAGATTAAGTGTTAAAAAAATGCCGTTGATTAATGCACCGCTGAGAATCTTATTTTTCATACTGTCCACAAGTCCAATACTGGACGAGAGAACGAAACAGGGAGCGGAAAGCGGTGAGCCTGCACCACAAAGGGCGGCGGCAAGGGCACAAATGAAAACGGTCACATAATCAATTTTTCTGAGTTTCATTAAATCAAGTCCTTTCGTTCTTTACTATATATATTATATCATAAAGGGATTGAATTGTCAACCCCTTTTTGAAAATTTTTTCATTTAATTATATGATATAATCCCACTCCAAAAATATAAAGGGCGAATATACCACAAAGACCGAAAAAGATACGACAAGACCAAACGGCGGATTTTTCGGCTATATCGCAAAGCCACTGATAAGTATTACAATTAACTTTTCCTCTTGCTATCCTTGCAATTAAAGCAGGGACAAAAAGGAAAATAATGAAAAGCCACATAATAATTTTAGTTGCTAATAACATTTTATTTATCCCCTTTCATCGGAAGGCAGTCGTATCTAACGAAATAGCTGTTACATCTATGGCAGATAACGAAAACACCCTTATCTGTGTATGCTCGGTATGCATACGGTCTTTTATAAGTAACAATAGGGTGCTTGCACCATTCACAATGATTATAAAATTTGAATGATTTCATTCTAATCAACTCCTTTACTATATATATTATAACACATAGCAAGGAAATTGTCAACCCTTTTTTGTTAGTACACACTGACGGCCCGGGCCGCGCTGCGTTGCTTTAAAGTATTAAAGCGAGCAGATATAAATAAAAGCGGCGGCGCCGCCACTCCTATTTATTTGCGGTTTATGGGGGTTCACACGCACATCTACAAAACCGCCGTGCGTTCGCTCTACTTAATTTATATAGCGGTGTTGGCTCTTGCTGATTTAAGGGACTTACACGACACGTTTACTGTCTCACCTTTTCGGCTATGCCCACCAATGCCCACGGAGTTATTTACCACCGCTCGAGTGAGGTTTGCTTCAGCAGTTGAGCCTTTGCTCTGTCGCCTACTCCGTTTTCCTCATCTCTATATATATTATATCATACTCAGAGCCGTTTGTCAACCCTTTTCGATATAATTTTTTTATTTAACTTGGTCGCCCCTCTAAGGTCGTGCCCTTAGAGGAACGTGCCACCCGTCGGAGTGATTTATATACCGCCATAGGCTGTGAACCTAACGGGCGTGAGCGGTAATGAGAAATTACAGACACGGCGACGTTTTTACGGGGCGGTTCCTATCCCTCCTTGTTATCGGCGAGACCCATCGTGCGGTTCTTTATCTCTCTCACTGTTATTATTATACCACATCTACACCTAAATGTCTATTGGCAAATTGCACAAATCTCATTAACATTATCGCCTATATTTTGTGCAAATCGCCGGCGGCCCGGGCCGTTAGCCTCGACTAACATTCGATAAAGAGAAAAGGGGCGATACACCCCTTTTAGTCAATTATACTAATTACAATAAAATAAACTTTTTCGCCGTTTATATTTTCTTCACAATCCAGTCTTACTACTGGATATTCGTCATATCTACTAAGAACATAGGGAGAAATAGGAAGCAAGTTGTCTATTCTGCCCAAACCCTCGGCACCTCTGAACATATGACGTTCATAAATTTTATTATCGGGAAATGCCTTGTGTAAATGTTTATACATATTTTTCAGTTTCATTTTTTAATTCCTTTCGTTAAATCATTTGGAACAGGGGCGAATTATTCGCCCTCGCTTTCCTTAAAGTCTTTAATAGCCTGAGCCTTTGCCCTCTCTCTTGCTATCGCCTTTGGGAGCCACTGTGCGAACTCCTCACGATTAAGGCGAAATGTTTTAACCTTACCCTTTTTAATCTGCTTTACTGTTACTGACATTTAATCACTTTCCTTTCAAAATATTAACTTAAAGACGTTCCACGGTGAAAAATCGCCGTAGTTTGTGTTGCAAATATCATTGTGTATGTTCACATCAATAAAACTTGCAACGAGCCAAACTGCAAAAGCGATACAAATTAAAAGTGCGATGTTGTCCCAACGTACCTTAATCTTTTTCATTTCATCAAGTCCTTTCTCTTAACTTTCTATAATAATTATATCATAATTTTCTTTAAAAGTCAATAGTCAAATTGCACAAATTTTAGTGTTGAAAACTCGGCTTAATTTAAACCGAGTTTTCTTAACTGGATACGATCGAGAGATACTTCTCTGTTATAATAAACAACATTACACTCGCCGTCTGTGTCGGCTTCTCTCTCTGTAATACGTGCGAATACCTCTGCAAGAGTGTCACACTCTGCCACAACGTCCACACCCTCATACAAATCAACAACTACAAAATTCTTATTCATAATCATTCTCCTTTCGGGGTTGCCCCTCTTGTTTTCCTTACATATATATTATACCACGTCAAAACGGGTTTGTCAACTATTTTTTTGAAATTCGGCACAATGCACAAAAGGGGTTCAGATCGGCATAAGTTTTTGTGCAAAATGCCGGTGGCGGCCCGGGCCATCGTTAAAAGATTTAATTAGGGGTGGCGGCGAAAAGTGGTGAGAGTTTTTCTCACCACGTTAAATATATTTTCTTATCGTCTAATTTAACTCCAAATCCCTCATTATAGAAATATTCTTTGATATACTCCCAGTCAATTTCGTCAATCTCTAATTCTTTGGAATAAGAGTAAGAACTTTCGCCCCTGTTCGCTTTAATTTCGACTAATTTAGTAATATAATTAATTATTCCCCTTTCATTCTTCTTTTCTGCGTTCCTCTTATTTACTATTTTTCTTAACTTTATTGCAAGTTTCATTTAATCAAATCCTTTCAAAGTGTAATATCATACTTGAACTGTACGAACTGCCGTTCTGCTTTGCACCAGTAACACCACATTGTTTTTATATGACCGTCTGGCGTTCTTCTTGCTGATGTTTTCGGTGCGGTCTGTATTGTCTTACAAACTGGACACTTAAAACGTCTGAGAGTTACATTTCGCTTTTTCATTGTACTTTTTCTCCTTATACTTATTTTTGTTTTCTTTGCGTGTTACTGGATTGACCGTCCACTCATTGCGGAACTGCTTGAAATAAGCCTTACGTTCCTTTTTGCTCATTTTTTCTAACTCTTTCATTTAATCAACTCCTTTACTATATATATTATATCATAACTACAAATAAAAGTCAATAGAAAGTTGTTAGTATATACTAACGCCGCGCCCGGGCCGCGGCAAATGATTTAACTAAATGGAGCAGAGAAAAGAGTTGACATTAAGTCAACTCTTTTAACATTGTTATACCTCTTTCAAGTAAATACTGTATTGCTTTTTCACTGTCGGTTTTGATTAATTCTTCTAATGTAATAGATGTTTCTTCTAATGTATATTCAACTATAACATTGAAGTTGGGATAATCTTTTAACTTATAAGTTTTTTTGTCAGTATAAAGACCGAGAAATTTGTCTGTAAAGAATGGATATATAATTTTAACTCTTGCGCCGAAATTGTCAATAAATTCTTGCTTGTGCCATTCCTTAATTTTTTCAACTGTATCATATAGATAAGTGTGATTTTCGTTGTATTCCTGTGCTTCTTCTTCTGTGTATAACACCTTATTACACTTATAAGTATTTTCAAGTTCACCGCAAATATAAGTCTTTTCAATTACTCGATATGCCTTAATCATTCAATCAACCTCTTTCTTAATTTCTATATTAATTATACCACACAAAACCGAGCTTGTCAACCCCTGCTCGTTAGCAGTAGCTAACCCAGCCGATCCGAGCTCTCGCGCCCGCAGGCGTAGCTAACCCAGCTTTGCGCCGAGTCAGCTTAAAAACGCAGTCGATCAGGGGAAAAATGGGTTCGGCGAGGCGAAAAGGGGCGGAAACCGCCCTCGGAACGGCTCGGCGCGCCCATTCCCCGACTACTCTTATATTATACCACGGCGGCACGGAAAAGTCAACCCTTTTTTGTTAGTATCGACTAACGCCGGCCCGGGCCATCCACTTTACTGCAGTAAAGCACTAAAGTCAAGGCGGATCCGCGCAACGTGTTAGTCTATACTAACAACTTTTCAAAAAAAATTTTCAAATCCTATTGACAAACGGCCCGGGACGTGGTATAATATATATAGAAGTTAAGGAAAGGGCGGTACACTAAAATGACTGCAATGGAAATGTTTAATCTTTATATGGAATATTCAGTAGCAAAAAACTTCATCGTTGGCGGTGAGTGCGGAAATGTTGTAAAGTTTGCTTTTGCAAGTGCTGACGATTTAACCGCAAATCTCACAACAACAACTGGAACTGGAAAAGAGAGAAACGCTCAGACATTAAGACTTTTATTCAGCAAAAACTTAAAGAAAAAAGTTGACGATAACGGAATAACACTTTGCACAAAATCTGAATTTGAAGAACTTGCTAAAATATGCGGTGGAAATGGTCGCTCAAATAAAGGCCTTGCATTTGAAAAGTTAGTAACTGAATATTTTAATCAGAATTGGAAAGCTGATAGCAAATCTTTTACAGAGTGCGGAGACATTACAATAAACGGTGTTGAATATCAGATAAAAACACATAAAGCAACTTTTACAAATGAGACAAAATTAAGAGAGTTAGCCGCATAAAGCGGTTAATTCTTTTTATACCCTTATATTATACCCGTAAGGGATAAAGTTTTTTATTAAAATTTTTAACTAAATCGTACATACATTTTCAGAAATAGAAAAAGTTTTTTTCTGAAAACACTTGACAACTTGACAATAATGTGATATAATATGTATAGTGGAAAAGGAAGTGCTTTATATGAGTAAATTATATACCTTAATTGGTTTACCTGCAAGCGGAAAATCTACATTCTGCAAGTCTCATTCTGAATGTGTTATAGTCTCAACTGATAATATCAGATATGAACTATATGGAAATGCTGAAATACAAGATAATCCAAAACGTGTATTTAATATTGCACATAACCGAATTGAAAAAGCTTTAACTAATGGAAAAGATGTAATTTTTGACGCTACAAATTTAACACCATTATCAAGAAAAAATATCTTTAATCATACCAATTGTAAACACATTGCAATATACTTTGATATAAATGTTAATACTTGTATTGAACGTAATTTGAAACGTGATAGAATTGTACCAATTGAAGTAATAAAGAAAATGTCAAAACGTATAACTAAACCATTGAAATCTGAACCATTTGATGAAGTAATTGTAATTCATTAAACTAAATGCTGTCTTGTGGTTGAGTATGTCAACCACTTGACAACACACCGCAAAAGTGATATAATATAAAAGTAAGGAAAATGAACCGCTTTTGAAAGGACTGATTTTATGTCAAAAAATAAAACTAAATTCAAGTACATTGGTATTAAAATAACTGATAAACGAATTAAAGAAGATTTACATTTTACACTTGAATTTTTCGACAAAGAAAAGACAACAGAAGAAGTAATTAACATAATTAACAATATTCCTCTTGGTCAAAATGTTGGTGTAAAAATAACACAAATTGGATATTATAATAATACAAATATAGCCTATAAAATTGACCTCTCACAAAGTCCAATTAAAAAATATTTTAAAGGAAAAATTCCACACATTACAATTAAAACAATGAACAATGGAAAAGCTGTTGACAGTTGGAAGTGCTTCACAGAGGAAGGAACGGCAATTGATTTAATTAAATCGGAATGGCTGTACGGTGTATATGGATACTTTGATTATAATAATAACTTTTACACTGAACCAATAAAATAATTAATTAAAAGCAGAACGTGTCGTTCTGCTTTTTCTTTTAACCAATTGGAGCAGGCGCAAACAGCTCGCATTTTTGTTATATATTTAACAATTAATTATTGATATAAAGAAATAAAATAAAGTAAATGTGTTAACTAAATCGTGTCAATAGCTCCAGTAGCTCCAATATGTTAATTATTTAACAATGCCGCGTCAATAAATGGGGAGGGGTCTGGCTCATAGGTCAGGTTAGCTCAGGCTAACCCCGGGGGTACATTAAAAATTTGCAGCACTTTAAAGCGCTAAAGTGGGGGCCGCTGCCTCAAAAATTTCATGGAGCATTTTTTTAAACCACCCCATGTCCGAACTCAAGGTAGTAAATACCTAACCCCGGGGTATAAAAAATAATCAAAGTCAAACTATTAACTCTAAAAAATTAATTTCTTGACTTCCGCCTCAATTCGTGATATAATATAGTTAATGGAGGTGAGGTAAAGATGCCTATGAGATTTAAGCTTGATTACACAGGCGACAAAACCTCCCAGGAGCGATTAGAATATTTAAAGTAGAATGTTGATTTTGAGTAGTTAACTAAGAAAGACCTTGAAATTTGTGCGGATTATTTACTCTATGGGCGCGAACCTGAGAAGAACAATACATCCGCAGTTGACCGTAAAGAAGTTTTTATTAAAACTCGTTACAGTTCTTGGCAAAAAGCTGAGCCTGTTAGTTTAGAAGCCCTTATGGAAAACCCGAATTTTGACGAGGGGTCTTTGAAAAAAGAGAAGAATATTTATAAGAAACCGAAACCCCATATTGACCGTGATGATGAGACTATTAAAAACATACCTGGAATGAAAGAGCTCTGGGAGCAAATTGATTAGTTGGACAGAAGAATTAAATTAGCTGAGGGGAAAGTTCAACCGGAAGGCGGCGAAGAAGTGCCCGTTTTAGATTCAAAGTAGATTTACCATTTGAAGCACTGGTTAATTGACCTTCGTAAGGAACAGTATAGGTTGAAAGATACTGTTATTCAGGAAATGTAGCCACCGAAGAATTATGGACATTTCTATTCGAATCCAATTGATTATTAGATGAACTATCCAGTTTTTCCTTGTGGGATTGCGAAAGTTGAGAATGATGAAGGTTTTAAACATCCATTTTAGAATGGACGTGATTTCGCCGCAATTGACCTTGAGGAAGAGATTAAGAAATTAAAGGAAAGTGGGAAACCGTATTTTAATTTTCTTGATAAGGAACATATTTATTAGTTGTGTTTGAACTATTATGAAATTGAAGATTATGCAAGCCATTATCCAGACAGTCCGCTGCATGGATTATTGGAAACATTGGACTACTATATTGAAAAAGCTAATCTAAGTGAACAATAGAAGTTGATTGTCGAAGGTAAGAAGAAAAGACTTTTGAACAAATAGATTTGCGAACAACTTATGAGTTAGCTTGGCATTTATCATTAGGAAAATTATGTTAGTACAATTTGGAATAAGGCGTGTTAGTTAATTGCTGATGCCGCCGACCTTCATTATGATGAATGGTGTTGTAAAGATTATAAGCCTGCGTGGAAGAAATGTAATTGCTGTGGAGAACTTTTGCTAAGGGACCCAAGAAATTTCGTTAGAAAGACAAAGGCGCCCGACGGTCTTACAAACCGCTGTAAAAGATGCGACCAAAAGAAACGACGTGGTGAAATTTAATGGTAGAAGAATGGAAAGATATACAAGGATATGAAGGGCTTTATCAAATTAGTAATTTTGGTAGAGTTAAAAGTTTATATTTTAAAAAGACAAAAATACTTAAACCTCATTCTACAAAAGGATATTTAACGGTACGATTATATAGAAATAAAATTGGAAAAGATTTTTATATTCATTGTCTGGTTATGGATACTTTTAATCCAAATAAAGATAAAACTTTAGAAAGAAATCACATAGATGAAGATAAAACTAATAATAGATTGGATAATCTTGAATGGGTTAGTCATAAAGAAAATATTAATTTAGGTACTGTTAAAGAAAGAATTAGAAATTCTTAGCTTGGGGAAAAATCAATTCGTAGTAAATAGGTTTTATGTATAGAATTGAATCAAATTTTTGGTTCTCTTAGAGAGGCAGAAAGACAATTAGATATTCCTGCTACAAATATTAGTAAAGCTTGCAGAGGTATATATAAAACTGCGGGTGGCTATCATTGGGAATATTGTGATTAGAAGAAGAGGAGAGGAGAGATATGATTGGTAAGAGCTATGAAGAAAGATTAATGTAGTGCTTTACTAAGTTCGATTTCCCTGATATTATCGGATTTGCAAAGATTTTGAAGGTTGATAATGAGATTATAAAGAAAGCGGTACTTAGCTCTGCCGCCGTAGAGTCACCTGATTTGGAAGAAATTATTTGTACATCTGTTGAAGTTTTTAGTAGTAAGTCAAGAAAAGAAAGAAGAGAAATTTTAAAACTTGCAAAAATGATAGCTTCGGAAAACGAAAAGCTTAGAGAAGAAGAAAGTTCTACTGACATTACTGAGTGAGGTGATGTCGTATGGCATAGAAAGAGTGTTTGATTTGTAAAGAAGGCAAATCAACAGCAAATTATATAGGAATTCGTTCATCACTTCTCAATGGAGTCATGCCGATTTGTAAAACTTGCGTCGGTAAAATTATTGATAGTAAAAATGATGATGACAGATGGAACATTGTTAATAAGCTATGTTAGCTTGCGGATATACCATTTGTTCCAGAAGAATTTGAGAAGATTTATTAGGCACACAAGAATGGTGCTGATGCATTTGCTTCCTATGTTTATATTTTCAGAGAGAAGAAATATGAGACTCTCGACTGGTCAATGTATAATGAAGCTTATTTACAGCTTTAGGAAGAGTAGAGAGTTGAAGACGGATTACCCGAACTTAAGGCGGCGAAACAAGAGAAATTGATTCGTAAGTGGGGTCCGAATTATGATGATTAGTCATTGATTTATCTTGAAAATCTTTACGAAGGAATTGTTAATACTGCTGGTATTGTTGGTGCTCTTAATGATGACCAGGTACTTAAACTTTGTAAAGTTTCGCTTATTATTGAAGATAAGATAAGAGCGAATATGGAGTTCGATAAGGACTTGAAAAACTATGAGAACCTTTGTAAGTTAGCTGGTGTAACTACTTAGGCAATTAAGGAAGGAAGTGAGTTTAACTCCACTGGTGAGTTATGGGCTTTCCTTGAAAAACTTGGATTTAAACCGAAATACTATCATGGAGCTGTTAATGATGAAGTTGACAAGTCTATGAAAGATGTTGGTTATTGGTGTAGATATTTTTATATTAATGAAACTGGAATTGCAGAAGAAATTGCTGAAAGAATTGAGAATTTGAAAATTGCTGATAAGCTTACTAACTCAGGCTTCGACTGGGGTGAATATGACAGATTCGCTGAAAATGTCGAAAGTGTTGAGGATTTCGAGATTGATATATGAGTAATATAATTTTACCTGCCGCCATGCTCGGTGCGAGTCAGGCTCTCAGAAGCAAGGGAGAGACTTTCTACCGAGATGGTATTCCTCTCGAAAAAGGTGCGGTTCTTACCGAAAAAAGAATTAGAAAGAATTTGAAGCTTTATTAGCAATATATGGAATTGTTTATTTCTTATCCTGACCTTTACTTAGAATTAATTAAACCAATCGGTTCCAAGTTTAAACTTAAATTTTTCCAAGTTATGTTCTTGCGTGCGTGTCTGCGCTACGGTCGTGTTCTTACAATTGCGCCGCGTGCCGCAGGTAAATCATTTATATGTATCTTGGCTTTGTACTTAATTTGTATCTTTAGACCTGGTTCACACGTTTTCCAATGTGCTCCTGGTAAAGCTCAAGGTGCTAAAATTTCAAATCAGAAGATTCACCAGCTTTGGGATATATTCCCACTTCTGAAAGATGAAATTATTGGTGGCGGTAATTTCGGTAATGACTATGTTCGTTTAACTTTTAAAAATGGTTCATTATTCGACGTTATGACACCACTTAACTCAACTCGTGGTAACCGTGCTACTTGTGGTATTCTTGACGAGTTCCGTGACCATGATGCTGATGATATTAACGAAATTATTCTTCCTCTTCTTAACGTTGACCGACCAATGGTTAATGGAGATATGAACCCCGAAGAGCCGCAGTAGGTTCAGCTATGGATTACTTCTGCATCTGAGAAGAATACTTTCTGTTATGATAAAACCGTTGAATTATTTGAACAATAGATTATTAATCCAAGTAAAACATTCGTATGGGGATTTGATTATCGTATTCCTGTATTAACTGGTTTGCTTTCTAAGGACTACTTAACGGAGTTAAAAATGTCACCTACTTTTAATGAACTTGGTTTCGCTAAGGAGTACATGAGTAGATTCGTAGGTGGTTCTGCAGAGGCTTGGTTCGATTATGAAAAGCTTGCGCGAGCAAGAAAGTTGATAAATCCAGAAACATCAGAAAAAGTTAGAGAGGGTATAGAATCTTTCTACATTATCAGTGTGGATGTAGCACGATTAGGTTGTTAGACTGTTGCTACAGTCCTCAAGGTTTTCCCAAATGTAACTGAAGGCTATAAAATTAACCTTGTTAACATTTTCATTCTTGGTAAAACAATGGAAGAAAAAGTATTCGACCATCAGGTTATTGAGTTGAAACGTCTTATGGCTGCTTTCAATCCGAGAGAAGTTGTAATAGATATTAACGGTCTTGGTGTTGCTTTCGCTGATACTATGATTAAAGAAACTCCTGACCCTCAGAATGGTGTTGTATGGCCTGCGTATGGTTTCTTCAACAGAGACGAATACTTACCACTTCAGCCACGTGGATGTTCTAAGATTCTCTACGGTATTAAAGCAAACTCACAAATTAATAGTGATATGCACTCTGCTTTATATGCGAAGATTTATTCAGGTCATATGAAGTTCTTAATTTCTGAGTAGAACGCTCGAAGTAAACTTCTCGCAACCCGTAAGGGTTAGAGAATGAGTCCTGAAGCTAAGGCTGCTCGTTTAATGCCGCATGAACTTACTTCTGTTCTTATTAGTGAAATAATGAACTTGAAGATTAAACCTACTGGTGTTAATAACCAAATTGCTGTTGAGCAAATTAATGAAAGAATGTTAAAGGATAAATTCTCTGCTCTTGAAATGGGAGTTTGGAGAATTGTATAGTTAGAAAATGAGGCAATGTCTCGCCGCCGTAATCGTGGATTATCGGGCGGTAAAGGTGGCGCCTTAGCCTTTGGTACTTCGAGAGGCGGTGGCGTAAGTAGTCGTAGTGACCGCTTTAGTCACATGGTTAATCGAAATAGACTTAAAGGAGGAGGTGCGAGAGGTTAATGGAGAATGTAAATGGCGTTGATGTAACCACATTCGCTGAGCCTAAGTTTACTGCAGATGAAATGCAGAAACTTAAGGAGCAGAGAATTGCTACTTTTAAGAAATCAATTGAATCAATGATTGCTACAAGTGCTGATGCTTTGAAGAAATCAAATTCAAGAGAAGGAACTAAAGGTAGATTTAGACAGGACTACACCAAAGAAGAAATTCATAGAATAGTAACAGAAGGCTCTGCCGTTGAAAAAGCTATTCTTTCAAAACATTTCTTTAGCGTAAGTGGTCTTTATAAAAGAATTATTCTTCACTATGCAACATTTTTAACTTACTCTTGGACTTTAGTACCTCATATGAAAAAGATGGGAGCAAAACTTAAGGAGAAGTCAAACGCAAAGATTTACTTTGAGGCGGCAGAGTTTTGTTCAAATTTTGGAATAGAAAGAAAGAGCGCAGTTTTTGCAAAAGATGTATTGGTATGTGGTGGCTATTATGGTATAATCCATGATAGCGGCACATCTGTTGCAATTCAGGACCTACCTTTCGAATATTGTCGTAGCAGATTTAAGAATCAGCAAGATGTTGATATTGTTGAATTTGATATGCGTTTCTTCGATAAGGAAATTCCTGATGAAAATTTAAGAGAACAGATTCTTAAGACTTTCCCTAAAGTTGTTCAGAAGGGATATAAAGCCTATAAGAGTGGTAAAGACCCCTGGATTTTTCTTCCTGCAGAACTTGGTATTTATTTCTGTTTATTTGAAGAATCTCCATTTTTCCTTGATTTAATTCCTCTCATTGATGATTTAGAGGACTATAAAGAAATCAACAAAGAGCGTAATTTGTTAGCTCTTAAAAGAATTATTACTTAGGAAATTCCTCATGATGGTTTGAACCTTGTATTCGAACCTGAGGAAGCGTAGGAAATGCATGAAGGTGTATTGGAAATGATTGCCAATAACCCTGATGCTGATGTTATAACTTCCTATGGTAAGGTTAATATGCTTGACCTTAGTGGTGACGTTGGTGAAAGAACTGACGTAGAAGTAGCATAGCAATTAATTTATGATTCTGCGGGCGTATCAAAGGAACTTTTTAGTGCATCAAACGAGTCAGGTTTGAATTTCTCTTTGAATAATGACCTTTCTATGATGATGATACTTGGTAAAAAGTTCGGACACTTTTTTACTGCCTTGTTAAATAATAAATTTGGTAACAAAAAGTTATCATTCAAACTGTTAATTTTGCCAGTAAGTTTCTACAATGCTTATGAGTACACATCTAAGGCAAAAGATTTAGCTGCGTTTGGTTATTCATTCTTAATGCCGATTGTCGCAACAGGAATTGATTAGACAAGCTTAGCTGACCTTAAAGAGCTTGAAAATGACGTACTCGACCTTGACGAAGTTCTTAAGCCGCTTCAATCAGCATATACTTAGTCTGGTAAAACTAACGCCATTACTGCAAAAGCTGGAGACGCTTCTAACGACTCTGGTTCTGGTTCTACTGCTAAGAAGGATGAGGACGAGAAAGAAAAGAAAGAATCAAAATCCTCAGACGACAACAAAGCAGATAAGAAAAGCGATACTGCTGCAGAAAAGAAGGGTGATGGAGGTGAGAATAAGTAATGGAAATTAACGATAGTCTGCGTGAGTTAGATGTTACCCTTTATGGTAACGTTGAAACTATCTCTGACACCCTTTCCAAATGCAGAGTACGCATTTTTTATAAGGGACTTAACCGAAATCGTACATTTATATCAGAGGATTTCGCCAATTAGTTAATAGCTTCACTTCCATATGCGCCTATTAAGGGTATCTTTAATAAAGACGAAATGGATTATGAGGACCACGGCGAAAGAAACTCAGATGGTTAGATATATGGCGTAGTTTCCGAAAACCCGAATTTTGCATGGGAAAAACATCTTGACAAAGATGGTGTCGAAAGAGAGTATGCTTGTGCAGATGTTATTCTCTACACCGCTCTCTATCCTGAAGCAAATCTCATTTCTGGCAAACCCCAGTCAATGGAAATCCACAGAAAGGGATTAGAAGGAGAATGGAAAATTTGGGACGGGGATATGCAACCTTATTTCGAGTTCTACAAAGGCCATCTGCTAGGGCTTTAGGTTCTCGGTGATGAGGTTGAGCCTTGTTTCGAAGGCTCTGCATTCTTCTCATTGTACAAGGATGCTAAAGATTTATATGATTATATCTGTAAAAATTCTAAAGTAAAGGAGGAGAGCAAAAAGATGGATAAGAATTTGTTTAGATTATCTGACGCTGACAAGTGCGACCTTTTATTCGATGCACTTAACACTTCAGCAGATAGCTTCACAGTTGTTATGGATATTTATGACGACTATGCAATCGCTTATGATGTAGTTGCAAAGAAGTATATCAGAGCTTACTACACTAAGGATAATGAAGCAAATACTGTAACTGTTGATAGAACAGAGGATTGTTACATTGTTGACGTTACAGAAACAGAAATGAATGCTCTTAATGCTATGAAGGCTGTTGGTAGCTTCACTGATATTCAGGCTAAGCTTGATGAACAGACAAGTCAGATTGAGACCTTCACAGCTGATAAGAACTCTCTTACTGAGCAGCTTGCTGCTGCACAGGCTGAACTCGACGAGTTCAAGAAGAAGAAGGAAGATGAGGAAGGTTGCAATAACGCCGCTAAGAACGACGATGACAAGAAGGACGAAGGCGACGAAGGCAAGAAAGACGGCGAAGGCGAAGATGACGACGAAAAGAAGAAGGGTAAGACAGAAAACACACTCTCTGAGGAAGTTCAGGCAGAGATTGAGTCTTACAAAAACGCAATTGCTGAAAAAGATGCTGAGATTGTTAGATTAAATAACTCAATTTCCGACATTACTAATGAAAAGTCAGAGCTTGAAGCTTTCAAGAAGGCTGCAGACACTGAAAAGAAGACTGCTATTATCAATGAGTTCGCTGCTCACCTTAGTGAAGAGCAGGTAACTGAGTTCACTGGTAAGATGGATGATTTCTCTGTCGAAGACTTCAAGAAGGAAGTATGCTTCGCTGCTTATAACGCAGATGCTTCAGTTCTTGGTAACAAGAAGACAGAGGATGAGCCTGGCTTAATCTACAAGAATACCGGTAAGGAAACTGAAAACGGTATGCTTGCATTATTAAAGAAACATAAAGGAGGTAATAAGTAATGGCTTTAGTTAAATTTGACCGTGGCCTTTATCGTAACGGTAACGTTGCTAAGGGTCTTAACTACGGACAGATCGAAGAGAACCAGACTTGGTTCAACAGAGCTGGTATGGTTGAAGCACAGTGCGCTCTCGACCCTGATTGCTTCTCAGCTAACCAGGTTGCTCCTCTTACAGTATCTGGTCTTGATGGCAGCGTTACACCAGCTGCACCACTTACCAACAAAATCGTTGCACAGAACGGTGCTTTCCTTCAGATTGATAAGGTAAACTATCTTGCAACAATTCCTACACAGGCTGGTAAGAATGCCGGTATGCCTGTTGGTATTAACTACTCAAGTGAGAAGCTTTACGACGATTTCAAGAAAGCTCGTAGAAACTTCTTCCTCACAACACGAGATTGGCTTCCAAGAATCGGTTATGTTGAAAAAGGTATGAGAATTACTACAAACACAGTTCAGTGGGATGACTCTGCTGCTTTTGCTTATAGTCACAGAAATGCTCAGGGTGCAGTTGTAAATGAATCAATTGATTTTACTGCTCTTATTGACGAGACATATTCATATGATATGTTTGGTGAAATTAAGAAGTATGTTGAGTCAAAGCCAATTGAGCCTCTCTACGCTGCAGTAGTTGATGGTTCAGATGGTGAACTTGTAATTAATCCTGATGGTCTTGATGTAACTGACCCAAGCACATATATCGTTCTTGCTCAGGTTGTAGCAGCATACGACAATGCCGACAGAACTTGCTCATTCATGTTCCAGATTCTTGACGGCGGCACTAAGTAATTTAAAGGAGAGGTGAGAAAATAATGGATAAAAATGCAATTAGAGACCTTTACATCCATGCTTTCAAGGGCACTTCCCCTGACGTTACACAGTACAGTGTAAAGGATGTTAAAGACACATTAAAGGAAGAGCTCCGTGCTCTTGCTCCTGATATTAATATGTATAGAAAGAACAAGTATGATATCTTCCAGATTATCCAGGAAGCATACGACGAAGTTCTTCCTGCATACGTTGGTAACTTCATTGGTCAGTTCGCTGAAATCAAGAATGTTCCAAATGGTCAGAAGGCTTCATTCAAGGTTAAGAGAGGTCGTAGACGTGCTAAGACTTTCATTACTGAAGTAGGTCTTTCAGGTGTTTACGAAGCTTTCAGACTTGACGTTGATACTTTCGACGTAACAGCTAAGGCTTACGGTGGAGCTGCTTACATTGACTTCGAGCGTTACCTCACTGGTGAGGAAGACCTTACAGAACCTATGCAGCTTCTTCTTGATGGTCTCGAGGAGGCTATCTACAGAGAGTTAGTTAAGGCTCTTATCGCTACTGTTTTCAATAGCAATATGCCTGCAGCTAATATGGCAACAATGACTACTTTCGACCCTGCTCAGATGCAGAGACTCTGCACAATCGCTAAGAACTATGGCGGTGGTAATGCAGTAATCTTCGCAACTCCCGAGTTCGTTGAAAAGATGGGTCCTGATGCAATTGGTATGCCTATCATCAGCCCATTCGCAATGCGTTCATTTGGTAACACAACTGATTCACCTGCAGCAGCTGGTTATGCAACACCTGTTTACAGTCCTCGTGACATTCAGGATATTGCTGCTACTGGTTATATTACAACATTCCGTGGTACTCCTATCGTTCAGCTTCCTCAGGCATTTACTGATGAAAACAATGATACATACCAGGTACCACCTTCATTTGCATACATTTTCCCTGCTGGTGACCAGAAGATAATCAAGGTTGTATTCGAAGGAAATACTCAGATTGACGACTGGAAGCACAGAGACCGTTCAATGGAAATCGAAGTTTACAAGAAGTTCGGTGTAGCTATTCTTACTACAAACAACTGGTGTGTAGCTCGTAACCTTGAACTCGAAACTGCTGACTACCCAACAATGTATGATATTAACGACCTTGCTACTAACGGTGTTACATTCAATAACCACCCACACAGAGTAGGCGTTGATAACAAGAAGTATCAGATTAACCCTGGCACTGATAAGTGATAAAATTAAATATATGATTACCGAGGGGCGGGCGAGTTTCGCCTGCCCTTTCTTATTATGAGATTAAAGGAGGAATTTAAAAATGCTCAATCAGAATGTACGTTTAGTAAAACTTAGAAGTACTGTTGTAGGTACTTTCTCAATTAGTGAACCCGCTTATAATTTAGTAAGAGTTTTCCCAAATAAGGGTGCGGTTCAGACAGTTCCATTTGATGTTCTTGAACAGCTTTTATGGCAGCCAGGCTTTAGAGTTGCTATTGATACTGGTATGATTTATATTGATGATATGCAGGATAAGATTGATTTAGGTCTTGAAGAGCCTGATACAAAAGTTCCTACAAACATCAAAGTTCTTAACGAGACTCAGATGATGACTCTTCTTAAGGTTAAGCCTTACAATGAGTTTATTGATGAACTCGGAACTCTCCCTATGTAGCAGATAAGAGACCTTGCAGATTATGCCGCAGAAAATAATCTCGTTGATATGCAGAAAGTAGATGCAATTAAGCAGCTTACTGGTAAAGATATTGTGGCTATGATTAACAAGCGTCGTCAGTTTGAAGAGGCTGATAGAATTGCCGCAGAAAAGGAAGCTAATCGTAGAAACGAAGGCGAGTTTAACGCAATTTAAGGTGATGTGAATGGTTACTTTGATGGATGTATATGATGCTTTCCTATCAAAAGTTAACGAAGATGATTGGTCACACTGTTATTCCGAAGAGGACCTTGAATGGTTTATCAAGGACTGGCGGGCATTTTTAAATTCCGCCTTACCATATTTCAAATTTCCGAGATGTAGTCTGGAGATTGATGAAGCAACACAGACTTTTAAAGACCCTAAAATGAGTTAGGATGAAGTTCAGATTTTAGCCACTTTTATGAAATAGGAGTGGCTAAAGAGAACTGTCGATTCTTGGGAAAATATTAAAACGCAGTATGATGAAAGTGATTTCTCACAAGCGAACTTATTAAAAACATTTATCGACCTAAAAGATTAGGTTTGTAACGAGGCCAGACACCTTGAGTCTATTTATAGTCGTTCTGTGAATAAGAAACCCTTTCAGTATAGAAAATTAGCTGGTGGAGGCGGTAAAAATGGACGAAAGATTCGTAGATAAGCATAAGGAAGTCCTTAAAAACCGTCTCTACGGTTTATTATGTGAAAGAGAGAAAGATGGTTCTTGGGAAGACTTTCTTGACAATATTCTTCTTGACTTAAATAATTTTAATGAAGAAGATAGAAGTTATGAGTTCTATGTTCTTTATTACAAAATAGCTTCTTGCCGTTATATTACATATAAATACTATCGTAAAGTTATTTTTGAGTGTATGAACTTAATCGACAGGATGGATGTAATATGAGTTATTTCGATGAGGTTTATTTAAAAAGAATTAACAAAGACGGCAATAATATTTAGGAAAGAGTTAGAACAAGAAAAGAAAAGGAGTTCGATTAGATTTTTGTTAAAAAATCTAAATATCGTGCGACCTTATATGAAATAAATTAGGAGCCTGTCGAAATTGAATGTGCAGTTGAACCTAACAAGTGGAATTAGGATAAGGTTATTTCTAATGTGCTTGTTCCAACCGTAGCTCAAAAGTTAAAGACAGGCGATATTTTTAAAACCTTCCAAAAAGTGAAGGATGCAGAGTATGATAAGTATTGGATTGTTACATTTGTTAGTGATGATATTACTCATGGATATTAGAAGTATGAGGTTACAGAACTTGATTCTATTCTTAACTTAACAGATGAATATGGTAATACTCTTCATACTATTCCAATTAAAGTGGTTAGCGAAACTTCTGTTTTCGTTAATGATAAGCGTTCTTCTTATGGTTCAGTTACATACAGGGAGCCACTTGACCATAGAAAGATTATGACGCAAAATTTTGACTTCCTTGAAAAAGGTTTGTACTTCGATTACGAAGGTAGAGGATGGGAAATTTCTGGTAAAGACGATTTAAGCATTAAAAATGTTGCTTTTGTGTCTTTTGAAGAAAGACTAATTACGCCGCCAGAGCCAATAACTTCGGAGGATATATTAGTAGGAGAAGATGATAATTTCTTCTTGAATCACGAAAAGAAAAAGAGGTGAGTTAAATGGAGTCAAAAGTTAATTATGGACAAGAGCTTGGTCCTAATTTAGTGAAGCTTTCTAAAAAACTTTTGAAAAATTAGAATTTATGTAAGCTTTTGATTAATACTGACAAAGACCCTCTTAACCCAGCACTTCATCCCGACATTGAAGACCCTTACGATTTATTTGGTACAAATATTCGTATTGCTCCTCTTGTCGATCCGCAAGAAAATTTAACAACAAGTAAAATTGTTATGGTCTATAGCGGCAGTGAAGTGAGGGATAAAAACGCAGATTCTGAAATTATAACTGTTTTAGTTTATGTTTATTGTCCTTATAAAACATGGATAATAACTGGTGACCAGTTAAGACCATTCGCTATTATGGCTGAAATTCGTAAGTCTTTACAAAATAAAACTATTAACGGACTTGGAGAAATTAGATACCACGGTTTCGATATTTCTTCATTGACAAACCAAATGGGAAGTTACTTATTGAGGTTCACCATTGGCACTTTCAGCTAAACAAATAGCAGTTGTTAAAGAATAGGCTTATGGTGGATACCCTTCTTTGCTCCCGAAGGTATGTCAAGTATATCCAAGAATGGTTGGAGAAATTATTGAAATGGGTAGCACAACTTATGATAAATATTTGGGATTGTTACTTTTAACTACTCCCCAAATAGAACAAATACTCATTGAAAAGAAATAGGACCCAGCTAAATATGGAGACCTCCACCCACTTTGTTACTTGTTAAGAAATGCTAATGCGAGTGATACGTTTTCTTTAGAACTCCAGTCAGCATTTTCCACATTTATTAAGGAAGATATATTATTGCTTCCTAAAATCAACGCTGTTTTGGTTGGTCCTATGACAGAAAAAAGACTTATTACAAAAGAAAATTTTGAAGACTTTTAGACTATTCTTCGAATACAAAATCGAAAAGAGGTTCCCGAACCGCCGCCAGAAAATGAAACAGCAGCTCAGAAGAAAATGAGATTGCTGAAAGAAAAGCGCGATGCAGTAAAGCGCAAATAGCAGTAGAAAGAAGGCACGGTTTAGGAATTAGCAGACCTCTTAGAAATAGCAGAAGTTTTCGGAATTGACTATAAGAATAAATCCGTTTATGCTTTCTATGGATTAATTCAAAGACATTAGTTGAGAGAAAAATGGACTTAGGATATACAAATGCTTTGTGCAGGTGCAGATTCTAAGAAAATTAAGGCAAAATATTGGGGAGAAAATCCCAAAGATTAATAAAAAAGGAGGTTGATGACAAACATGGCACAGAATCTTTTTGAAAAGTATGGTATTAAAGAAGTTGCTGATGTAACTCTTTACCGTATTGATAGAAAGGACGAAACATATGAGTCACAGAGAAAAATCTCAATTTCCTCAATCCTCAAGGGTGCTCTTACCAAAGAGATGGTTTTCCCTCTTGATGAAGATGGTAAGGGTTCTGCCGACGGCTATGAGGCATATGTATTCAAGGATGCAGATGTTCTTACACATTTCAACTACGACTGTGACGACGTAATCGAAGTTAAGGGTTCTTCATTATTTATTGACAATGCTGACCCTGCTATCGTTTCAGGTACATATACAGCAGGTCAGGAAGTTACTGGTGCAGACCTTACAGCTATCACAACTTACCTTACAGATGGTACTCCTGCTAATATCTTCGGTGCTACAAATGTTGCTCTTCTTTCACTTGTTGAAAAGAGTTCAAACAAGAGCATTAGAGATAGACTTGCAGAACTTATCGCTAAGGGTTATAGTGTAACTGCTAATAGCCTTCAGATTAGTAAGGTTAAGAGCCGTGGCACTGTTAGCGAAGATGCTGGTAAGAGTGGCGCAGACATTGCTGCACAGGATTTCATTGTTATGAAGTCTGAAGCTGTAACTCCTCTTGTATTCGATAACATTACTCAGGCTGCTTTTGAAGCTGCAGTTGAAGCTAATGGCGGCGCAGTAACTAAGGACGGCGATACAATTACTTCTGCTTATATCACTTTCATTGTTCCTAAGGATGCTACTCCGGAAGAGATTATGGGTGCTTTCCAGGCACAGCAGAAGAGACTTTACGAAGACCTTGGTATTATCGTTCGTTTCACACAGCCAGTAAGAGATAGCTCTACTACAACTACTAAGTTTAGCGGCACTATTACTGTTCCTGTTACTTTCGATAATGGCGTTGATACAGACCCAGTTGCAGGTTCTATCGAATTCACATTCGCAGATGCAACAGTAAGTGGTAGTATTGATACTATTATTACAGCAGCTAAGGGTGGTTCACTCACTCAGGCACAACTTGAAGCTCTTATTGCAGAAGCTGGTACTAATGAAGATGTAACTGTTGAATATACAACAATTACTGCTGTACAGGTTGCTGATATTGTTTCTATTGGAACTGTTGTAGTCGTTGAAGATACTCCTGCTGAATATCAGACATTCCTTGTAACATTCAGTGCTACACTTGCAGCAAGTGACGAAATGGAAACTGGTATTTTCGAACTTACAGAAGATACAGTTGGTCACTGGTCAATGGATAGAGATAATGCAATCGGTACTCATGAGTTCTCATACCCTGAGCAGATTTGCATGATTTTTGCTAAGAACCAGAACCTTATCACAAAGGCTGGAACTCGTTTTGCTTTCGCAGAACCTAACCTTATGTTTGGTGGTTTCGACTTTGACGATAATTTCGCCGCAGCACCTAATAGCAAGGAGAGAGTAGTTGTTGTTGGTCTTGCAGGCAGAATTTCTGAGAATCTTTATGACTTCGAGGAAATCGACGCAGCTATTAAGGAAATGAAGGATACAATCGAAGCTAAGGCTTACGATATCACATACACAGATTATGCAGAACTTGTTGTTGAAGATGAGATGGGTTATTACCTTCCTCAGCAGCTTGGTGGCTTCTATGATAAGAAGACTGAGTCTGTAACATTCTTCGACGAGAACACAACTTATGGCGACTTCGCTTCTGCAAGAAAGGGTATCGACCTCGGTATCTACAATGCAGTTAACACATGGGGCGATGATACTCACTATAGTATTAACGACGCTATTGATGCTCTTAAGCAGGAACAGAAGCTTGTTGATGCTGGCACAGACTTTACTGAAGCTGGATTCACTCGTGTATTCGGTGGATATAAGGTAACTGGTAAGGCTTCACAGTCTGAAACTCCTCTTGACGACGTAGGTCGTGGACTTGAGTATGAAGATTATACACTTAATGGTGTAGCTCTTACAGACCTTGTTACTGGTAAGAAGTTATCTTCACTTTACAATCTTGACAGCGTAATTCAGGCACTTTCAGTTGCTGATACAGATGGTCAGGTTGGTCAGATTAGAATTAGTTCAACTGCTCAGATGGAATCAAATAGAGCAATCTATGTTGACCCTGATAGTGGTGTACTTGCTAATCGTGCAAACATCTATCTTCTTAAGAATGTAAATGGTCGTGCACTTGCAATGGATAAGGTTGGTATCTTCGAGTTCTATGACAAGAAGGGTAACAGACTTTACTACCAGGATAAGGTATTTGCAGGTACTGCCTTCCTTGCACTTGTTGTAATTGGTTCATTCGGTCTTGTATTCGTTGTTGAGAGACACGGTAACAAGAACATTAAGAAGACAGCATGGATGATTAATGAAAACGGTTATATCACTGACAAGCAGGCAGAGAGAATTGTTAAGAATGGTCTTATCCACACAGTGGACGTTACTGTTTGCGACGAAAGCTTCGATGCTACTTGCACAGTTGGTTCAATTAAGGTTCGTAGAACTAAGAAGAATGTACTTCAGTACACTCCTGTTCTCTTCCTTGATACATTAAAGGTTTCTACACTTGAACAGGCTTCTGAATCTACAGATGCTACAGGTGGTCGTGGAAATGCTAAGCTTATCACTTGGGACTACGGTAAGGAAATCACACTTTCAATCGAAGACGCTCTTTACACTCCTGCTTCAATGGCAGCTATTTGGGCTGGTGAAGAAGGCAATCTTAAGAACGGTGTTAAGGACACTACAATTATTAAGAGAATGGAGCCTATCGTTGCAAAGCGTAACTTCATTATTCCTGCTGGTAACAGCGAAGGAATCCCATCTGAAGGCGTAACTACTGCTCAGGCAGTTTACTATGACCCTAAGACAATGGAACCATTCCAGGATGGTACTCCAATTGCTGAAGGTGAGAGAATCCTTAAGTGGACTCAGTCAGTTGCTTACCCAGGCGAGAGCATTGGTAACACAATTGAAATCTCTGCTGATAAGTTCCCAGGTACTTACATGGTACAGGGTGAAACTCTTGTTAGAGATAAGGCTACTGGTAAAGACCAGAGATTCCAGTTCACAATTCCTGAGGCTAAGATGTCTGCAGAAGATACATCTATCACTCTTGAGGCAGATGGCGATCCTGTAGTATTCAGCTTCAGCATGAAAGTCCTCCGTCCAGACAATGGTATCATGATGAAGTTTGTTCAGTTTGACGTTGTTGAGAACGAAGAGGAAAATGACGGTTCTACAATGGTTAAGGACACTGAAAACCTTAACTTACTCGACGACGCTGAAATGTATAGAGTAAGCGCAGCAGAAGACGAGGAGTTAGTAATCGGCGCAACTGAGTATTGATAAAGAGGTGAGTATCAGTGAATTTATTTGACCAGTATGGTATCAAAGAAGTAGCTGATGTAACCATTTATAGTATTCATAAAAAGGAAGATGGAAGCGGGGACGTATATTACGTCCCTGCCCTCTACCTTGATACTTTAAAGGTTACTACTACTGAAAAGACCGCAGAAAATACATGGGCATAGGGCGGTCTCGGTAACTCAAGACTTATTTCTTGGGATTACGGAAAAACAATTAATTTAACACTCGAAGATGCTCTTTGTACACCTGCTAGCCTTGGACTTTGCTGGGGCGGCATTTTGGGCGCAGATTGGAAGGATGCGCATGTTGACCACAAGACTGGTTTACAGTCAATGGAATGTGGTACAGAAAGAATTTCTCGTATGGAGAAATGCTACTACCCAAGAAATGATACTGTCAACGCAGTAGTAAGTAATCTTCTTCCTCGTGATGGTAGAGAAGATATTCTTCCTGACCAAAACGGCGACCCCGTATATCTTGAGCGTTCTTCAATACTTGATGGTGTTGAAGTAAGAGGCTTTGGCTACACAAACAATAAGCCATATAAGTGGCATTTAGAGATTGAATCAGCACTTTTATCAGTTGCTGTTGTTCCAGATAGATTCTTCTCTATTTACGGTAAAGCATATCCAATTAAGCGCCGCCAGACTGTTGGTATTAACCAGCCTTCTGAAGCGTTTAAGTATGAGATAATTTACCTTAGAGGTTACGATAAATATAATGATGAAAACCCAGAGGCTAAAATCATTTATCATAAATAGCAGGAAAACTTTGAGGAAACAAGAGCTTGTGCAACTGCAGACGACGATGCAGCATTAAAATATCTTGATGATGTAAACAAGTATCCTTATCTTAAACTTAGAGTTTGCTTTGATGGTTCTGTTAGAGCTTATCTTGGTACTAAGAATGTAGATTGGGATTTAACAAGACAGATTGACGATGAGCATGCTGACGCTGACACAGCTTGGATTGAAATTCCTCAGATTAACACCGACCAGTTTAGAGGTATCGACCTTTGGTTAAGATTTGATAGCATGAACGCTCTTTCTTACTACCTTATCACAAAGTATGAGAACAATATCTTTAATATTGGTCCTAAAGATATTAAGCCAGGTCTTCCTCAGCATGAGTCTGCAGTTGAACAGATTGAAAAAGAAATTACTGAGGAAATCGAAGGAGAGAGTGTAACACATAATGTTCCTTTCTATCATGTTCCTGCTGGTGTATATCAGATTATTAATCTTTCAGATTCAGAACAGATGGGATTTGAACGCGCAGGTATGGGTCCTGCAGCTTCTACTCACTATGAGCTTGTTGACTTTAGTGAAGTAAAAGAAAACATTAAGGATTCAACTGGTGGACTTCAGAAGCGTGTACTTTTCTCAATTGATGATGATTATGATATTAGAATCAATACTGGTGTAACTAAGAACGAAGCAATTTGGCTTGCATTACTTGCTTAGAATAATCTTGTTAGCGGCTTAGATACAACATCATTTGTATATGCTCAGGACCCCGATTATTACTGGCCATCCGGTTATGGCGATAATTCTCCTGAAGGTTTCCAGAAAGCATATGGTGACTATAGAGCTAAGGTTGGAGAACCTGTTGGTAAGATTTATATCCCTCTTGTTGACGCAACAGTAGTTGACCCAGGTGACCCAACAGCAGAACCTCCAGTTCCTCCAACAGTTACAACAACAGTTCTTCAGTACGGTAGTTGGATTCAGGTTAATGACAAGATTATTGAGAAGAAGGTTTCTCAGGTAGTAGGTCTTGACTATGAACTTGAAGACCCAACATGGACAGAAGATACAACTGGTTGCGTTCCATGCTGCAAGAAGGATAACCTCAGCAGAGCAATTTGGGCTTATGTAAATCCTAAGACAATGCAGCCTTATGATGACGACTACTGGTTCCACCAGGGTGAGCCATACTACAAGGCATCATTAACACTTAGCACCGTTCAGAATCCACTTAAGGCTCAGAAGATTTTCGTAGAGCAGGGTACATTCCCAGGTATGTACAAGATTGTTGCTGAGACATATATCCGTGCAAGAGATACTGGTGAAGACCAGAGAGTTCAGATTACACTTCCATTGTGTAAGATTAAATCAGACCAGACATTAACACTCCAGGCTGATGGTGACCCAACAACATTCAACCTTGATGTTGAAGTTGCAACTCCTCAGAATGGCGTTCCTATGGAAATTACTTTCTACGAAGTAGAAAAGGAATTAAAGCAGGGATGCTCTGGCAATATGGTTCCTAAGGACGGTTCAACTAAGATTTCTGCAAAGTAATAAAGGAGGGATTAGATGAATATATTTGAGCAATATGGTATAAAGGAAGTTGCAGATGTTACCCTTTATGCTATTGAGCTTGATAAGAACGATAATGAAGTCTATATCCCTGTTCTCTACATGGACACCTTAAAGGTGTCCACTGTAGAGGAATCTACTTAGTAGACATCTGCACAGGGAGGAATGGGAAACCCCAAGTTAATTGCTTGGGATTATGGTAAGGATATTACCGTAACGCTTGAAGATGCTTTATTTACTCCTGCCTCTAATAGTATGAACTGGGGCGCGAAATTAGGCGCAAAAGGATTACAGTTACATTTAAGACACTTTTTCGATAGAAATACCGATAAGAACGTTCCTGATACGTGTCTAAGAACGGCAACCCTCAATGCTGAGAAATTCTCAGATTACCTTATTATTCCTGACAGATATCCTGTCGAAGGGAATAGGGATGCTGAAAGATATGTAGGAGGAACGTCTATTTTTTGTTGGATGATAAGTGGTTTCATTAGTTCTGATAAAACTGAAAAGCGAGTTGCTTTTGAAGATTTAATTCTTTTCTATCGTGAATAGACATAGAAATGGTATTTCTTCAATGGACAAGGTCCTACAGCTGATGAAGAAACTTGGTGGAAAACTTAGAATGGCGACGGTAAAGAATATCCGATTTATTATCAGTATGGCCGCGAAGTATTTGAATGGATAAGAAATAATATTGCAAATGTAGATGAAGAAAATCTTTATGGCGAATATGAGCCTGTTGCTAATGCAACCTACACAGCATGGGACGGAGGAGAATATGATATTGAAGGAGATAATCCTGACGTATTATTCTTAACTTAGAACTTATACATTGATGGCTACAGATACGGATGCGCCAAGCATATGCTTTATAGTGAAATAACTGAAGCTGAACAAATAGCGATTGAAGAAGATAAGTATTTACCTTATCGTTATTTTGCTAATATTGGCGTTGCTTATAATACCAATGTTGCGCCGCCATAGGATGTTATATATCAAATAGAAACTGCTTATAAAGATGTGTTCCTACTTGAACACATGGAAGAAATAAAAGCGACACGTACTTTCTGTATTGATACTGATATTAATACTCTTCACGGATAGTATAGATACCTTGAAGAATATTCTGAAACTCCTTTAACTGTCTTTATTGACCCGAAAACAATGCAGCCTTATTAGACTAATGCTTTTGAGTTCTATCGTTCAAATGGACAGAGAGTTACTGGAAATTTAAGAATTATTAAGAAAGGCGAGTCTTATTATAAATGGTAGAGATAGAAGGCTAAGGAAAACGGTTCACTTGGTAAGAGATTGCTAATTGACCCTGTTCATTATCCTGGCACTTACAGACTTGTTGGAGAAACCTTTAAACGTGATAGATATGGCAGAGATGTTCATTATCAGTTTGAAATTCCTTTGTGTAAACTTCATGCTGAGAACAAACTCAATCTCGCGGCAACTGGTGACCCAACAGTATTTACAATGAAGTTAATTGCATTAAGACGTGAAGATGGAATAATGATGAAATTAACTGAATATGACTTAATTGAAGAAAAATGTCCATGTAAGATTAAGAAGCATAAGGTTGAAGAATTTATTGAGCCAGATGTTAGATTGGTTCCTGAGCCATATCCTGGTGAAATAGAAGCTGACCTTGGTCTTAGAGTTGAGGCTAATAATAGAGATATTGCCGCCGCCTTACTTGAAAATGATGATAACTTTATGCCTGATTGGATTAGAGTTAAACATGGATTTGAGAAGAGTACTGACTTTATTTCTGAAAATGAATCTGCCGTTAACGCTATTCTTAGCGGTGACGTTTATATTCGTTCTATTGATGGCACATTAGCAGATGCTCGTAAGTTTAATGACAGATACTTAACTCCAGAAGAGTTTACAGCTACAATCGAAGGAAGTGGTGAAGAATGAATATATTTAACAAATACGGAATAAGAGAAGTAGCTGATGTTGTTCTTTATTCAATTACAAGGGTTGGAACTGAGGAGTTTTATCTCCCAGTTCTATACCTTGATACTTTAAAAGTTTCAGCTTTAGAAAAAAGTGTTACTGCAACTCCCGCTTATGGTGGAAAAGGTAATTCAAAAATATTCAGTTGGAACTATGATAAAGAAATCAAGTTAAAGCTCGAAGATGCGTTATTTTCTAATACTTCATTAGATATGGCTATGAATGGCGTTGTTGCATAGAAAATGTCCAATTGGACTTCTGCTATCGCAAAGCTTACAGTTGCTAATAAATACGGTAGAAAGAATTATTCTACTAAAGCCTACCCATCACCTGAGATTACAGATGATGAATGGGAGATTATTTATCGTTGCACTGAAAAAGCTGGTTTCGATCCTCGTACAGGTAATATTTGGAGTATAAATGAAAAGATTGGTACAAATAGACTTGATGGCACTAATCATACTATGAAGTTCACTTATAGTGAAAATGATGAAGATAACACTATGGTTGCAGAAAATAGATGGTTGCTTAAAAGCAATTATTATAGAAGAACTTAGAAAACTCCTCATTCAAGAGATTTAAGTCCATTCTTTGACATTAATGAAGAAAAATATGAAAGCGTTTCTATCGTTCTTAAGGAACGTGATGGTAGTAATGGTTATTTAACTGAAAAAGAACTTGCAGATAGATATGCGGAGAATTTAACAATTGAGTCTTCAAATTATGTTGTTATAACATATGTATTAAAAGAGGACCCAACTAAAGAAGTTCATATTATTGAGGACCCTGACCTTTATTTACATTATGTAATTGAAAAGCGTGTAGCTGGTCCATTTGCAACTCAATGTTTTATTACAACTGGTAATGCCGCGGCAGATAGCGAATTGGTTTTATTACTTAGTGACCTCTTTACTGGTTATAATAAAGAAGATACCACTACTACTCCAACTTATGAAGTTGGTGACGATTTCCTATTAACCCATTTACCTTACTTTATTTTCCCTAATTATCTTGAAGATGCTATTGGTGACTTATGTTGGTGTGATATGAGAGATAAAATTGACTTAGCTATGCCGCAAGAAGTTATTGATTATATTGCAGAGGAAATTACGGATTTTACCCATACTGGTAGAATTGTAAATGACCTTTATGAAATAGAGACAATTGATAGATTTGAAAAATGTGTTGTTAAAGATAGATAGGGTTTGAAAATAGATTTATAGGAACAAATGAAAAATATCAAGAAAATGTATGCAGATGAAAAAAGTCCTTGGACTGTTTTCTATGATATTAAAACAATGTTACCTTTTATGGACACTCGTATTCTTAACGATAAGATTACTAAGCAGAAATGCGTTAGGGTTTATAGTGAGAAAGCGCCGAAAACAGTTGAGTGTTTTGAAGCTATTAAAAGTTATTTAACTTTATAGTATCCTAAAGACTGGATTGATGATTTGTAGCTTAAAGACATAGTTATTAATAAGATTACATAGAGAGACAGTGAAAGTAATTATCATTATGTTTACTTTAATGTTCTTAAACGTGAGTATATAACTTTAAAATATGGTACGCTTTATCTTAAAAGAAACCGTACCATTGATGAAGATAATAATGATATAACTTTTCTTGGTACGGAATTATCTATTGATAATGATACCTTTTCTGGTGAATATATGATAGTTGGTGAAACAGTTATCAAAAATCAGAAAACGGGTAAAGATGAACAATTTTAGTTTATCATTAATCGTGCTACTTTATCTGCATAGCAAAAACTTAATTTACAAGCGAAGGGAGAACCTTCTACGTTTACTTTAGACGTTGCAGTCTTAAAGCCATATGATAAAAAATCTATGATTGAATTAAGAATGTTTAAAACAGAAGAGGATAAAGTAGAGGGCGGCACAAGAATCGTACCGTAGGATAAACACCATGTTTAGACTCCTTGGCTTTAGGTTAAAGAGCAAATAGTTGTAGATAATAATGAAATTTATTGATGTCAAGAGCAGACCTTTTACGGTCTGCTTTTTCTGTTTTATAGAGGAGTCTCTAAGAAATTCTACATAATATTATGAAGAATTATGATAATGGAGGTGTTGATATGGATAACTTAGTCGGCATTAAGGAAATGTTTGATATTAATATCCGTTTAAATCAGCCTTTGGAAATCGGTAAACGAAAGTACGATATAAATGAGACTATACTTAGTTTTGACCGTGCAGAAATAGCTTAGGTATAGGAATAGAAAAATCACAAAGCGGCACGCGGCGGATTTAATAATAATTTATTGATTGATTGGGAAACTGATACCCAGTCAACTTTTTCAATTACACACGGTGTTCTTTCTCCATCTACTTGGGCTATTCTTAGTAACTCTAAGTTAAATGAAGGAAGATTTAAGTCTGTTTCTTTTAAAGAGCAGGTTAATGTAATTGAAGACCTTGATAATGATTGTTGGTTCTGTTTACTTAAATATATTCCAAATCATGTTGACGGAGATTGGGGATTATAGGGAAATCCCGATAATGAGCCTATGCCAATGGGACGTAAACCTTGGCTTCCATTGAAGCCATTACCTCCTTCAAAAGACAAATATATATTCTGTTATGATATGGATACTGGCTGCAGAATTATGAAATTTGAGGTTATTGGTAATAAAATAGTATTCAAAGGCGACCATAGAAAAGTCATGGTTGATTACACTTTTGATTATGAAGATAAGATTACTGAACTTGATGTTGGTAATAGATTGTTTAATGGTTTCTTGAATTTAACAGCTAAAATGACTGCGAAAGATTATTTTACTGGTGAACCAAGAACTGCTATACTTGAAATACCAAGATTAAAGATTAATTCAAGTCTTGCTATGAGATTGGGTAGTAGTTATGACGTACCTGTGGTAAGTGATTTTTATTTTATTGGTTATCCTGAAGAAGGACGACTTGATAATAAGGTATTTAGACTTACTTTCTTGAATACTGATTTGACAGGAGATTATATCTGAGGTGAGATAAATGGCTTTACAAGAAAAAGAGTTAACAACTTATTTTTTAGAAAAAGCTCAAGAAAGCTTTCGCTCAGAATCGTTATTATATAAATAGATGAAAAATAATATCTATTATTCAGTAGACAAGTTATATTTTTCGTTAAAAGACCCGATGGGATTTAAGAGGTTTTAGGATGACTTATAGAAAGCTATTTATGGGGAAAATGCTGAATGGATTCAATATCTTTATGATAGAACTGTTATTAAAAATATAGTTACAACAGGTAGTACTAAAATCGCAGACTTATATAAGGTTGGAGGAAAAAACTACAGTACTGAATACTTTTCAGTAGGAAAAATACGTTCAGAAAGTGGTAATATTACTTCTAAAAAGGTTAGAGCTTAGATAAGAAAATTAGCCGCTGATTTAACAAAAAATTTTGAAAGTATGTATGAAACAGCAGAGTTTAGTGATTCTAAAGAATTTAAAACAATGATAGCAGAAATAAGAGAAGGAATAACAAGAGGTTTAATGCTAAATGGTTTTCGTACCAAATTTAAACAAGATGATAAAACCCATATATCTGGTAAAACAAGAGTAAATATATTTACTTTATCGGAAGAGGATGAAGATAAATTTATTTTTACTTTTCCAGAGATAACAGAAATTTATTTGGAACAAAAAGAGTTAATAGACGTTATTTAGAAAAACACAAAAGATGTTGTTGATAAATATAAAAATGTTTTAGGCATATCATATACAACATCTACTTCTACTTTTACTACAATGATAAATTTCTTAGACAGTAGTGGTTTTTTAAAACGTGATGTAAAAAATGCTTCCAGTTAGGAGTTGGAACAGATATAGCAGTGGATTTATGAAAATGCTGAAAATGTCGCGGCAGTATTTTTAGAAGAAATAGTGTCTGCAATTAATCAAGCACATCCTGGTAAAAGCACTGGAAATATTTTTTCTTATTAGTCAACTTTGGCTTCTATGATTCAAAAAGATGCTCACTTGGCTATGGAGATATATAAAGCAAATACTGAAAGTAGCGTTAGTGGTACTTTGGGAGAAATTCTATTCGCCGCATTATTAACAGCAATGAAAATGGAAGAGAAAACAGTTCAGATTCTTGGTCAAGAAATGACTACTTCTGGTTCTGCGGCCGTCGACGTTCTTTTAACCAAAAAGGAAGGGGACCTCATATAGAAAGCTGGTTTCCAGTTAAAGAACTATTCATCAGTTTAGGATGAAGTTGTATTATACTCTCAGGCAAATAAATTCTATGGAGGTTCCGGTGATAAGAACGCTATGGAAAGATACATAGAATCATCTACTTTATCTGAGTTATATAAATTAGCGAGAGAAATTTTCATTGAAAGAAGTATGCCTTTTGGCTCCAATGTGGCAACTGGTGGAGATCATTTTAATACGCTAAGAAATATTTTAGCTTAGTCAATTCCTAATTATATACGTTATGACCAAGCAGACTTAACGGATAACAGTTTCGGTAAAAACAATTTTTATGTAATTAATTTTTAGTTCATTCCCGCTTCGGTAATATTTTATACCTTAGCTGTTTCACTTTTAGAATAGGAGAAATACTTAGAAAAATAGAATATGTTTTTCTTTTAGGGAATGCATGGAGCAAAAAGTAAACATGGTAATTTACTTTCTGGTTATCCTGATGACTTAGCTGACAGCTGGGATAGATCTTGGATGACTATTCGAGATGCAAAATTAGGAGAATTGGGAAAAAGTAAATTCTTAGACCCATATCCTGAAGATGTTCCTAATGTATGGAAGGAAAATTTATACCTTAATTTCAAAGGAGTATAGATTAAATTTAAAAATGCTTTAAGCATTTTATGGAGTAATGCAAAGAGGTGATTAATTAATGGCGAATAAAACAGTTTATACTCTTGACCTTGATACCTCTAAACTTATAAGCAAATATAAAGATGCGATTTCTGAAATGGAAAAAGCTGGTGTTGCTACTGATGTAACAAAAGGTTTGTCAAAAAGTTTAGAGAAATTATAGAAAGAGTATGAGAGTTTAAGTACTGCAGGAAAAGCAGGTTTTACAAACTCTAAACAAATTGAAAATTTCCAAAAACGTGTGGAAAAATTAATGACCTCTTTCAGAGGATTTGAAACCGAATTGGGCGACGTTGGAGATAAAATTAATAACGTTGCAAAAAAATCAACTGAAGCAGGTAAGAAACTCCAAAACGCTTTTGGAAAGCTTGGATTTAAAGATTCTGCTAAGGTGATGAATGAGGTTGTTAAGGCAACCGATAAAGAAGCTAAATTAGGAGAAATTGTTGAAGCAGAACTTAAGAATAGAGCAGAAGCCGTCAAAAATTTAAAAGCACAGTATGAGGCTGCGGCAAGAGCTGCAGAAGAGGCTTCTTCAAAAGCATCAGGAAACAGTTTAAGTTCTTAGGCTGGAGCCAAAATTGGTGGAAAGAATATTTGGACTTCAGGTCAGCATAAACCTGATAAGTCTCAAAGAGAAGCTATTTCTGCATAGGCCGAAACTATTGCTAAGTCTGCCAAAAGCGCTCAGGAAGCTTGGCAACAGTTTACGAGTTATTTACAGGCAAATAATCTTGATAAGGTATTTAATAGCAAAGCATTGCCAGGCGTTGAAGAAGCTATTAAAAATATGCAGAGAGGTTATGCCGAGGCCGCACCAGCAATTGAAGAGGCTAAATAGGCTCAGGAAAGATTGAATGAGGCTGAATAGAGTTTCTCTTAGATTGGTAAGAGAAATAAAGATGGCACTATCGTTCCTCTTAAAAATGCAACCAGAGAGCTTTCTAATGAGTTAAGAAATTATGAGCAATCTTAGACAGATGTTGCTTCTGTTATGGAAAATGGCTCTGCTTCAGCTCAAGACATGGCAAGAGCAGAATAGGAAGTATCTAATGCGGCAAATAAAGCTACGGGAGCAGCCTTAGAAGAAGAAAATGCTTTTTAGCGAGATGCCCAGGCGAAAATTGAGGCTGCAAATGCGGCAGAAAAAACAGCTCGTAGTTTTGAACAATTAAAAGATAGAATGTTAATGTTCTTTAGCGTTACTTCTATTTTCCACAGTATTAGAAACGAAATAAGAAAAACTTACGAAGACGTTAAACAGCTTGATAAATCATTCGCATCTATTGCGATGGTTACATAGTATAGTGTTAATGATATGTGGCAGTCATATAGTAAATATGCTGATATGGCTGGATAGCTTGGACAAAAGACCAATGATGTTATTCAGGCATCTGCTTTATTCTATCAGCAAGGTCTTAATACTGAAGATGCATTAGCATTAACTACTGATACTATGAAACTTGCTACTTTAGCGGGTAATGACTTTGCTACTGCAACACAGGAAATGACATCTGCCATCCGTGGATTTAAAATGGAAATGGATGAAGGTGGAAGAGTTGCTGACGTTTACTCAAACCTTGCAGCTCACGCTGCAGCTCGTGTTGATGATATCGCACAAGCTATGGCAAGAACAGCATCAATCGCTAATTCTGCTGGTATGTCATTTGAGAATACATCTGCGTTCCTTACTCAGATGATTGAAACTACTCAGGAATCTGCTGAGAACATCGGTACATCTTTAAAGACTATTATCGCAAGATTTACTGAGTTAAAAGAAAATGTTGCTGGTACTTCAGATTCTGAATTTGAAGATTTAGACTATAACAAGGTTGATAAAGCCTTAAAGTCAGTTGGTGTTTCACTTAAGGACGTTAATGGTTAGTTCAGAAACCTTGATGAAGTTTTCCTTGAATTAAGTTAGAAGTGGGATACTCTTGATAGAAATACTCAGCGTTATGTAGCTACTATCGCCGCAGGTTCTCGTCAGCAGTCACGTTTCATCGCTATGATGGATAACTATGAAAGAACTGTCGAACTTATGGACTATGCATCAGATTCTACAGGTAAAGCAGACGAACAATTTGCTAAATACGCTGATACAATGGAATATAAACTTAATCAGTTAAGTACAAAATGGGAAGAATTTAGAGTACAATTACTTGATAGTGATATATTTAAGGGCGTAATTGATGGATTAACTGATGTAGTTGATAGACTTAAGAATGTGAATTTAAAAACAGCTCTTCCTGTAATTCCATTTGCAATTTGGGCAGCAAAAACCTTTATTACTAACTTTATTAAAACTGCTCAGACCGCTGCCGCTGCAGCTTCTGCTGTAGGAAAAGCAATGGGTAAGGCAATTACCAAAGGATTATCTTAGTTACCTTTTGTTCCTAAGTTTAATGAAAAAATGGCTCAATAGAAATTAAAAGTATTGATGGACAGATTGAAGAAAACAAAGGAGCAATACGGTGATATAACTTATGATGTTATGATAAAAATGGATACAGAAAAAATTCTTCAAGGAGAATCTGCAATTGATAATTTTAAAAATACTTTAAAGCAGATGGGAGCTTCTGAAGAAGAGGCTAATATGCGACTTAAAGAATTTGCTGTATCAGAAGGTATTATTAGTGATACAAGTGAAAGTTTGGCTCCTCATTTAACCGAGGTTCAAAATGCTTTATTAAGAACAGCACAGAGTACTTAGAAAGCTGACGGTGAATTTAATAGATTAAATACTGATATGAATAAAATTAAAGCTCGTTCAAAAATGGTTGGAGAAGCTTTATAGGGTGTTGGTACTGCCGCAGCGGCAAGTTTATCAGGCTGGGCTTCTGGTATGATGACTTGGGATGAAGCATTAGATAACTTCTTGACAATGATGATTTCTTGGTGTGCTTCACTTGTTGTTCAGTGGACTGCCGCCGCAATAATTAACAGAACTGGTGGTGAAGCAGCAGGTGCTGCTGCAGGTACTGGTATTAATGCCGGACTTGCTTCTACTGGTGTGGGTATAATAATTGTAGCTATTTTAGGTGCAATTGCTTTAATTTTTAAATTAATTAGAAAAAATAAATCGGAAGTTGAAAGCGCCGCAGATAGAGCTAAAGCCTTAGAAGAGGGATTAAAAGAAGCTAATAAACAAGGCGACATGATTAAAGAGAACGCAAAAACTTCTAAGGAACAATATGACGCAACAAAAGATTTAAAAGAAGAATACGAACAATTAACAGATAAGGTACATAAAACAAAAGAAGAAGAAGAGCGTTACGCTGAAATTATTCAAGAGATTGAAGAAAACTATCCTGAAATTATTTTGTATCATGATGAAATTAATAACAAATTAAAAATAAATAATTCTTTGTGGGAGCAGATTCTTGAAAAGCAAAAGGCTTCAATGGAAGCTAATGAAAAAATGGCAAAAACATAGGCAATTATGGACATAAACAGTCAATATGCAGCTTAGAGACATGCTATTACAGATAAAGATGAAGCTTCAAGAGATAAAAGAGGACAGTTAGATGATTTATCTTATGGTATTAAGAGTGCTTCATATACAGTAAAAAGTGTTGATTTCCAATGGGAGTCAACAGAAAGCTTTGAAAGTATAATTCAAAATGGTCTCAATACCAGTGATTATTCTGTTAGTTTAGGCGATTTACTATCTAAAGAATTTAAATCATTAGAGGGCGATGTATTTACACGTTTTAGAGCAGATGAAAATATTGCTTTAATGAAAGAAGCTGTTGAAGCAACTTCTGGAAATCAAGAATTGATTGATAAATTAGATAAATGGTCAACAATGAATGGTACCAATTAGACTGAATTAGATGAAAGAAGTCACGGATTAACTTTTAATGAATTATATGAACTTAATAATGCTTTAGAAAAATATAGTTCTACTTTAACTTTATCAACAGAGCTTGAAGATGAAAGATTAGCTTTATTAAAAGAGCAAAACGAATAGTTATCTTTAAACTATGCGGCTTAGTATAAGAAAGACCATGCAGGAGCTTCAGAAGCAGAAGCTTTATTGTATGGTGCTACAATGACATCTGCTTAGCCGATTGAATAGTTAGTTGGATTAACTGATATTATAGAATTAATTCATGATTAGGATGCTGGAGAAAAAGGTACTATTACTTTAGGTGGTAGTGATGAGGAAGAATTTTCTCAACTTTTAAAGACAGAAGGTACCAGTGAATTTGAATAGACATTATTAATTAATGGTAAAGAAATTACTTTAAATAAATAGGAAATCTATGATAGATTTTTGGCTATGTACAATGGCGATATTGAAGCTGCAGAGCAGGCTTGGAAAAGTGCAAGTGAAGAAGGACGTGCCGCTCGTATCTTTTATGAGGAATATACCAATTAGATGCAAAAGTAGGGTGAAGAATCTTGGAAACTTATGCAAGAAAAGCTTGGAGAAGATTCTACTGCTCAATAGATGTTGCAAAAAATCATTGAAGATGGTAGTTAGGCTGCAGATATTACTGCTTTTAGAGACTATATGGAACAGTATTATGGGGACATAGATATAGATGGTATTTTAAAACAGTTTGAAGAAAAGAGACAGAATTTTGAAAATGCTTTAAAACAATATAAATTTACTATAGATTTATCTAAAGTGGATGCAGATGTCGGAAGTTCAATGATAGAACATATTGATGAGTAGATTACTCAAGGAGTTAGTGCAGATTCTTTAAGACAAACTTATGAAACCATGCTTAAAGGATTAAGCACTGCGGCGCAAGAAGATATGATTCATATGCTCAATACCGTAGATTTTTCTAATATTACTTTAGGTAATTTAGAAAAACAAAAAGCTCAATGGATACAAGAATTCAGAGCAATGAAGGAAGAGCGTGGAGAAATAATTTCTTAGGAAGAAGCTGAAAAAGAATGGGATAAATTCTTTGCTATTGGAGAAAAACACGGGGCAATTGATATTAGTATTAGAAATATCGAAGGCTTACAAGAAATTGAAGATGCCATGACAGACTTTGTTAGCGGAATTGCAGAAAGCGCTGATAAGGTTGCATCTATATTATCTGATTATAGCGAGAATGGATATATAAATCTTAGTCAATATAAAGAACTTGCAGAAGAATTAGACAAAGTTGGTCTTTCAGTTGAAGATTATGTTTAGGCATCAGAAGAAGGATTTTCTGTAAATGTTGATGAATTAGAATAGGCTTATTTAAAACAAATTAATGATAAAGATTATTTACTTAAACAAGCTCAAGAAGCGATTAAACAAGGTATTGAAGAATTAAATAATGAAATTAGTATTTTAGAAGCTTTAGATGGATAGAGAGCTGCAAATAATGATTTAATTAAGCAAGAAATTTAGAAGAATAATTTAACTGCAAAAACTGCTCATAATGCTTTAGTCGCCGCAGGATACTTTGATGAAGCTAAATAGGTATTAAAAGATGGTACTTCAAATATTGGTCAAGATAAAGTCTTTGAAACAAGTACTGCTTTAACAGATTTAAGAAAGAGAAGAGACGAGTTATAGGGTATTTTAGATGATGAAGAAAAATTAGCTGAATACATTGGATCTGATAAAATTCATGCCGGTTACAGAGAAGTATAGAGAAGCTTCAATGGAATAAAAGGCGCAGCAACTGATAGTAAAAAAGCATTAGAAGATTTAACAAAAGCACAAGAAGACTTAGCAAAAGCAGAAGAAGATTTAATTGAAAAGCAAGAAGACTTAAATGAAAAACTTAAAGAATATAATGAACTTCTTTATGGTTCTCCAAATCGTAAAACTACTCTTGATTTACTTTATAACTATGAGGAAGCTATTAACTCCTTTAACGATGAAATTACTCGTTCAAAAGATTTATTATCTGATAGTAAATCTGTCGAAGAATCAACCAATGCACTTCTTCGTTATACTTAGGCTACTCACAATCTTCTTGCAGAAGAAAAAGCTAAACAGCAAATCTATCAAAAGGGTCTTGCTAATTATGCAGACACTATTGAAAATGGTGGCGTTAGCTACACTGATAGAGAAACTGGTAATAACATTGATGTTAAATTTGGTGATTATGTAAAGAAGGATGCTCGTACTGGAAAATACATGATTGACCAGAGATTAATTAATGAAGCTCAATTTGCTGATAAATGGAAAGATTATCTTGAAGAATAGGTTTCTAATTACAATAAATATTCAGAAGATTTACTTAAGTCAGAAGATAATGTTCGTAAAGCTGAAAAAGAATTACAAGATGAACGCGATGCGGCAAGACAAAAATATGTTAAAATGGAGCAAGAAATTGCTGATGCACTTAAATAGCAATATTAGGATGAAGTTGATGAATTAAAGAATAAATATGATTCAATGAAAGATGCTGATGACGATTACCTTGACGCTCTTTAGGAAGCTATTGATAAATAGAGACAACTTCGTGAACAAGATTAGGCTTGGGAAGACCTTGCTTAGAAAGAAAAGAAGTTATCTCTTATGTAGCGTGATACATCAGGTGCTAATGCTCTTGAAGTTCAAAATCTTGAATAGGACGTTGAAAAAACAAGAGAATAGATGCTTGATGATGCTATTGATAATGTTATTGATGGACTTTCAAAACTTTACGAATCATAGCAAGAACTTCGTGATGAAGAGATGGAGCTTAAAGAAGCATTGCTTGATAATACTCTTTATTGGAATACATAGGCTGAAAGCCTTGCGGGTTCATTTGAATCTGCCGATGAATATGCAACTTATCTTTCAAGTATCTCTAAAGAATATGCTGATATGACATTAGCTATGTAGTAGGATAAATTAAGAGAATATGGTGAAACCTATGAAGCCGCAACAGAATATATGTCAATTATTGCAATGGATAAATCTTCTGAAACTGGAGATTTCATTGTTGAAACAATGACAGTAACTGGTGAAGAGGTTGATTAGATAATTACTTCAACTGCAGAAGTTTTCTCTGATGAAGTAATCCGTTCTTATAATGAAACTACTTAGGCATTTACTGAGGATATGGAAAAAGCTGAAAAAGCAATTGATGATGCCAATAAGGCATTACAAGAAGCTATTCAGAAATATAATGAGTGTGCTGCCGCAGCTAATGCCGCCGCAGATGCTTACCAAAATGCAGTAAATATTCCAAATACCTATGAGGAATGGGAAAATGATTATGAGCCAGAACCAGAACCGTCATCTCTTTATGGATTAATTAATAGCTATGGCGTAAGACACGAGGCATTAGATGATATTTCTAAGAAGATGGAAGGTGCTGAAGCTGATAAGGCAATGATTGGTCAAATTTCTACCTTATCTTCTGATAGAGTTGAAGAACTTGCAGACCAAAGCGAATTCAGCAAAGAAGAAATTATTGAGAATTGGCTTACTTATCATAAAAATCAAGCCGCTGCTTATGCAAGTAAGGCTGGAATTAATGGTTATGCAATTTCTGATGCTGGTAAGAAGCTATCTGAGACAGACTTTATTCATTGGGTTGCAACTCAACTCGCGAATAAGAAATTTGCTGAAGGCGGACTTGTAAATTATACTGGTCCAGCTTGGGTCGATGGTTCTCCTGAAAGACCTGAAGCTTTCTTATCTGCAGAGGATACTGAGAATATTGGTAATGCGGCAAGAATACTTTCTAACATTCCTTGGATTGATAGAACAACAGATTCTTCAACAGTTGTTACAAATAACGGTGGCGATGTTAATGTTGAAATTAATCTTAATATCGACCATATTTCATCTGAAACAGATATTGATGAAATGCTCGAAAGAGTTAAAGAAGAAATTGTAGAAGTTGCCCGCCCTGCAGGTACAAATACAATTCTTCAACAAGAACTTTAATCTTATGAGGCTTAGTTTTACTAAGCCTCTTCTTTATTAGAGAAACTCTAATAAAATTCTACATTATTATAGACAAGAGCTTGACTTTGTCGGCAAATAGGTGTATAATAAAATTAAAAGAGAAGTGGGGTGAAGCTATGAGAGCGATTGACTTCAGAGGTTTTCGTTTTGGCAAGGTTCATTCGAGTGACCTCAATCTTGAAGTTGTAAGCACTTCTAATAAATATGAAAACAGAGTTCTTCCTGCTCCAACAGATACCACTGTGGATATTCCTGGCGGCGATGGACAGTACTACTTTGGTTCTATTTATAAGAACAGAGAGATTACAGTGAATGTTGCTTTTGAAAACGTATCAGAGTAGATTTACAGAAAGATACGTTAGTTATTTGCAACTGACAAGCCTCAAGATTTAGTCTTTGATGAAGAGCCATACAAGACTTGGAAAGCTAAATTAAAATCAAAACCTGACTTTAAGTCTCTTTGTTTTACTGATAAAGAAACAGGAGAAAGAGTTTATAAAGGTGATGGTAAATTAACATTTATTTGTTATTACCCATATGCTTTTGGTTTTGATAAATATGTTGTTAGGGCGGCAGATTATTATATGCTTAATCCGCCTGAGTGTATTATAAATGAAGCATATTCAGATGAAACATTTGTTAAGAATAATAAAAATAAAGATTTTAAGGCATTACCCGAAGATACAAAGTATCATTATAATACAAATCCAAGTGATTATGAGGGTAATACAGATAAATTAAGAGATAAGTCTCACAGAAATAAACTTGATAGAGGTTGGGAACCTAATGATAAGTTACCATGGAAGACTGGTTTCCCTACTCCTGAATAGGTTTAGGCTGGAGAGCTTTTCTTTGATACTAAAGATGGCGAGAAAGCTATTGTAGATGTTCGTGGATATTGGGATAATATACCTGAATGGGAAGGAACAGCAAAGCTTTTAACTACACCAACTCTTGATTTTGATTAGGAATTGATGTATTTGCCGCAATACTCAAAAACTGACTTCATTAATATGGAACTTGGTTTTATGAATAGTAGACCGATGATTGGTACTCGTATGTTAGTTTATAATCCAGGTGACTTACCTGTCGATTGGGAAATTAGATTTGACGAGAACAAGAGAAGTTTCTGGTCTTGCCGCGGCGGCACAAAGTTTAAAATTAAAAGATTTAATGTTGAAAGACTTTAGCTTGAAGATGCCGTTGACTGGTGTGGATTGACTACTTATAATATGGCAGATAATGAGCCTTATAAATATGGTAATAGATATTTCAGAAGAAGATGTTTTAATAGAAAAGAGATTATTGAAAGAATTAAAACTCGTCCTGCCAGATATATCGCTGATATTTAGAAGCCAAGAGATGAATGGGATGTATATACTCCTACATATTATACAAGAGATGAAATTGTCGATTTAATTAGAAATGGAGAACTTCCTGCTGATAAATATTGGTATAGTGAAGCGCAAGGTGACATGATGTCATATCCTTATTCTAAAACACAAACGATTGGAGATATGACAAGTGGAGAAGCATCAAATTATACTGCCCTCAATGCAGATAAAGTTGGCTTTAATCTTCATTTCGATAATGCTTTATGGAAAGATACTATTTTTTCAGCAGATACGTTATTATCTTTAAAGGACGCTCATCCTCATCACTGTTACTATGTTGAACCCATTCCTCGTGAAAAGCTTGGACATTATATAAAACTTTTCTATTGGTAGACCATTTAGTGGCGCGGCGATTAGCTTCCTACTGGAGAGTGGGTAGGTACTACTCGTTGGATAGATATGTTACCAGAAGGAATGGCTACTTTAGAAGGCGAACCAAACAATGAGGGCGTTTATAATAAAGTAATTTTCAATGAGATAAATCAGCCTTTAATGGACTTTTTATCTTCATTCTTAGTTTTCAGTTTTGACGAAGAAACTGGTATTTTATCAGCACAAAATAGAGGAGTTATCTTTAGAGAAATCTATAAAGATTTAGATTTTGAAAGAGGAATTGAATTTGCCAATAGATATGATGAACTTCGTGCTGAATGTATTGATGAATATGAAGAATACGAACTTTACTGGAAGACATTAAAAGACTTGCTTAGAGAATTTGCACCGATGTTTAAGCATATTTATCATACAGATAAAAATATTGAAAAGGTAATTAATGACTTTATTGATAGCTATATAAATCATCCTGCAGAATTTATCGGTTCTGACTTAAGAGATTTAGATTATGCTGATGATATATTTAATGGCTATAAAATGCCTGAATGGATGACTCAGGACTATATTGAAATAGACCAGTCATTGCTTTCTGGCGTTGCTATTATTAAACAATATCTTGAAGCTACTGGTGAAGACCCTGATGGCATTTTCAATGGTAAACGAGTTCGTTTCACTAATGAAAAGAAAAAGTAGCTTGAAGAAAGTGGTAACTATGCTAAGTTAATAAGAACACTTGAAAATACTATTGGTATTGGTGGTTATCTTAATGACCTGCTTGATGATTACTACTATCTTAATACTGATACTCGTATGCTTTATACAACTGCAAATCCTTATGGTATGGAATTTGTTTATAAACCAAATAAGATTGTTATGAATGAAGCTATTACAAAAGGTAAATGGTTTAAGTTACCTCCAGGTTGGTCATTAATTTGTATCGAACCTGTTGTTGACGAATCTCTTTGGGGCGGCAAACGCTGGGAAGATTCAAGACCATTTGACTGGGGATATGGCGGCGATTTAAACAGAAATAAGAGAGAAGTTCAATAGCTATATGATGCTATTTATGATATGGCTAAAGAAGAGTTCTTCAAGATTTATCCTGAAGAAGAAGTGTAGATTATCAATCCAAGTGCAAATCGAATGGATAATTCTACTGATGAGTTACTTAAGTTTAAGACTTGGTATGAGGATAAGATTGAAAAATATAAGCCTTTAATGGGAACTCTACCATCTTCGCATGAAAACAATTATTTCATTTATTCTTTCTATTCTAAGTTAAAGACAGATGGTGAATATGAATTTTTAAAGATTATAAATAGTATTTGGGGTGCAATAGCTCCTTACTTTAAATGGACTTCTTTAAAGGGCGTATGGTCTGACCCAAGTGATGTTGGTCATGACGCTCCAACCCTTGAAGATTATGATATAACTGGATTGCCACTTCGCTGTATCAATGCTGATATAAGCGATTGGTGGTGGTATGCTTGCAACTACTTATGGGCTAATTTCCCTCCATTATATTGGGCAGTTGCAGATATGTTAAATAGAATATAGATTAAGTACACACCTTTGTTCTATTAATGTGAGGTGAGACAATGGCAATTTAGAAAAGACCTTACGAGCTTTCCGTATGGGTTGAAAAGCTCAATGGTAGTAATTCTAAAATTGAAGAGAAGGGCGTCATAATTGGCGCCCACGATATGTCTTATCCAGGCAGAGCAACTAACTTAGTTCTTAAAAGGGAAATTAAGGGTACTAATACCCTTACTTTCCAAATGCCTGATAGATATTTCGATTCTCTTAAAGGAGAATTTGTTCGTAATGAATTTATTGATTTGATTTCTCCCGAAACCAAGCTTAAGCTTTTCTACAAAGATAGATGGTTTGAGTTTTTTGTTAAAAAAGTTGACGAAAAGAAATAGTTTAAGAGCTATATGAAATCTTTTACTTGTTCTGATGCTTTTATCGACGAGCTTTCAAGAAATGGTTATGGTATTATTTATGATACCGACCTCAATAATAACGTTGAAGAAATCGGTGTATTTACAGAAGAAACTCTTGAAGATAGTATTTGGAAATACCACCCCGAGCACAACTGGGGAGATTTCACTGAATATAAAGAAGAGAAACTTTACAGAATACCAATAAGTTGTTTCGGCGGCGTTATTAACGGTTATAAACTTAACTTTAATCTTGAATAGGAATAGATAGATGAAATTAAAGAAGAACGTGGCACTGATGAAATTGATAATGTATTCACAAATGATAAGAGAATTGTTGAGTTAAGTGATGATTTAGCAAGAGGATATTTCTGGGATGAATATGTTGAAGGTGGCGCTCCAAGAAATGCTTTAACTAAAGATTTCCATACTAATATAGCTAATGATGGATATATTTATGTCCCTTACTCTTGTCTTAGTTTCTGTTATGGTTCAGAAGAAGAACCTGATTTTGCAGGGACTTTATCATATGACCGCGCGGCAACTGAAACAGCAATCAGCATTAATGATAAATTAATTCTTGCGCCGCAATCCGTAGACCCAAGAACTCTTATTCAGTTCTATGCAATTCCGGACAGTGGAATACTTGAACTTGATGACGGTGGAGTTATAATGAATAAGGATTATACTTTCTTTATGACTCTTTCTCAGTGGAATAGAGCAGTTAACTGGGATAATCATGATTGGTGGTATATGTTTGAAGATACCAGACTTGTTAAAGGTGAAATTCTTGGCTCTGTTGATTAGGTTGAACCAATGATAAGTCATACTTTTAAGTATTTAAAAGATGGTGAAGGACATATTCTCGATACTGACTATGAGTCTCGCGGCAATAAATGTGTAATATACGACGGATACTTAAATAATGTTCAAGAAAATAGTATTGTAAAAGGAAAGAAGTTTTCTATTACAAATAGAACAGAAATAAATATTTCCGAAGATATTGATTAGTATACTACTATTTATAATGCTTAGGCTGATGATTTTAAAGATGAATATACTAACGAAGATTGGGATTATAAAGCAACAAATGAGAATAAAACAGCGAGTGGAGAAAAATATCGTGTATGTTCTAAACTCGAAACAAGACAAATAATTCCTTAGCTTGCAAGAAATTTAGTTTAGAATGGTACAGACATGAATTCTACTGACGGCTGGTCACCAATGACTTATTTGTTAAGTGACTCTATTTTTATCACTCCTGCGGTAAGTCTAAGAGGAGTTGAAACAGGAGCCGATAATGTTCATCAATAGATTACAACATCTGCTTTAGTATATAATCCTGCTATGGCAAGAGTCGGAGAGAAATGGCTTGTTATTTTTAACGGTAATGTTTCAAATAAACAGTCATAGTTAAATAAACTTCGTTTTAACTATAACAGTCAAACATATACTTGGGATACTGCATCTCGTCCAAATGAAAAAACTATTGCTTGGTGTGATTTAAAAGATGTTATTGATAAACTTGCAAATAGCTGCATTAATGCTGCCGCTCAAAGCGATTCATATTTCATCTACGCTATCGGCACAAGTTTATATGTAAAAGAGCCTAATTCATAGCCTTCAGAATATAAATTCTTATGTGATAAAAATGATTTTATTTATAAAGGATTAATTAGGAATTATGGTACTGCAGATGTTCCAAATAATGTTTTTACTATTAGTTCAACAAAAACTGATTAGTATGAAGACCCTGATAATACAGGTTTAGTTGAATACTATGTAACTCCTGGTAGTTGGAGCCTTAGCTATTCAAGCGATTTAGCTTTATTTAATAGAACTTTAAATCCTCAACCTCCTAAAAAGGGTAATATAAAAGATAACAATGGATAGGAAATTGTTAACTTTGGTATAATTGGTTAGGATAAGAAAATTGAAAAGGATAAAATTTATTGCTTAGGAATTTCAGCTTGGACAGAAAAAGATTTTAAAATAAAGATTGGTAAGGGCGGATTAATTTCTGATGGACAATATGAATTTACTGAAAGTAGTAAAGTAATGGAGTTCAATGTCGGTACTGCTGAAGACGCAGAAATCAGGTATGATTTACAAGCAGCTCCACCAACAAATTATGAAGACCCTAAAAAGAATTTACATATTGATAAAGAACGAATCCCTGTAACAAAATACATATTATTTAAATCAAAGAGAGACATTGAAAATCCTTATTTCGTTGTTTCAGCAAGTGATTATATTATTTTATTTAAACTTTATTTATTTGAAGCTTATACAAAAGGTTAGGATGCTTTCCCTTCTAACGAATCTACTTATAGATATAGTGGAAGAGATTTATTCTGGCCGCCTAAAGATAAGATTGTAAGAGATAACTATGAAAGCGTTTCAGTATATGACGAAGAAGATATTAAGAAAATGATTATTTTTGAATAGGACGTTATGTTAGGTTCTACTTATGGATACCAGCATTATTACATTCAAAGATTAAAAACATATGATGATAAAAAGTATGATACTATGGGTAAAAAAGATTTCTTAACTTCTGATGTAAAAGAATTAAAAGAAAATCTTTTACCTCTTGACGCGGCATAGTACACAGAGGATGATTATGTAATTGAAACAAATTATATTGATTTAAATAAGTGTCCTTATTATAATCAAAGAGCAACTATTGATGAATGTGATTGTGATTTTGGTGGAGAAAAGAAACATACTTGTTTTTATCAGAAATTCGGCTACTGTCCTTTCAGATTTTAGGCTGAAAAACATGACCGCCGTATTCGTACTTTAAGTATAAATAAATCTAATCGTTTTAATATTATTCAATAGACAAGTAAAGTATTTGAAGTTTATCCACAGTTCTATATACAGCATAAGCCCAATGGTTCTGTTATAAAAGATGATGAAGGTAATTACCTTAAACAAGTTTTCTATATAACAGAGAAAGGACGTGAAAATAAAGTTGGTTTTAGATATGAAAAGAATTTAAAAGACATCAGCCGCAATATTGTTAGTGATAAAATCGTTACTAAACTTTATGTTCTTGATGTTGATAGTGATTTATCTAAAACTGGTTTGTGTTCTATTAAAACTGCTGAAGACAACCCTTCTAAGGATAGCTACTTAATTGATTTAAGTTATTATATTGAAAAAGGTATGCTCGACGGTGATGAAGTTGAATAGGATTTATATGGTATTACTCCAACTTCAAAAGAATTAATTGGTGATGAAATACCATCAGGTTTCCTTGGTCAGCTTGGATATTACAATACTTAGTATGATAACTTATCAAATAAAATTATTAACTTACAAGATGCTTCATATACAGAATTAGAAGCTAATCTTGAAGTTAACTATTAGGGTATTATTACTGCATAGGAATAGATTTTAAAAATCAAAAAACAAATTGATAATTATAAATCAAAATATACTGACCCATCACAGTATTAGAATTAGTAGGCTTATTTAAATTATCTTGCTAAAATGTCTGAACAGGAATCTATTTTAGTTAAATTAATTTATGATACTTTCTATACCGATAGTTTATGTGATACTGATGCCTGTGATAATACAGAGATTTGTAGTGATATTCCGGATGCTGATGCAACAGCAATGCAATTCTTTGCTTGTATTTCAGACTTTGAAGGAACAAGAAAATACTGGATAGATAAGCATTAGTACACTAAAGGTATTTTAGGTTAGTTCAATAAAGAATATACTCAAATTCAATAGTGGAAACGTGAAAGAGCAAGTTATCTTAAACTTATAAATTAGATTTCTGCGGCTTTCTTTAAAAAGTATGAACCATACTTAAAAGAGGGTACATGGTCTGATAGTAACTATTTGACAGATAATGCTTATTACTTTGGTGCACTTGACGTGGCGGCAGACGGAGCAATTCCAAAAGTTAGTTATAATATAAGTGTTATAGATATAGCTCCACTTAGTAAAGAATATGAAGAGGTTTATGACTTTGATTTAGCTGATGTAACTTATATTGAAGATATTGGTATGTTTGGTATAAATAAACACACAGGTTTTCCAAATAGGTTAAAAGTATTAGTATCTGGAGTACAAGAGGGTATTGATGACCCAAGTAAAGATACTATTCAAGTATAGAACTTTACAACATCATTCCAAGACTTGTTCCAATAGGTTAGTGTCTCTGTTCAATCATTAACTTATAATGAAAATATCTATAAACGTTCATCAAACTTTACTTCACTATAGAGTATTAAAAATGACAGTCTTTAGGGCGCACTTGATACCAATGATTTAACACTTCTTAATACGGAAGAAGAAAACATTTAGGTTGATAATACTGGTACTCATGGTAGTGATATCAATAACCATGCTAATAAATATAAGCTTGATGGACAAGGCTTATTCTTTTCTAATGATGGTGGATAGCACTGGAGTGTCGGTGTTGGTCCAAGTGGTATTAATGCTGACTATATTAAGGTTGGTACACTTGACGCCGGTAAGATAAGAATTGCAGATAGTGCTTATGTTTATTTCTCTTGGGATAAAGATGGTATTGTTGCTTATCGTGACCCACAAGCTGTTAATACAGACGTTAAGAATATTAATGACGCCGCAATATTTAACAAATATGGTTTAAGTATTGTCGCAAATAATAATATTAAATTAAGAGCTGGTTATTCTTATACCGGTGCTGATGGTAGTATTAATAGTGAAGAAAATATGGGAGATACAGTTGGTTTCTATCTTTATAACAATAAAGGTAAAGAAATTTTCAAAACCACTTCCGCAGTTGACGATGATAATAGTGACAGAGAAAGCGCTATTCTATCATTAATTGGAGAAATGAAAGTTAGTGACACAACTGAAGTCGAAGAGAGTTAGGGAGATAAGTTTAAAACAAGATATAGTTTTGATAGTGCAAGTTTTGCCTATGCTTCTCTTAACTATCCAGTTCCTAATATCCATTCTACACAAATAGAAGACGAAACTACTCATCAAATATATTATTATTATAATTCAACTGGTAGCAGCTTTTCAGATGGATGTCTTGCGGCATACTTATTGGAAAATGAAAATCTTTCAGAAATTACTATTTAGAGAGATTCTGCTATTAATGTTTATACAAAAATAAATAGCAGTACCATTTCTTACAATAGTGATTCTCATTATTGTGGAACGACAGATACTAATATTTCATATGAGGTTAAAAAGGAATATAGTGTTACCATTAGTCGAGGCTCTGGAAATTATAGTGTATATTTTTATGATGTAAGAAATATGAATACAAATACTACATAGAAGTATTTTCTTGCTGAAGGTGGAGATAGAATTAACTTTAATTTTGAATTAAATATAAAAGCAAATCCATTTAAAATTACAGAAGAAGTTAATGCCACATCTTATCAGTTCTTAAATATAAGTTACTATATTCGTTCTAATAATGGAATTGTTAAAGATAGTATAGATGCGTATAAAATCCCTTCTCTTGGTGGATATAGATATTATGAAGAAAGAATACCTAATGGTGCCGGCTCAACTTCAAGAGAATCAGCCGTAGGATTATACTTAAATAATCCAGCTCTTGTCGAATCTTCTGCAACTGGTACTGGAGTACAAAGACTATTTGTATGTTGTGCTCAAAATGGTTCATCTGTATCTAACTTATTCTCAGTCCTTAAAAATGGTACAGTATATATCGGAGGCACAATTGAGAATAATAGTTCTGCAATAAACTTAACTGATAAAATTACAATTTCAAATGATGTTCCAATTAAAATTGAGAATGGTTAGCTTTATATTCGATTTAAACAGATTTTGGACCCAGAATACGGTCGTCTTCAAGACTACATTGCTAATGCAATTAATGAAAATGGGTCTGCAATATAGGATGCAATTAATAATAGAATTGATACTATTTTTGGTGGTCTTAATAGTCGAATTGATGGAATAGATGGATTCCATGACCATTTACATCATTTTAATGCACCAGATTATATGGTTACTCTTTATGGTTCTCATTCTAATTCAATTTAGAAAAACATTCGAGATTATACATTTAAATGGGAAGTAGATTAGAGCAGTGATACTTTCGTTCACGATTTTACATTAGGAGAGATTTTTGACCACTTTAGTTCTGGCGGTGTAATCTATTAAAGGAGGAAAAGGAGTATGATTTATTCAGCACAAAAATTGGGGGACTTAACGTCCCTCATAAACAAAATTAAGACAAAAACATTCGGCATTGAAACTTAGTATAAGTTCTTAAAGATTTTAAAAGTAGCTACAGAAGAATAGTCATTTGTTGATGAACAATTAGTTATTCTTCTTGAAAATTATGGCGAAAAGAAAGAATCAGGACAAGTCATAAGAAATGAAAGGGGCGGATTTAAAATTAAAGAAGAATACTTAGAAACTTGTGCTGAAAAGATTTAGGAGATTAATAACCGTTAGGTTCAATTTCCTGATATTTACTTTTCCCTTGATGAGCTTGAACCACTTGGTTTAACTCTTGGTGAGCTTGAACTTCTCGAACCATTCATTAAATAAAAAGAAAAGGAGCAGATTTAATCTGCTCCTTTTTATTTAGAATATAATAATTGCATTACGTTTTCTATCATTCGCCGCCCAGCGACCGATTAGGATAGCGTCTGCTTCATCCTATGTAACATTCACGTCGTACAACTCCTTTACTATAATCTATGCACTTTTCTTTTTATCAGTACGAGTTCTTCCTTTTACCTAACTATGAGCTCTCCATGTTGCGGCAGGAACAACTTTATAAATATAACCACTTTCAAAACAGTAATTTTCGAGAACGCCCTGTAAATGAGCAAGTTTCTTGAAGGTAATTACCTATTCGCCGCCGTCAAACTTCTATAACTAAATATCTTCCAAAACAACTAAATCTGGTTTCCAAGTCTAAATCATGTTGGCAAACCAGTGTTTTGTTTTATTTATTTTATCTGTACTATTTGTACCATCAGAAGTCCATTTACCATATTTGATAAGTTCTTCATCATCATAAACTGACCAACCGCTTGTAATACTTGCTTGGTCAAAAGCTAAGATTCTAAAGCCCTTACTTTTTGGAGCGGTATCATTCATTTGGTAATATTTATTTGCTTTACAAATTGGACATTCTTTATGTCTGCGCCAGTATTCCATGGTATAAAAATTTTCATGACCATTTGGACATTCGAATGTCATTTGTGTTTTTAAATTAGTATAAGAGGTGGAGAGAAGTTTCCAACCCTCCGCCTCTATTTCGTCTCTTACATCTTCATATTTTAAACGCACTCAAATCAACTCTTGCTAACCGCCTTATCAGTTGAACCAAATCCGTCGGCGCCACGACTGGTTGTTCCGAGTTCTTCAACTGTTGCAACCTCTTCCCATTTAATCATAGGAGTAGGAGCAATTACAAGCTGAGCAATTTTCATACCCTTATCAATAACATAAGGAATATCCTTTGTGTTTGTCATAATAACACCAATCTCGCCGCGATACTCTGTGTCGATAGTACCAGGGGCATTGGCGATTCTAAGACCAGACTTTAAGCTAAGTCCGCTACGTGGTCTAACCTGAATTTCATATCCTGCAGGAATTGCAACGGCAATACCGGTTTTAACAATCTTTGTCTCACCTGGTTCAAGCTTTGTTTCTTCAACAGCACAAATATCTGCGCCAGCATCTGTTGGATGAGCATATTGAGGAATTATAGCATCGGGATTAAGTTTAACAATTCCAACCTTTATATTTAAACGCCCTGTACTAACTGCAGAAACAAGAACATCTAAAACAGCATTAAACATTTCCTCAAGTAAGGATTTCTTTTTTGCAGATAAAGAAGGGTCCTAATTGATTTCATGGATAAACTGTTCAATAACTTCTTTTTCGCCAGTTATATCTTCAACAGGGGTCATCTCTAACTGGTCCAAAATTTTCTGCTGGAAGTCAGTGCTTGCATATGCTGATAAAAGTGACTGTCTAAATTCGGGATAGATAATATCGAATTTATCATCAGGCAATTCCATCAATTCTATCCACTATTCTGAAATCTCACCTGTCATTGTCGGCATACTTCTAAAAATTTCTTTTAATTCATTCTTCATTATAAATTCCTCCGTTTACATCATCACAAATTTCCTGAATAACTCCAAATCTCTTAGCCTTCTTAGCGTCGAAATACCAGTCATCCTTATAGTGTTTATCATATGTGTTTTCATTTATATTTGTAGAATCAAGTACATGATCCTTAAGCTGTCTAAGAAGAATATTCTTATAGAAATCAGACTGCTGACAAAGCTTGTGAGCGTCACCTGCAAAAGCACCAGAACCTTCATGGAAAAGATAAGTTGAATGTTTAAATCCAAATCTCTTATGTCCTGCGATACAAATGAAGAAACCACCGCTATAAGCTGTACCAGTTACAATTGTATAGACAGGAGTCTTTGAAGCGTGAATGGCATCAACAATTGCCATTGTTGTAGTTAAATCACCGCCAGGAGAATCAATGTAAATCTGAATAGGGATTCTCTCTTCAACTGGTGTACCATTGAAATTATCCTCTGCGTTCCAAAACTGGATTCTTTCGATAAAGTATTTACCAGTTTCACCTACGATTTCTTTGTCAAGCCAAAGCTTTCTATCACAGAACTGGAACTTACTAAGAACCATATTGACATCAAAGTCTGTCTCTGGAGCGGCAAAAATATCCATAAAAGTAATTTCATCTTCTGACTTACCGCCAGTTACTTCTTTTACTTCGTCATAAATATCTCCAAGTTCTTTAAGAAAATCGTCTTTTGATTTAAGTTTTCCATCTTCATCATAAATCTAAATTGAAGCCATCTTTTCCTTATCCATTAGTTGTCCTCCTTTGCTTTTATCGCCTCTCTTAAATCAGCTATTTCTTTAGATAATTCACCAATTCTTGGATTGAAAGTAAATAGCTCGGTCTAAAGTGAATGTAATTCATCTTCTGCTTCTTTAAGCTTAAAATTAAGAGTATCGAGGCTGAAACTTAAATATTCTTTGTTCATTTTCATCCCTCCTTTTATAATATAATTATATCATACTTTTAACAAAAAGTCAATGTTTTAATTTCCTTATACATTCTTTTTCCGCGTCTGCAAATGTAATTTTCTTTGGGTCTTGCTGGAGATATAAACGGAATGGAAATTTAAGATAGTCGTTCTAATTCCATTTATTCATATTAGTCATATAGTTCTTAAAACTTATTTTATCTACTGCGTTCCACTTAATAATATCTCTCATTAATTCAGTTTTTGCACAATAAGGATTTAACTTCAACTTAATATTTAAGACTTTTGATACAAAGACTAAAACAAATAACTCTTCTTCGCTATTTGCTGTGAAAGAAATACCTTTGTACTCATCGAGCATTAATAATTCATCTTTATTAAAAGTAGCTGGCAATTCGATTCTCGTTCCGCCGCCATAGGGTTTTTCAATAAACTTTAATATCTTTTCTTTATCATCACAACGAATCGTATGGATAAAAACAATATCATTATCATAATGGTCAAAGAGTTCCTCCCAGTCAGGTTCATCGAGAAAATCTCTATCATTTATATAGGTTTTACCCGCGCCTGCGCGAGCGCCAGTGAAGTCTTTCTCTCTCCAATCTATTATACAATTAGATTTAATTGATTTATACATTGTCTTGTTCTTAATACGAGAAGAACATAAATCATATGGAGTGAAGGACGGCGGCGATTCAATGATTTCTGGAGTAACTAAGCCTGAACTTTTATAGAAACCATAACCCAACATTCGAGTATCTTTATCTGTAGGTACGACCAAACCATTTGGAACAGCTAACTTGGGGTTATCTTTAAAGTAGAATATCTTATTATAACGTCCAGTTTTTTCATAAGGTTTCATCATTATAACCTAATGTCCCTATTCCATTAAACCAGTGTAGGCTTTCATCAGGGGCAAGCTTAATGAAAAGCTTGACCCATGATTAAAGTCGATATCATATAGTCCTATAGTTGCCATTATTCTTCAACCTCCGCACGTTCTGTTGTAGACTTTGTGATATAACCTTGAGCATCCATTTCCTCTATCTTTTCAAACAGTGGATAAGTTGTACTTTTATATTTCTTTGGAACGAAATCGTCTCCACGTCTGATACCAGTAATAATTAATTTATTACCTCTTGCAAAGAAACTCTTTTCAACGATTGTTTTAGTTCCGTCAGGATTTTTTCTTGCTATCTGTCTATCCCACTTAGCATACTGGTTTTTCCAAACCTTGATATTTACAACCTGCATTGTAGGAGTTAAGAGAACAACTGTACTCTTATTTTTATCCTTATCAATTACAGTGCCACATATTCTGCTAATTTCATACATACGAATTGTACTACCGTCTTTAGTCTGGAACTCTGATGCGATAACTGGCTCTTCGTCAAGGTCTTCAAAATTAACAATACCATAAGGACGAGTATTTAAATCCCTTAACTCATGCTCGTGACAATAAGTACCAAGAGAATCCATATCCCACTTGTTAATATCACCCTGTGCATATTTCTCTTTAACTTCTTCATAAAGAGAATTATTAAGAGCATCGAGGATTTCCTGCTGATTAGCTTTCATCCAATCTCTTACTGGGTCCATAGCTTTCTTATAAGTATTATCCCAAGTTGACTGCTTAATTTTACCATGACTATATTCTTCATCAATTACTGCATCGACTAATACATCGGGGTCATAATTCTCAGTGAAGAATCTCATAGCTATTGCATCGAGACAATAATAATCTCCTTCTTTGAAATTCTTTAAATACTTATTGAAATTAAATACTTTGACTTCAAATTCAAACTGTGGTGGAATTAAATCCTTGCGAATTAACATTGCCATATTCTGTAATGTAATTCTCTTTTTCTTATCTGCAATAAGGTTAAGGTATCTTTCCATAGCGGCAACTCTATCTGTATGAAGTTCATCGAAAGCTCCTGCTTTAATAAGAGAAATCATCTGCGTCTTATTAACTTTTACCTTACTCATGAAATCTTCCATTGAGCTATATGGTCTATTTTCCATTATCTCAAAAACAAGATTTGTACCAATTCTGTCGATACCCTTAAGTCCATAAATAATTGCATTTCTTTCTGAGTCTGGTTTAAAGATAAGGTCAGATTTATTTATATCTGGCGGCAATACCGTGATGCCTGCTTTCTTAGATTTACCAAGAGCCACACTAATTTTACCATAGTTAACACTTTTGTTCTTTTTCTTTGTTGTATCTTCTTCATCTTCTATTTCTCTATCTACATCGTCAGCATTTAACAAATCTGCACCACCTGCGTTTGTAATTAAACAAGCACAGTTCCAGTAAATATCAGGATAAGTTGTTGCAAGATAAAGCGTCTGAATACCAACGAATGAATAAGCAAGTGCGTGAGGTTTTGCGAATGAATAACCCATCTGAGGACCCATTGTTGTTTTCCATACATACTCTCCAAACTTAATTGAAGGACACGCATTTATGAACTTTTCATGAAGAGCAGGAATCTGGTCCATTTTCTTCTTAGCAACTATCTTTCTTGTTGCATTTGCTTCAGAAAGACTAAAGTTTGCTATCTTAGGGTCCATACAAATTTCCATCATATCTTCTTGTGATGAAGGAACTCCACAGTTCGGTAAATAATATGGTTCAAGTGTTTTAATCTGGTCATCTGTAAGTCCAGCGTCTTCGCACTCCCAATACCACTGTTTCATATCTTCTTTAAGGCGGCAATATCTATCAAGAGGTCTCTCTTCGCCTTTTTCACCCATAAGTCTCATAAGAGCATTTGCGTTAAGCATATCTGTTGGGTTTTGCGGCTTAACTTGTTTTGCAGTTGCAAGACCTACACCAGTACTAAACTGGAATACATCAAGAACTTCACCATTACTAAGTGCATCCCATAATTTCTGATTTTTAAGGTCAAGAACGTCGGGATGGAGATATTTATTATAAACCTGTCTCAAACTAAGGTCTGGCTCAATTAAACCATCTCTCTGAAGAAGTGTGATTGCTATTGTAAGTTTATCACAAATTTCAGTTACAAGGAAGTCATACTTAACGTCGCCAAGTTCCTCGGCTTCATGAAGTGAATACTGAGTTGTCAAATCACCATTCGGACTTCTCATAATTGCATCAGTATCAAACGGACTTTCATTATAAAGAATAACACCTGATGCGTGCTGTCCTCTTTTATTAACAAGACCATCAATTGATTCGATAATCTCAAGAAGACCTGGGTACTTATTCAGCTCATTTACGAGTGCCATGATTGGCTGTCTCTCTTTATCAGGATTACCATAAACGGCATCGTGAATTGACCATAAGAAACCACGTTCCTGCGGAATGAGTGATGAGAGATATTGAGAGATTTCAACATCAATACCATCGGGCCATATCTCTGAACGATAACCACGACAGGCTGCGGCGATTGCTGAACGAGTTCCTTCTGTACCATAAGTACAAACCTGAATTACGTTTAATTCGCTACGCTCTTTACGAAGTGCTTCGAAAACTCTTCCTCTCTTTGAAGGAGTAAGGTCAATATCAATATCGGGAAGCTCTACACGCTCTTCATTAAGGAAACGCCAATACTTAAGTCCCCACTGGAGAGGGTCAAGCTGAGTTATTCCAAGAAGATAATTTGAAAGGAAACATACTGCGGAACCACGTCCAGGACCTACGATTGAACCCTGTTCCCAGAATAAGTTAATCATATGCTGGAATGTATTGAAGTATTCGAAAAGACAGTTGCCAAGCTTTCCACCGACAGTTTTAATTACACGAGCTTCAGTTTCAAGTGCGGTAAGATATGTTGCATTAAGCAAGTTTTTAGCTACGAGCGCATTATAACATTCATTCGCCCAATATCTTTCCTGTATATTGTCACTTGTGAATAATATATAAAGTGTTGGGTATGCCTCATTTATTTCAATTGGAATATTCTTATCATAATCCTTTACTTTAACTCTTGGAATAATCGGCTGTCTGAATATATCATAAGTTTCAATCTTATCATAGATTTCCATTGAGTTATTACAAAGTTCAATGAAACGTGCGAAGTCATATCCTGACTCTTCAAGGTTTGCAAAAGCTTCTGCATTATCCATCATATGTGAATAAGTATAGAAGTCATCAACCTCACGTTCGCCATCTTTTGAATTAAGATAAGCCTTATGAACGGGACGCTCTTTTTCAGTAAGATAGTGAGCATCTGAGCCAATTACGATTTTTACATCATAGGCTGCGGCAATACTTAAAACTCTTTTATTGAATTTAATCTGGTCCTTTGATGCGGCGGCAGCGACTTCAACATAGAAATCTTTACCAAACAAATCTACGTTCCAACGCATAAATTCATCTATTTTAGATTTCCACATATAAATCTCATTTTCACTATTGTTATTTTCTGCTTTGATAAGTTCAGCAACAAAATGAGGAAGTTCACCACCAAGACAAGCAGTTGTTGCAATTAAAGTATTTGGATACTTTTTAACAATATTTTCAAGTTCACACTTCTGAGTTGGAACTCTCATTAAACCACGTGAACTAAAACCATTGTACCATGCAATTGAACTTAATTCTCTTAATGCTCTATGTCCTTCTGTATTTTTTGCTATAAGAATATAGTGCCAGTATCTTTCAATATTTTCTCTGCTATCTACAAGATAAATCTCGTTTCCACAGGCACATTTAAAGTCTTCAGGTATCTTACCTGCTTTCTTTAAATCTCTCTCACAGTTAAGCCATTCAACATGACCTGCGACAGTTTCGTGGTCCGTTAATGCTATACCTTTCATGCCAAGTTCGTGTGCTTTCAAAATCATATCCTTTGGACGATTAATTGAGTCGATAAGACGGAAGTTTGAAAACATACTGTGAGAGTGGTCGTCGAAACGAGGAATTGAGTTTATATTTTCTTTTGTATACATATATTACCTCCATTTCTGCCGCCGAGCAATAACGCAGGGGCAGTAACTTTAATAATTCTTTTTTCATTTTCTATATATATTATATCATAAATTATAGAAAAAGTCAAGCTTTTTAGGCTTGACTTTTAATTTACTTATTTTTTTTACAACCCTAATCAGATTTGCAAAGGTTTTTACATTTAGGACACTTACGTGTCCAAGGAATACTATGGACTGACCAATCTTGGTCACATTCTTCTTCATCAACTTCAAATACGCAATTGCAATTTGAACATTTAAAGAGAACTTTTCCATATAGCCCCTCTTCAAGAATTTTTACCATATTACTTTTTTCCTTTCTTTCTTTCTCTTTCCTTCTGAATTTCCTTATTGCGGCGAGCCATATCGTCCTTCATCTTGTCGATTTTCTTTTTGTAGTTCTCTTTTTCATCTGTATGGATTTTCATTTTAATTCCCCTCCTCGATTGTCATTGTTGCTATTAAAGGAGTACAATAACTTGTCTCCTTCATAAATTCAATTAATACGTCATCAGCCTCATCGACCAAAACGTTTTTATAACACAAACCTCTCGCTCTTCCTTTTAACATATCATTTACAGTAAAGACTTGAGGTACTGGAAGTCCCAACTCTTTTGCTCTTATCTCGTAGATTCTTTTATTGCATTTATGTGCACAAAGTATCGGGAAATTATTTTTCGCCGCAGTCTACACAAGCAGGGTAGTCTTTCCCCATCCCCTTGGCTTTATAATCACTTTCATTCGATTTTCTCTCCTATATATGAAGTATTTTTCAATCTATAATATTCTTCTGTCCAAAACAGCCAATCTTTTGCATCCCATTGACATGGAGCATCTTCATGAATAGTCTGTTGGAAAGTTAAAAGAGTATCTCTATCCTTTTGTGAAATATAGTTAGCAAAGTAATAATATACTTTATCCCAAATGTTTGTACGAAAATCTCTATTCGCTTCCCAAGTTTCATCAGTATCAACTTCAGTATATTTATCCTCCAAAAAATTTGGAATATCTAAAAGCTCTTTGTATCTCTCATTCATCATTGCTTTCTTATCTTCTTGACTGAGAACATTTTGTTCAATAAGATAGTCGGCAAATTCATTCAGAATTTCATTTGAAAAATAATGGCCTACCTGGTCGAAATAATCTTCACCTCCCCAAGTTTCATGCATTGTTGCTTGAATAGCTATATATGCAATCATTGGATTTTTGAGGTCTTCAAATTCAGGCTCCATGACGTGTTTCATTAGATTATCACCACTGTTTTACAAGAGTGACGATTACCCATTCATCAATGATTTCGCCTTTAGACTTCTTGTCTTTCTTGACCATCTTATAGCTTTTGAGCTCATAGCCCTCTTCACCTTCATCGGCTTTGGCTTTCTCAATAAGTGCTTTAGCTTCCATTTCATCATTAACTCTCCACTCCTCTGTTCTTTTACATAATTCTCCCATTATTCTTCCTCCTTATAAATTGTATGAACTATACCATTTTCATCTGTATAAGTAATTGATAAAATTTCTTTTACTACCCATACATCCTTTTTCTTTTCATCAACGAGGGCAGTTATATTTGCCCCCGAATCTGTATCTGCAATTAACTTAAAAGTCATAAATAGAACTCTCCTTTAATTCAATTTCATCAATGTAAATCTGAGGAACTGTTCTACCGCCCCATGTATTAATGTTTGCTCTACCAGCACAAGTTATATTTAATGTATCACCATTGAAACTATCAATTTCATCAATAATATTCTAAGCCTTGAATATCATATAGGTCATACCATTAAATACGAATTTAACAGTATCTTTCTTAGAACCAATCTTCTGAATTGAACTCTTAGGAATTGTTATATTTTCTACAATAATAACTGGTTCTTTATTCTGCTGTCCCCACAAATCTGCATGAGAACCAATGTCCATTACAAGTTCGCTGAGGTCTGAATAATTACCACTTACAACGAAATCAGCTTCATAGAAACCTTCATTGAAGTTTACGTCCTTCAGCTTCTCATTTGCATAATCATATAACTTAGATACATTATTCTCCTTAAGCGAGAAACCTGCGGCATTGGCGTGACCTTCAACCATATCAGTGAGTCCGCTATCTTTTAAGAAGCTCTTAAAGTCCTTAAGCTCGCTTTCTTCTCTACCACGGATTGAACCCTTAAGGAATCCGTCGGGACTAATTCTACCAAGAAGAGTAGGCTTCTTATACTTCGCCGCAATACCCATAGCAATAAGACCTGTAAGGTTTGTTGATACATTAAGGTCATCAGCATTAAGAATAAGTATCTTATTATCATCAAGACAATCATTCATAATCTGAATATCAAGTAATTCAATTGCCTTATCCTTCTCTCTATTCTGTCTTGAACGAGCATTTACACAATTTCTTGTAACCTGTTCGGCAACTGTTTCTATTTCTCCCTTTGCTCCACGCTTTGTAGATTCTATTTCTGTTTTGCCATCAATAAAACCTCTAAAAAGCATTTCCTTATCTTTCTGAGTTCCTACACGGATAAGAGCATTAATAAGAGGAGTTACATAGAAAGCGACCTTAATCTGAGTTATACTGCCATTTGTGAAATAGGCATCGCTCCAATCGGCTTCATAAATACCAAACATTGAATAACATTGTTTCTTTATAATAGCCTTGAATAATTCATTTTTAACCATACATAGGCCGGCGGCGCAAATAAGTCTATTTTCGGGAGTCTGCATACTCATCATATCACTTATCTCACCAAGTGCAACGAGGTCAAGATATTCGTTAGCACCGTCTATTCCCTCCATTGCGTCGAAGAACTGAAGGAATTTATAAACAACTCCTACACCGCTAAGAGCCTTGTTTTCATAATCCTTTGAAAGCTGATTGTTTATTACTGTCGCACAAGGGCTATACATATCAGCATCGTGATGGTCAAGAACAAGAATGTCATAACCCATAGATTTCAAAATCTCATGCTCAGGGTAATCATTACTTGAACTATCAGGAAGGATAATAAGGTCACAAATCTTATTACTTGTAAGTTCATTCATAACAGAGCGAAGACCGTGCTCCTTACCTTCTGGTATATGATAAGTAAATTCAACATCTGAATATTTTTCTCTTAAATTATCATTAAAATAATTAAGAAAAACTGCGGCAGAAGTAAAACCGTCCACGTCACAGTCAACATAAAGTCTAATTCTATTTCCATTCTCCAAATGCTTTTTATAAAGCTGGTATCCTTCTTCCATATGGTCTAAGCTCAATGGGTCAAGGAAATTATCAACCGTTGGCTTGAAATACCAATCAGTTTCTCCCTACATTGGAAGAACGCCTCTATCTTTTAAAAGATTTAAAGTGTAATCAGACTTAATATCATAACTTGTATTTCTTATGAATTTCATTTTATAACCAAACTCCTTTTGATAATAATTTAGTAGCTACTTCGGGTCCACAATCAAAAGGAGATTGCTTCAATTTGAGTAGTCCACTTCTATCGAATACAAAACCCATTACACAATAGTTTTGATACTTTAAACATAAGTTTCTTAACTTCTCAAAATATTTGAATTTTTCTTCTTGAGTTTCACCCTCATTATCGAAGGCGATTAAAACTCTTTCTGCGCCTGCTTCAAGTAATAAATCAAGTTGATACTTATGAAAACTACTACCACAGGCGGCGACAACAATATTATTCTCTGCTCCGAACATTGTCTCATATTGCATGCAGCTCTTTTCAGACTCTGCAACTATCGCCATTTTAAATTTCTTTATATTATCCTTTACTATATTTAAACCATAAAGATTATAACCAAGTGGATGAGCATAGAATTTACCTTCTATTTTTACAGGCATATACTTACCGAACTTTAAATCTTCTTCATTTAAAGCTCTTCCTCTAATACCAACAAGGTTATCATCTTTATCATAATGAGGAATTATAATTTTATTATCCGCAATTGAGTAAAGAATGTTATAATGTTTCATTGCTTCTTCGCTAATACCGTCATTTAACCATTCAGGCGTTGGATAAAAGTCATAGATATTCAACAGTCCCTTACTGATAGGCGGCATATTTACTTCAACTGAATGGTCTTCATAGTCATAAATTGATTCATAACGCTAAATAAATTCTTTATGAATTGTTTTAGTAGGATTAGGTTCAATTTTAAGAACAATATCCTGATAGAAATTATAATCTTGATTGAATAACTCATATCGTTTCTTAAACATTTCATAAATATTAAACGTACAACCACAATCAGTATAACAATGAAATGTATGCGTTTTAGGATAATAATAGAGTTTCATTGAAGCATCTGCCGAATCTGCATTGTGACAGATAGTTGGAAAGATAATCGCTTTATCCGTTTCCTGATACCTGTCGGCACCCAGCTCCTGCATTAATTCAATAATGCGGGCTGGCGGCAAATTATTAACTATTTCAGTTAGCTGACTTGATTTGCCCAATTAACTCACTCCTCTCATATTGTTAACAATTCAGATAACTTCTTTCCTTCAAATCGCTTCTTAATATCTTCCTTATCATTAAATGCTTCGGAAGCACCAACAAGCAATTCTTCTGGCTGTTCATCTGAAACTGAATAAAATTCTTCAACTATTTCGTCTGAAACTTCTCCTGTATTATACAAATCGCAAAGGTCAGAATAATCTTTAAATCTTGTTGTTTCAAAATTAATTACTCTAAATTCCTTAATCGGTTTCATATTTGTTGTTGTAACAAATAAATCCCATTTACGACAAGTTCCCAAATCATGATATGACCAAACTCTAACCATATTCCAACGTCCGCGACGATTCTTATAAATATCAGTTACAAGATTAGGAATATAATCAAAGTTACTTTGGAAGCCTTGAAGTTCAGATAATTCTTCCTTAGTCGGGCGGCTCATAATACAAGCAAAGTCAACGAGGTTAACAATTGCTTTTGAACCCTGAACCTGATGGAAGTCTCTAAATCCACCCTTTTCAGTATCATCATTACTTACCTGTGTTGAAGTCATAATAAACGCATTAAGTTCAACGGCAAGATTCTTTAAAGTTGTTGTGAATAATCTAAGAGCAACATCTTCTCTAACACCAATATCACGATATTCATTAAGCATCGCAGGGCTTGAGAATATGTAGTCATAGAAGAAATTTTCAACACCTTTCTGAAAATTATAACGTCTGAAAAGATTCTTAACAGATGAACTACAAGGGTCGCCTATTCTTGCGAAAAGCATATTATCCTTGTACTTTTCCATAATATCTACGGCTTTCTTGATACGAGGAAGTTCTTTCTCTCCATAAGTACCGTAAAGGAAAATTTCTTCATTATAACCTGTTAAGTAGGAAAGAATCATTGTTTTGATTTCATCAGGGTCCTGCTCAGTCATTACGTACAGAACTTTTTCACAACTACCTGTTGAAACCCATTTACCACGCTTTCTATCAAAACGAATAGGATATGCGATATTACACGCATCACCAACCATTGAACGAGTTTTACCTACACCAGAACCTGCAGAACGAAGATATAACTTACCTTTTCTGCCGCCTCGTGTTATTGAATTGATTATATCGCCTTGGAGTTTACAACCAACTTCTGGCTTAGTTCTTAATTCTTCAATAAGTTCGGTAATACCGTCAACTGCTGTACTTTCTTCGATTTGACCATTAAGGACATAACGATTTTCATATTTATCTAATTCTCCCTTAAGAGCATTGATAATATCAGCCGTCTTCCATCTATCAAATCTTTCATTAATTTCTCTACAATGCGGGTCAAGAGGATTTTCACAATAGAACATAGACACGTCTCTACCATTGGCTTCAACGTCCTTAAGAAGATTAAGTTTCTTTAATCTTTCATAATAATATCTAAAATTCTGTGGTTCACCCTTAACCTCACAATCCTGTAGATAAACTTCTCCGTTCTCTTTTTCTAATGTACCTACTGCGGCGGCATTAGATTTAAGATAATTAATTACGTCAATTGAACGTATATTTTTCGCTCCGTCACCGTCATTATAGAGATTGTGAATTGCACTGAAAATAAATTTATCAAGTGCAGTAGGAAAATCTGTAAGTTCAAGACGTACCTTATCTGTATCACTTAAAAAATCAGGATTGTTCATCAAGCCACCAAGGACCTGAATTACTGTATGGCGGTCAATCTTTATCACTCTGCATCACCTACTATTGAGTCCAAATCAATTAGCTTTTTCTTCTTTTTCTTTCCAATATAATCATTAGGATTATACTGAATTTCAATACGGTCCTGTTCTAATTGCTTCTCAATAGCCTCTTCGATTTCTTTTACTCTTGCGTCCTAAGTCTTGTAATAAAGAGCCGCTTCATCATAAACGTATGGAATAATTCCAATCGTCTTATATTCCTTTTTAATAGGATTTTTCTTTATTTCATAGAACCACTTCAAGGTTAAAAGCTGTGCTCTATAACCCATTCCCATACGGTTGAACTTCTGCATCTGAGTAACATTCCAATCGCTTACTGGTTTATCACCGTCTGGTCCAAATAAACGATAAATGTAGTACCAAAGTGCATCTCGGTCATCATTAACCTTATCTTTGAGTTTAAGATTTTCTTCTGTTAAATGGTTCTTAACTGTTGAAGAAGATATGCCCAATTCCTTTGCGACCTGAGCCATATTCTTATATGAACGATATAACTGATTGATTTTTTCAACAAGTTCATCATCAACCTTAACTCTCTTTTTCTTTGCGACTTCAACTGGTGCTCCATTATATATTGCCAGATACTTATTAACTGAGGCGGCACTAATGCCAAGCTGACGTGCCACCTCGGCTTTATTCTTAAGCTGTTCATATAAAATGGGGATTTGTTCAATGGTCTTTTCGTCAATTCTTTTAGCCATTTAATCACCCTTTCTTTAATTTCTATATATATTATACCATAATTTACGGAAAAAGTCAAGATTTTTACCTAAAAGAGGGCGGTTATCCCGCCCTCCATTAAATAGTATCAAGATAGTCTGCTGTCGCGGCGACAATGCTTCTCTCAATTCTTACAAGCTGAACAGTTGCGAACATCTCATCGAATGGAGAATCATGTAAATTAAGCAACAGTTTTAATCCGTTTCTATCCTTAAAGATTGCGCTATCTGCCTGGTGAATATCACCATCGAAGAATATTCTTGTGTTATTTCCACAACGAGCAAGTAAAAGCTTAATATGTTCTTCTGTAAGGTTTTCTGCTTCACTTACAAGAACAATAGAGTCGTCAAAGTTACGACCTCTAATATAAGCCACTGGGACAATCTCTAATTTTTCTGACTGCATCCATCTGGTAATAGTATCAATTCCAACAATATCTACAAGAGGTCCAATTGAAGGAAGTATCTTTTCCATTAAGTCGCCAGGTAATGCGCCAAGTTCCATTGTGTTCTGAGTGTAAGAGTTATTAGGAACATAAATAATTTTCTTAATGTGGTCTTTTTCAAGTTCGCTTATTGCATAGTTATGCGTTAAAAATGTTTTACCCGTTCCATATTTACCACCAGCATAGATAATCGGGACTTTGTTTAAAAGAGCGTCTACTAAACAAATCTGTTCAGGATTACGAGGAAAGATTGGTTTATTATCACTTGTCCACTGAGATTCTATCTCACGACCACGAACCTTATGGAAATGAATACCATCATATCTAAATACACTGGTATCTCCATAAGCAGCATCTTCATAGGCTGGCGGCACAATTAAGTATTCATTCTTACTAAAAGTGTAATCCTCTGTTTCGTAGTGACCATTTTCAATCAAGTCTGAGAGCATTTCATTATAACCATCAAGGTCATAACGGGAGACATCCATGTAAACAATGCCGCAATAGTCATCGCTCCAACTATAGCCCTCTACCTTTGCGCCTTCTGCTTCAGCAATAACCTTAAGAGATATATCGTTGGTAATAAGAGTTGCATCTCTTTCTTTTGCAATATCAATGAGAATACCGTCAACACTCTTATTCAGATTTCTTGTATAATCCCATTCAAGATTATTTTTATTTTTGGCAATATATACTGCCGCCTTGCGAGCTTTCTATGCGACTTCAACACTTTTACTTTTCTTTAAGTCGTCGATTTCAATTAAAACAACTAAAGGAACTATAAAGTATTCATCATATTTTGTAACGATTTGTGGGAAATCTAAAAGTACATTTGTGTCGAGTATTTTAATATCTTTTTCCATTAACTCACTCCTTATTAAAAAAGGGGAGAACTTTAATTCTCCCCTTTGAAATCAAACAATATCCCTAATAGCGTTAATTACGTTATTAAGCTTTTCAACCTGCTCGGGAAGTATTTCTGAGAAACGAATAGGCTTTCCAAATTCCTCTTCAAGAATTTTAGCTGCCTGCTCGACTTTCTCTTCCTGTACAACTTTGCCCCAAAGAATCTTTGCATCTTCCATAAGAGCATCGAAGTTAAGCTGAATATAAGGATTAACTTCATCGGTAGCTTCGCCGCCAGAGTGTTTTATTTCTTCATCTATTGCATCGAATATTGCATTAACAATATTTTCATAACTGAATTTAACTTTAGGTGCTATATATGCGAAACGAGATTTTGCAAAGTAACTATTGTTACCACGGAATGAAATCCAACGTTCCATTTCGCCCTTCTCATTTTCGATGGCACGAATATAACCAATAATGTCAACCATTTTATTGATAATATCGTAAGGACGCTGCTGTAAAGCAGGATTTATCTGGATAATATCATTATCCTTATTATTCTCGTCTTTGATAGTCTTTTCAACTGCGTGAGAAATAAAGATAAGACCATAGCCTGCATAAGCAAGTGCTCTGAAAGAATCTGAAAATTCTTTCTTAGCCATATCATAACCCTTACCCCAAGCAATGTCTCCAAGAGTAGAAACATTATTCTGAGCACATATATACTTTACGCATAAGTCCCAAGCTGAGTCTGCAGTATCAATTGCAACACACTCATACTTTTCTTTAGCTTCCGCTTTACGAACAAGCTGAGACTGTACCTGGCGCCAATCATCCCAAGTCTGAATTGGCTGAGCTAAAACGCCATTAAGACCATTAGTACCCATCTCAAAACCTGCGATAAGAACTTTCGGGAATTTTGCGGCAAGAGCGGTTTTACCTATACCAGGCAAACCATAGAACATCATAAACTTACCTTTAAGATTTCTACTTATTTTCTGCGGCTCAAGAGCCAAAATATCTATATTAGCCATTTACATCACTCCGTTTTAAAAATAGTAAGGAGTTCGGCTATTAAAAGCCGAACTTATTACCAGATGCAGGAGTCTGTGACTTCTTAGCACTCTTTGCCTTTACCTTCTTTTCCTCAGCATAAGCAAGTCTCTCCTTTGCAGCATTTGCAATGTCAGTTGAGTCGTAGCTAAGCTCAGGCTCAAGACCTGCAGGAGAACCGCCATTGATTATAAGTTCCTTACGAGAGAATGTCTTGGTTCTCTTGATTGGGTCACCGAAGCCCTGATTCTCGTACCATACCTCAGTACCCTGATTAATGCTAAGGAAACCTGTAACAGTTACTGTATCGCCCTCTTCCCAGTTAGACCATACATAATCTGCCTTACTACCCTCTGGAGCAATAAGCTCTACAGCATGAAGCTTGCCGCCGTAACGAACAATACCGAAGTTAACCTTAACTCTACCAGTATCCTGACCCTGTCTATCAACTTCTCTTACCTTGTTAAGAACAACACCAGAAAGCTCGAATGTAGCCTCATCATCAACAGGCTTAGTAGGCTTCTGAGCGTTCATAAACTTAGCATTTACGTTGAAAGATGTTCTCATCTCATCCTTATCTGTGAACCAAATGTTCTCAGCGAGTTCGCCCTGAGTAATAAGAACTCTTGTTGCAAGCTCGGGCTGGTCTTCAGGACAAGTTGCGAGTGAACGGAACTCATTCTTCCACTCGAGGATACCTGACTTCTTCTCAGGATTTGTGTAAAGCTTAGAAACCTTACCGTCCTTAGTAAGATAATCTGCATAAGCCTGAACGACAATCTCGTTCTCTTCCATCTTTCCGTTGACTTCCTGGTCTACTTTAATAGTAGCCTTCGCAGTTATATACTTTTCTCCAGTCTCTCTCTTTTCCTTCTCTTCTACCTCAAGCTCCTTGAGTAAACCTGAAATTCTAACAACATTAGTGCTCTGTGTCTCTGAAATATTTAACATATACTTTTCTCCTCCATAAATTACACTTAAAACATTTAATTAAAGTAGATTAGGAAATCAGCGGAACCGAAGTCCCGCCGATTATTAACCGTTAAGGATTAATTATTCCTCAACCTCAGCGTCAGGGTCAAATGCAGCGCCAGCCTCTGTGAGGTAGAATACGCTAACTTCCTTCTGCTTGCCGTCAACTTCTCTCATTTCCTTCTCACGAACTGCAAAGCCCTTCTTAACAAGACCTGTTACAGAACCAGTTACAGAACCAGCCTTCTCGAGGTCAAGAGCCTTCTGAACCTCGCTTGTTGTGAACTTTACGCCAACGCCGTTGCCCTTGAGGAAATCAAATACCTTTCTTGAATTAGGTGTCATACTTGCCTTCTTTGCCATTTTAACATCACTCCTTAAAATTAAAGTTTTTTATTTATAAAAAATAGCTTGGCGTGCTATTTTTTTACTATATTAATTATATCATCTTCGGAAGAAAAAGTCAAATATTTAACTTAATCTTTCTTTGTTAGAGCTTCAAGTGCTTTTCTGAACTTCTCTTCCGCTTCAGTAGTGTCTACTCCGTCTTCTTTAGAACCCAATACTACATATATAGTATCACATAATTCTTTAGCTTTTGTCATAGATTCTATCTGATTTCTTGCTCTTATACTACAGAAATTAAAACAAATTGTAATATAAGCGATGTCTTTTCTTGTTAAGTTAAAATCATCCTACTTAAGTTTAAGTCTTATAGGTTCATATTTATCTATGTCTTCACGCAGACTAATAGCCTATGCTAAAGCCTTTTTATCCTTAAGACCTAAATCAAGATTGCCGTCTTTATCAACCTACCATACGGGGTCAGTTACATTATAAAGTGTATCAAGAACTGACTCTAAGGCGGCAATACAAGCTTCTTTATTTTTCTTAACTACTTCGATTTTTTCTTCGAGAGTCATTGGTATCTCCTCCCTTAACTTTCTATAAATATTATATCACGGAATATGGTAAAAGTCAATATTTAGGCTTTTACCAAATCCACAACTCGAATTCCTTCTGGTAACTTCATAGCCTTAACACCTGTTGCTTCCCTTGAAAGAACTCTCAGGTCAGAAGTATTAAACTTAAGGAGACCCTTATTTGATATTACTATTATATCACAATCCTCAGATAAAGTCAAGAAATCGACTACTCCATCTGCATCACGGACACCTGATATTTTCTTACCCTTAATACCACGGTTACAAAGTGGGAACTCAGAAAGTTCAGCCTTCTTTATTAAACCATTTGTAGTAGTTGTGATAAGATATTTACCAGTAGCAATATGAGAAGCAATTACACTATCGCCATCACCAAGCTTAATAGCACGAACACCTGCTGTAGCTCTACCAATAGGATTAATTTCTTCTGTACTTATTATAACAAAATTTCCCTGAGAAGTCAAGATTCCGACTGGTTCATCCTTGATAAAATGAATTGCTACGACTTCGTCATTATCCTTAAGATTAATAGCCTTAAGAGATTTACCTCTCTTAATATTATACTCTTCCGCCGCAGTTTTCTTAATCATACCATTTTTAGTAATGAATACGAAATACTTTATATCATTGCGGCGAGACAAAGATGTAATCTTAGTAATATGCTCACCCATTTTGAAATCAAATAGCTGGGCGGCATTAATCTTTGCATCAACAGGAAGGTCATCAATACGATAAGTATACATCTGTCCCATATTTGAGAATACGAGAAGAGAACTAAAGTTATCGTCTGAGATTGTCTGTATGATAGTTTCATTATCCTTTAACTTCAACTTTGCACCTGCGCCACCGCGGCGAGTCTTAACAAGTGAAGAAGAAATTTGTGTATAAATATTGCCGAGATTTGTGTAGTGAATAAGAAGTTCTTTCTTCTCTATTGGCTCAGCATCTTCTTCTTCACTGGAGAAGTCAAAGTTTGTTAAACGAGTTTTTCTATCATCGCCATACTTATCTGCAATTGTGCGTAAGTCTTTTTCAATTTCTTTATATAAAAGTTCTTTACTATTAAGAACTTCTTCATGCTGGGCTCTCTCTACAAGAAGTTTCTCTCTTTCATCCTTAAATGAACCAATTTCAAGGTGCATTAACTTACTAAGAGTCATCTTAAGAATAGCATCACATTGTGCTTCATCAAAACCAAAACGGTCAGATAACTTCTTACGAGCTTCATCCTTATCGTTAGAATTACGGATAAGGTCAACAACTTCATCAATATTAGCAATTGCTATAAGAAGACCGTCGATAATATGAATACGATTATCTATCTTAGTTAAATGATACTGATGAATGTTAGTTCTCATTTCAACCTCATGGTCAAGATGAGCCTGAAGTGCTTCCTTCCAAGTAAAGAGTTTAGGGAAGGTACCGTTATCAAGCATAACCATATTAATTGAATATGATGAATCAAGGTCAGTTTCCTTATATAAAGTCTTGATAAGATTATTTGCGTTTACACCTTTTTCAAGAACAATTTTCAAGTTTGCAGTATTCTTAGAAAGGTCTTTAATACCGTCCTTAGCAATACCTAATATTGTGCCGTCATTAATACCCTTAACTATCTGTTCAACAATAGTATGAGTATAAACTCCGTAAGGTACTTCGGTAAAATAGATAGCATTTTCTTCTGCGTCAAATTCTGCAGTTGCACGCATACGAACAGAACTACCCAGTTTCTTACCGTTAAACTTCATACCTTTTACTGCTTTGCCGCCACCATAACGGAGAATTTCCTTTACGGCATCTGCATTGAGTATAGTACCCGCAGTACAGAAGTCAGGCGCACAATAAATTTCGTCGAATGATATATCAGGATTCCAAAGCAACTTAATCATAGCTTCATTGACTTCTCTCAAATTAAACTGAGGAATAGAACTTGCCATAGCAGTTGCAATACCGGATGTACCATTTACAATATTATAGAAACCAAGAGAAGGAACAACAGAAGGGAATTGCTTAGTACCAGAATAGTTATCGAACCAAATCTTAATACTCTCTTCATCAATTCCGTCGTAAAGTTTACAACCGAGTTCTCCCAGTCTCATATCTGTATATCTTGCGGCAGATGGCTTACCAGTTTTAATAGGTCCATACTGACCCTTAAATCCCATAAGTGGGTATCTCTGGTTATAAGGACGAGCAAGTCTAACCATAAGGTCATAACAAGCGGCGTCACCGTGTGTATAGAAATCTGCCATAGCCTTACCGACACATTCCTGTGACTTAACGAAAGGCTTTTTGTATGTATATTTATTTAAGAGCATTGAATACATACACATACGGTGCGAGGGCTTTAAACAGTCCCTCGCATCTATAATTGCTCTATCCTGAATAGTCATACCAGCATAAGTTCCAAAACTATCTTCTATGACTTCAAGCATATCGAGTTCATTAAAATCCATTTATCTCACTCCTTTACAATAATATTATAACACAATTTTGATTATAAGTCAATAATTAAGCATTGTTATACTTACTAAAGTCAATTCGTGACATAACGAACTCTTTTCTTGGCTTAATATCAACACCCATTAACTCGCATAATCTCTTTGCGGCTTCGGGAGAATATACAATCTTATCTACTTTCTGACCGCCAGTAGTTGAGAACATAGTAGCCTTAAGGTCTGCCTCTTCAAGCTGACCGAGTCCTTTAATACGGTCAAGGTCGCCCTTAATTTTACCCCTTGCTTTTGCGGCGGCAAGTTCTTCATTAGTATAATACCAACTAATAGGCTGCATATTCTTATCATATGCAATGAAGAGAGGGCATCGTAACCAATGAACACGATTCTCCTGCAAGAACTGAGGACACAGACGATATAGGTTAGCAAGAATAAGAAGTGCAATATGATAACCGTCATCATCGGCATCGACGCAGATATAGATTTGACCATAACGAAGCTTCTTTGGGTCATAGTGGTCAACATCTATTCCAAGAGCATACATCAAAAGCTCAATTTCCTTATTTGAGAAATACTTATCATCGTCATCTTCCTTAAGACCATTAAGCATTTTACCACGAAGATACATAACACCATACTTCTTTGTATCTCTACCTGCAATAATTGCATTACCCGCAGAGTCACCCTCACATACACAAAGAATAGAGTTCTCACCCAAATTCTCTGCGTCAGCAAGTTTATCAAGGAAAGCAACCTTCTGCTTTCTTAATTCCTTCATTTTATTGTTACGATTAAGTGCCGCTTCACGAGCTTTGTCTGCCGCCTTTTCTGCGTTGGCAATCTTATTCATCATTTCGATAATAGGACCGAAATCGGGGCTGTTTGCAAATTCTTCAAGACCTTCATCAAATGCCTGTGAAGCAAGAGTACGAAGGTTCGGATTGTTAATCTTACTCTTTGTCTGGTTAGCAAAAGAAGGATTAACAACACGGCAGTTAATTGCAAATACAAGACCCTTACGAATAAGTTCGGCATCAAAGCTTTTACCACTTAAGGATTTAATTTTTGTAGTAATCTTAGTTTTTGCACCAGTTATAGGTGAGCCTCCTTCTGGACAGTAAAGACCGTTAACAAAAACATAATCCTGAGTCGGGTCATTTGTCCACATAAAAGCAATTTCAAGTTCATCTGTTCCGTCAGAGGCAGAAGCGAGAATAGGATTAAGCATCAAAGGCTTCTTAACTTTTTCCTTAATAAAGTCCGCAATACCATTTTCTGAATAGTATTCATTTTTCTTACCGCTTGTGGTTTCAACAACGAACTTAATTCCTTTATTAAGATAAGAAATATTTTTAATTTCCTCACATATTCTATCATAAGAATATCCTTCATTATCATTAACAAATACTTCCTTATCAGGTTTAAAGGTTACAACAGTACCAGTAGTATTACTCTTATAAGGAGTTTCTTTATAATCCTTTAAATTACCTTTATCAAATAAAGCTACGGCGGCAGTATTATCTCTTTCAGACTTTACCATAAAATATTCTGAACTCATACATACGGCAGTACCACCAATACCATTAAGTCCAGAACTGTTTTTATAAGCATTTTTATCAAACTTACCACCAGTATGGCTTTCAGTATAAATAGCAACAAGAACATTTTTACCATTCTTCATACCGAAAGGAACTCCACGTCCATAGTCTCTTACAGTAACTTCATTGGTTTCCTCATTAAGAATAATATCAATTTCCTTACCATATCCAGCAAGAGCTTCGTCAGTAGAGTTATTTATAATTTCTTTAAGTGCCTGATAGATTCCATCGGTATCATCAGAACCGAGGTACATCTGAATACGAGTACGCATGGCTTCTCTCGTTTCCAAATGGTTTATACTATCAATGCCATAATTATCAGCCATTAACTTCACTCCTTTTCATTTTTATTCTACATATATTATATCATAAAATGAAAAGAAAGTCAAGATTTCTCTTGACTTTCATCTTCACATTCTATTTCATCATATGGACTTGGTTTCTTTTCTTTTGGAGCAGGGTTGTAATATTCATTACAAGCGGTTACTCCGTGTTCATTTGGTGTACCTTCACAAAGCCAGCAATCTCCGCATCCTGGCGCTCCACCATTGTAATAAGCAATGGCACAAGTTTTACAAATACAAAAATCACATTTATTCATGGGTATCAACTCCGTTTATTTTATGAAAAGTCCACAATGACAAGTGTCTCCTTCTTTTACATTCTCCCTAAAATCTTTACAGGGACAAACATATTTCTGACTATCTTCATCAGTATATTTAGCTGAAGGAACACATGGACAAAAACGCTAACCATAAAGTTCACGGTTCTTATTTAATGCGTCCTATATTTCAGCAACTAAAACCATATCATCATTTAACTTCATAAATTTCCTTCCTCCTTAGCTCTCCTAATAGCTTCCTGTATATCAGTAGTTGTCCATTTATAACTTGGCTAATTAATTGCACTACCTGGTAATGATGGCGTGTTAAGCCCGTCTATACTTTTAATTTCGGCAAAAGTACTAAGATGGTCTGTGGGATAATCTTTAAAAACATCATCCATAACCATTTCAATAATTTCACTAACTATTGGGTCACTTGCATCATATTTTTCTTTTAGAAGTTCAATAACTTCATCAAATTTATCTTCACACATCTATTTGTTCTCCAAAACTTTCATAAAATTCTATATTATGAATTACAGTTTTTAATGGTAGAGCATACTGATTTTGGCTTGCTAATTCAACACCAAGTACGCTATCAAAAGTCGATTTCTGGTCTGGAATAAATCTGCCAAATTTGATTATAATATTATCCCAAGAATGATTATAAATTTTCATAGCCTTAAGTTTATCTTCAATTTCAACTGGATAGTATCCCGTATAAATAACTATATCAGGCTTTGGTGCATTAGGATATAGTGCTCTACAAACAAAAAGCTGAGTTATCATTTCAATCATATCAGGAAATGAATCAAATGGCTCTAAGCCGCCAAAAACTACTGCTTCAGTAATAGGATTTTCATAGAAACGTTTTGCAATTTCTACATAGTCCATTTCAATACGCGGCGCGGCGGCAAGAGAAGAGTTTTGGCAAATTGGTTTACCACATTCTTTATCACACTTGAATGTACAAGTTGGAAAACCTATAAACATTGAAGACTTTTTATATTGACAAAAATCTTCATCAATTAGATTTACTATTTCCATTTTTCTTCCCTCACTTTCTTCCAATATTCAATATCTTCTTTTCCTTTTTCATGAGCTTTATCCCAATACTAAATAATATCATAAGAATTTATACTATAAGTGCTGCCAAAACCTAAGTTGCACATTGGCATAAATATTTCATAAAAATCTATTAAAGGATATTCACTATCAGCAATTACATTATGTGCTCTTTTACCACAACAGCATTTATATCTATCTCTATAATAAATTTCAAAAAATCCGCCAGTAGGGCTTCTAAAGCAATGAGAATCATTGCAAGTGGATACTTCTGGTTTTAAATGGGTTAAATCAGCAATTATATTGCTTAATTTTTCCATAGCTTCCTTTTTAGATACAAAGACCTAAGTCCATATTGGGATAGGATTATAATAAAAAGAGAAAACAATATTCATAAATTCCTAATAATCACATGGATATATCATTCCTTATTCCTCCCAAGAATCAGTAAAAGCTATAAGTCCACCAGTCTGATATTCACAAGCATCATCAATAGGATGCAACTCAGCTCTTTTACCTCGAACATTTTTCATCTTTTCAAACCATTCTGCTGTTTGTCTTTCAATTTCTTCTACCATTTCTTTGGTCCATACTCGTCTCATTCTATCCGTTCCTTCTTTCATTATTGGTACAGTTATAGTAACATTTACTGGTAAATTATCAAGAATATCAGGAGGGGCAAGTCCTTCTTCTATCATTTTTTCAAGATGCTCCTTTGTTATATAACAATTGGACGGTATATATCCTTTACTATTTTGGACAGCTTCAGTAAGTCTGTCAAGTTCTTCTTCGGTTAATTTCTCCACTATTAATCCTCCAATACTCAAAAATAACAACTGTCATTTCATTTCTTTTCGCAGTATCAATCATATTCTTTGTTCCATGAGACTCTCCATCCCAAAAAGCAAACAATATTCCTCCTTCTGCATACTGCGCCATTTCGGCATTTCTTATCATACCCGCACTTTTACCATATTTATCCCATTGAGCAGGAAAAACAGTTAGTTTAACACCATATCTATTAGCGAACTTTTCTCCAATTTTATCGGCACCACGAGCACCGCCACTGATTATCTCAATGTCGGTGCTATGAATACCATTTTCTTTAAAATATGATAAAAGTTTTGTTTCTGCATAAATATAATTATCGAAGTCTCTTGAACCTGCAATAATAATTTTAATCACAATAAATCTCCAAAACTTACGTTTATAGGCTCCCATTTTCTCATCTTGTATTCAGCCTTTCTTTCCTTAGTCCAAGTCTTAATAGGAGTTAAGAAGCCAACTACTCTTGTATATTCGGTTGCGATAGGCTTGCCGCAAATAGGACAAGTTGTTCCATAGAACGCATGATTCTCTTCACAAGCCTGTATTTTAGTATTAAATGCAAAGTATGTAACGCCCTGGTCAGCAATATACTCTGTCATCTTTCTTGCTGTTTCATAGTTCTTAAATGGAGCATCAATATTAGCGTGAAGAATTGAACCACCATTACAGAAACTATCAAACATAGCCTGAACACGAACTCTTTCTTTAAGTGTAGCCTTAATACCAAGTGGCATAAACTGGTTACCATAAAGAGGAAGGTCGTAAATATCTGCATCAGGATAGAAGAACATATCCTTTCTCATAAGTTTTGCGGCGGCATTTTCGCCAGGTATCTGTTCTGTATTTATCTTGTAATCATATCCACCGTCTTCAAGGAACTTGTCAGCAACTTCTCTAATTGTCTTAAAGATAAGTTCACCGAAGTCTGCAGCTTCCTGAGTGTAATATGTATTGTTAAGTTTATCCTGATATGTACAACCGAACTTCTTCATTGTTTCATAAATACCAATAAATCCGATTGTATTATATAAATGTTCAAAATCAATAAGTCCATAAGAGAAGTTAGGAAGTAATCCCTTTTCAACATTTCTCTTAATAATATGACGAACAACATGAAGTGAACGAACTACACAAAGTGTTCTTGCTCTTAATTCTTCAAGATACTCTTCCTTTGTATTTGTATCAAGTGCAAGTCTTGCAAGATTAATTGTATTAACCTTAACAGAACCAACCTTCAATGCAGTACCACCGATAGAGTTGAAGTAACCGAGGTCACGAATATCGCTCTTAAGGCGGCAACAGTTAGAAAGACTTGAAACGTTATCGTCAATGAAGAAGTTAGAATCGCTCCACTTCATATTGTGTCGGATAGCCCATTCAGCAAATTCTTCATCAACAAACTTACCATTCTTTCTAATTAATGAAATAGAAGAAACAGGGAATGTGAACATATTCTCTGAACGAATATTAGCCATTTCTTCCATATACATCTTCTGGAAGTCCATAATGCCGTCCATGTGGTCATACATCATTTCTCCATTTGGGAACTCTGCGCCGCCAAAAAGAGCCATTAAATATTCTCTATCAAATACAGAAGTATTTGTAAAAGCAGACTACTGACCGTCGCGAACACAAGGCTGGTTAACGGCATAAATAAATCTCTGAATATTCTGTCTTGCATAATCTTCAAACTGACTCATACCGAGATATGCAGCGTTCCAGTCATTCTTCCAAAAGTAATACATATAAGGAATAAGGTTCGGAAGACCTACTGCGCCTGATGTACGATTTGAAGCAAAGTTAATATATTCCTTAACAAAATCAACGAATGTTGTTAAATGTCTTGGAGGCTTCGCATTAAATGTGTCGCCGAGGAAAAATAATCCTTTCTCAGCCAAATCCTGTAAATCATAGGCAAAACAATATGATTTAAATGTTGCTGTGTCGCCGTCGTGCATATAGATTTCTCCAGTCCATTCACGACGTAACCATTCATTGGCAGCCTTAAAGCCATAAGCCTTCTGCATTTCATAGTAAATTTTCTGAAAAGACATTACTTTTCTATGAGGCTTAGGCATTTCAGAAAGAAGAGTAACAATATCCTTTCTTCTTACATTACTGTTTGCATCAATTGAACTATCGGCAACTACATCTTCGCCAATAAAATTGTCCATGAAATCTCCATATGAAAGCTGTTCATCGCCCATACCATTAAGGTCTGCGAGTTCTGTACCAAATTCATTCTGGAGTTTGTTCCACTATGTTGTGAAATTTTTGTTCTTTTTACCGATATTAACCTGCATTAATCTGCTCACCTACCCATTTCATTGCATTTTCAAAGCCCATAAAACTGAACTTCATTAAAACTTCTCCTTCACCTGGCTCTTCAACTGCAAGGATAGGAACCATATCTGTACCGACCTCCTTGCAAGCTTTAAGTATTTCATCCATATCTGTAACAACAACATATGGAATACCTGCGGCATCAAGCTTCTTCGCCAAAACTTTACAGCGAGGGCAACCTGTAGAATAAAGTGTAGTCATACTCCTTCACTCCTTTCATTTTATTTTCAATTTAATTATAGCACAATTGACGGAAAAAGTCAAGATGTGCAATAATAAAGTAAAAATCAGACGGCTAATCTCTAATGATTTGATGTCATTCGAGGCGAACCATCTGATTTTATAAAAATTACATAAAGAAACCTGGACACATATAGTCTTCTTCACGTTCACTTATTTCTTTTTCTTCTTCGAGTCTGGCGGCGACATCAGCGGTAGGCTTCTTGAACACTCCTTCTCCACCAGCATTTAACTTACCCTGTACAGCAAAATGGTCAACTTTTTCATTCCAATAATCGCCAGCGTGACCTTTTACCTTTACAAAATTAACCTCACAGAAACATCTTTTACACTCTTGGATAAGGGTATAAATATCCTTAACAAGTTCAAGATTCTCAATGGGTTCGTGTTTCTTACCACGAGTCCAGCCATTATTTTTCCAACCTTCAACCCACTGAGTGAAAATGTTGATACAGTAAGCTGAGTCGGAATGGATAGAAATACCCTCGCCACGGAAACCAAAGGTTAAAAATCTCTGTAAGCCCTTTTTAATAGCAGTAAGCTCCATAGCATTATTAGTGGTTTGTGGGTCGCCGCCAAAGGCTCCACATATTTCTTTTTCATTTTCATCAAGAATTATGTATGACCAGCCGCCAGCTTCACGGACATACTCGCCATTGACTTTTCTCATTGTTGCGGCGCCATCTGTATAAATTTTAAAACTCATAATTTTCTCCTTTCTCTTCACGATAAATAAGGTCTGAATCTTCTTCGATACAATGAATTACATCAAGTTCAAATCCTTGGCAATGTAGACTACGAAGATTTGCATCAAGACCTAAGTCCCAATTCAAAATTTCTTTAATATTATCTCTTATAATATCAAGACGAAGTAATTCCATTTGTAATTGTTTTCCACCCATATATTCTTTCGCATCATTTTCAAGATAGTTTAAATAATTAATTAAATAATCATAAGCTAATTTTGTAGAAGTAAAAGTTGCGACAAGATGAGGACACGAAAAAGGCCAACGCTCTTTAAAAACAATTATTTTTTTCATTTAAAATCTCCTCTCAAATCAAAATGTTTACAACTATCATTTCGCTTAAAACAAGGAATCCCACTGGTAATCATACCAAGCCAGTCATTGCCATCTGGATAAGCATGAAGATTAACCCAGCCAGTTGCAATTTCATCACGGTCATAAAAATTAAGTAAATCGTTATTATTTGTATAATCAAGCTTATCAGTTGCAAGTGTTGCGGCGCAACCAACATAGTCCTTATTTTCAGCTTTTCTTGCCCACTTACAATACTCACATTTAATTACTTCATAATCCATTTCTTTTACTCCTTTCATTTTTTACTATAATAATTATACCATAAAATTTATAAAAAGTCAAGAAAAAGAGGGCGATTTCTCGCCCTCAATTTATTTAACTTCCCAACTCATCATTTCTTCATATAACTCATGTGCAAATGAATTTCCTCCAATTGTACTATAAGCCTAATATAAAGAACAAAGGTCATTTTTAGTATTCAAATCAAAACTCTTTTCTTTACAATGAGCAAAGTAAATCTGAGTAATAGAATGTCTAAGTTCAGACTTGTTAATTTCACGAGTCTCTTGACGATAATTTTCAATTCGAGTGTCCATATCGGCAAGCTTTCTATTAACGTCTTCAAACTTAGTATTAATCTCAGTTTTTAATTCTTCAATAGAAGCTTTTATTTCCTTCCCGAAATCTGTGAATGCCTCTATTGCGGCGTCGTTCTTTTCTTTCTCTCTTGCAAGAGCATCTTTAAGCTCAAGGTCGGTCTGGTCAGGTTCTTTATCAACCTTTTTAATATTGACAATAACGGCGCCAATTGCAGTTATCACACCAGTTACTGCGGCGGCTATCGCTGCTATTGCTGCTGTAGTCATTCGATTCACCTCCGATTTAGTAAATCATTATGAAATTTACTCATTACTCGGTAAGAAGGCTCTGTTAGAATTTTCTCAATTGTCAAGTTCTCGTAATCCCAATAAGGAATTCGAATAAGAGGAATCTTCTTTCTCAGACAATAAGCGTTTTTGCGTCTGTCCCATTCTTGGGTCTGTCTAAACTCTGAAATTGTTTTTTGAAAGTAAGGAACTTGGTGAAAATGTTGTTCTCCGTCATATTCTATTAGTGCTACAATCTTACCCTTACTGTAAATTGCAAAGTCAAATCTTAATAAGTTTCCACGCAAACTTTTTAAGTCTGGAAAGCTTACCTCTGTTTTATAATAAATATGGCTGGCTTTCAAAATCTTTGCAATTTTTTCTTCTCCTTTTGAAGCCAATTACATATCTCCACGTCTTTTTGGTGGTTTAGACTATTTCGCCGGCTGTGGCGGGATATAGTTAACAAGCTTCTTTTTATCCACTTCATTATAATATAATGGCGCATATGGAACTTCCCATTCTGCAACATGATAAGTGGCTATATGATATAATGCTCTGCCGTCAGGACCAATTGGAATACCATTAGGATACTTCTTAAGAAGTTTCTTAACAGCATCGTCAAAGGAATCTCTATTCCACTCATACATATCACAATCTAATACCGCAGAGAAATGTGTTGTATTGATTATATCCTTCTTTGGCGGCGGAGGGAGAGCAGGAGAATTAATAATTATTTCTCTCCAATCAACTAAACCTAATTGAATTTCTTCTAAAGACTTTTCATTAAGTTCATAATCAACTTTATAGAAAGCCTCCTTACAAGATTTTATCTCATATAATTCAGATTCAGTGTTATACTTTAACTGAATTAAGATATAGTATTTCTTAACTTTATAAACAACATTTACAAAGTTAATTCCGTTAAATTTTGAAAGGAAAAGACGACCTACATCATCAGAATTATCAAATTTAACTTCTTTTGGGAAATACTTATCTTCATTAATGATAGGCAAACCAACGAACTCAGGAATGGTAATATATCTTGTTGTCTGCTCATAATCGAAAGACGGTGCTCCAAGGCAATTCTACAATAATGTGACTGTTTTTAAGTAATCCTACTTATAAGCGCACATTTCAAAGTGTTTACAAGTAAAACAGCGAGGCTATACTTGTGTATGCTTTGGCGGTATTCTTGGAGGAATTGGCGCAAGAAGCGGAGGTCTTTTTGTTGGGCCTGCATCTACATAACCAACCTTACGTTCTGGCTTAGGTGGTGGTGGAGGAGGCTCAGGATTGGGATTGAATGGCACAGGACCTAAGTGTTCATGTGGGTAATAATCATACTCAGGAACTGGGCATCCATATTCGTCTCTCATTTTATTTCACCTCACTGTACAAAATAAAGGGGGAAGATAAAACTTCCCCTACTAATAATATGTAGATTTGCATTAAAACTAATCTAATTTTTTACTTTGTTATCTGTGAAAACTCACAATCTTCTGGCTTTTTATCGGCTCTCCAAGTTTCGATTTTTCCGTGACGAAGTGTGTAATCTCCGTCGATGTGCTCGATTTCCATGGCAGTAAGTTCAGCAACCTTACCCTTCCACTTTTCAGGATTTGTAACGATTTCCTTCTTAAGTTCATCAGTTATATTACTAATCCAAGCGATATGAACTGGCTTGCCGTCTTTCATTACAGAGAAAGATACTGCACTTGCCCAACCGAAGAAGTAAGGCTTTTTAACTGGTTCAACAGGAACGCCATTACGATAGTCCTCAATCTGACAAGTATCGTACTTTTCACCTGTCTTATAATTCTCCCAATAGGGCCATGTCTCCATTTCTTTACCGTCATAAAGACGATTTGCGGGCTTATAATCACCGTCAAGGAAAGCATCAACAGTATCTTCAAGTTCCTTCTTCATCTTAAGAGTCATCCAAGCAGTTCTTTTACCGCAAAGATACTGGCAGTCTTCTCTTGTAATAACGATTCCCTCTCCGCCTGCGGCAATAACATTACCATATAAATCCCAAAGTTCCTGACCTTTAACATACTGAGCGAGGTCAACATAAGGAAGGTCCTTAAGAATTTCAAGATTGAGGTAATTAATTCTCTCGCCAAAAGGCATATTAATCATTGACTTACCATTCCAAGCGACTATATCAAAAATATAGTAATGGAGATACTCGCCCTTCTTCTGTCTATCAAGGCACTTATCCTTTAAACAGTTGAGAACAGAAGTAATTTTACGGCTACCTTCGTTATTTGGGAAATAAATTTCACCAATGAAAACTGTACCATTAGGTACGGTGGCGAAGCTATCACATATCTGCGGAACCCATTCTGCCTTGTCAGTATATCCGCCATTGACAGATTCAGTTCTACTTCTCATATGGAAATTGCCGTCCATATCCTTGATAATCATATTCCAAGCGCCGTCCATTTTTCTTGAACCATAATACTTATCAGAAAGACAAAGCTCCTTAGCCTTAGCTTTCTTGTCTCCCTTATAACTGGAAGTAAAGCTGTAATACTTCTGAGCACTCATATTCCAGAAATCAAATCCGTCTATTAAAATTTCCATAAACAACTCTCCTTTAATTTTTTCTATATTTATTATATCAAAAATTCTTTCAAAAGTCAATCGCTATCTTCTACAAAAGTTTCTACAAAAATGGTAGCCTCTTGCATAAGTTCGTCAAGTCCACGGCTATTATCAATTATAACGTCATATTGATAATTTTCAACATTATCATCTGCATGGTTTCCATAAGTAATAACCTCGCCACGTTGAACAAGTACGGTTAAAGCATTATAGTCACCAACAAAACGTTCAATTTCTTCTGGCTCGCGGCAATCTATAAAGACAATATCCGTATCATCTTCGAGGAAATCAATCGAAGCCTGACAAGCCTGATAAGGTAAATCCTTCCAGCGAGTTAGAGCATCTTTAAGGTCTGAGAGAAATCTTCTATCTGCTGGGGACTTGCCGCCGTCCCAACCGATTATTTTTGCTATATCTTTAACATAAGTAATAGTTGAAATAATTTCAACTTTCATTCCTCTTGCTTCGGCTATTTTCTATACAAGAGTTTCAAATGTGGTTTTGCCGCTGGCCCCTCGTCCATTTACAACTACAACTTTCATGGTAATATATCTCCTCCATTTAACATATCTATTAAAGCTTCAGTATTGTATTGCTTTGCCATTCCGTAATCAACTGTGTATCTATCCATATCTTGTCCTGTAATTTCAAAAAGTTCTTTTGCTCTTTCTCTGCTTACAATATTATAAACCTGTGGAAAATTACGAGAATCAATATAGCGTCCAAGATTTGTCATAGTAAATTCAAGTTTATCCCCTACATTATCGTGGAACATATATAAATGAATGTTGCCTTCCTTTGAAGAGTCAAGTATTAAATCATAAAGTTTAAAATCTTCTTCTGAACCGTCAAGTATGAAGAGTACAAGTGGAATTGATTTATCGGTAATATCATAAACTTTATCGACGGCTTCCTGTTTTGCATTATCATTTTGCTCATACCAATCAACTCCGCCGCCTATCGGTAACTTATAAAAATCATACCATAAAACTTTAAGTGGATACTGGTCCCACAAGAATGAACCTTCATCTAAATAGAAGGTTTGTGCGGTATAAATGTCAGATGGGTTCATTCGAGCAACAGGATGATATATTTCTATAAAATCCTTAGACAAAGCTGCTTCATTTTTTACATTAAAAATAGGATGATAACCTGTAATTAAGACACAGTGTTTCTCTTTTTTTGCTTTCCGATAGCTTATAGTTGGAAAGTCTTTAAAATATTCTTTCTCTTCCGCATTTAAGTCACCGAGGATACGTATATTAATAGTAACTCTCATTGCTGCCGCGGCGGCGTGACATATACGTAGAGCTAAGAATGAATATACAGTGTGGTCATAATTAACTACAAATGTATATCTTTTCTTCAATTCAAATTCATATTTCTTAATAAAGTCAGTCATCATATAAGTAAGTGATATATTACCATTTACTTCTGCCTATTTCTCTTTATTAAGAATCGGATTTGGATAGTGATTATTAATGAAATTAAAGTAATTAATAACACGCAAATATTTTAAATGTTCTTTTGCAGTCATTCAATTTCACGCTCCTTTTTTCTTGATACTTTTATTATATCATAAAAAAGTCCAAAAGTCAAGTTTTTTACGAACCGCTTGACTTCGAAGAGAAAGAATGTTATAATATTATTTGAGGGAGATGATGAACGTGAGTTGTTCATATAAATTAAATTTAACATTATGGAATAGAAATGCTGCTAATTTGGTATTTGCTTTAAGTGAATTACCAACATCAGTATTTTTATATAAAGAATATGGTAGAAGAATTAATGGTAAATCTTTAATAGGAATATTATCAGGACGCTTCTTATAGGGAGATACAATTATGATATTAATTGATAATCCTGAAGAAATGAGTAGAGTAAAGAGTATTTTTAACCAATATGGTGAAGAAATTATTTAAGGAGGCGATGGTATGGAATACAGAATGTGGAAATGCACAGCTGGAGCAATGGAAAATTGCGTACCATTAATCAAGGCGTCAGTAAAGGAAAACGATAATATTAGTATGGGTTCTTCTCTCAGATTCGTGGGATTTGAAGGAACTGCTGGTACCAAGTTTTATCTTAATGACTCCAATGAAGAAATGGAAATACCAGCAGCAGGTCACTTTGTGACACCTTTTACTGGAGAAAGAGGTATGAATATTTGGAGTCTCAAATTTAAAACCGCTTTCACTGGTAATATTTATTACATAATTTGAGAGGTGATATAAATGAGTGGATTCTTTGACCCGTTCGGCAGCGGCTCTGGCGGCGGTGGAGGAATAGGTCCTCAAGGTCCAGAAGGTCCTCAGGGTCCTGCAGGTAAAGACGGTAAGGATGGTAAGGACGGTACTTCCGTAAGTAACGCAGAAATTAATAGCAATGGACAGCTTATTATTACCTTAAGTGACGGTACTTCTTTTAATGCAGGAAATGCAAAAGGTGCAGATGGTGCAGATGGACATGATGGTGCCCCAGGTGCAGATGGACAGGACGGTAAAGACGGTAAAGATGGAGTCGACGGACAAAATGGTGCAACAGGTAATGGTATTTCATCTGTATCAAAAACTGGTACAGAAGGAAATGTTGATACCTATACTATATCTTTCACCAATGGTACTTCAACTACTTTTACTGTAACAAATGGTATTAATGGTACTAATGGTACCAATGGTCATGACGGTGCAGATGGTGTAAACGGACAAGACGGCGCACCGGGTCTTGACGGTATAGGTATTCTTGACATTTAGAAAACAGGTACATCAGGACTTGTTGATACTTATACAATTACATTAACAGATAATAGCACTGAAACTTTCACTGTTACAAATGGTGAAAAGGGTGACCCGGGTTCAACTGGTCAAAATGGTGCCCCAGGTGCAGACGGTATTTCAATTACTGGTGCTTCAATTGACGCGAATGGTCACTTAATTCTTACTTTAAGTTAGGGTCCTGCAATTGATGCTGGTGTAGCAAAAGGTGCTGACGGTACTTCAATTACAATCATTGATAATTTAAGTTCAACATCTGAACTTCCTTCTACTGGACAGCATAATGGTGACGCTTATTTAATCAATGGAGACCTTTGGATTTATACTGGCGGCTCTGACCCAGATATGGTTAACGGCTTTAAAAATGTTGGTAGAATTTAGGGACCAGCAGGTAGAGGTATTTCAGGTGTCGCTATTACAAATGGTGACTTATATGTTACCTATACAGATGACCCAGGCAATCCTGTAAGAATCGGACCAGTTCAGGGTGCGGCAGGTAGAGGTATTACTTCTATTGCTAAGACTGATACTATTGGACTTGTTGATACATATACTATTACTTATAGTGATAGTACAACTTCAACATTTACAGTTACTAATGGTGCGGCAGGTCAGAATGGTACTAATGGTACTAATGGACAAAATGGTGAAGACGGCGAAGACGGTATTGGTATTTATTCTATTACTAAAACAGGTACGGTCGACTTAGTTGATACATATACAATTACTTATACAGATGGAAACACAGCTACTTTTACAGTTACTAATGGTGCTAACGGTACAAATGGTACAAATGGTACTAACGGCAATGATGGTAGAGGTATTGCTTCAATTACTGGTCCTGTAACTGTCGGTTTAGTTGATACTTATACAATTAACTTTACAGACGGACAGAACCCTGTAACATTCACTGTTACAAATGGTGATGATGGCGCAGTAGGTGCTACTGGTAATGGTATTAGTTCTGTAACAGGCCCTGTTTCAGCAGGTCTTGTTGATACTTATACTATTAACTTTACAGACGGTACTCATACTACTTTTGCTGTTACTAATGGCGCGGCAGGTCAGAATGGTACTGATGGTTTAGGTATTAAAACAATCGCTTTTACAAGTTCAAGTGGAGCAGTTGATACTTATACAATTACTTATACTGATAATACAACTTCTACATTTACTGTAACAAATGGTATTGATGGTGATGACGGTGTTTCAATTACCAATACTACAATTACAAATGAGCATTTAATTATTACTTTAAGTACTGGTTCAACTATTGACGCTGGTTCTGTTACTTTAAGAAGCACTCAGTATAGTTTCAGTTTATTACCTGCAAACTGGGTACAACAATAGGATGGTTCTTACTTATATACATTAACAAATGCGAATATTGAGTCAACCGATTTTATTGATGTAGGCCCTGCAAATGGTATTACTGAAAACCAATTAAATGGATTACTTGGTGCTAAACTTATAATCGAAAGCGTTAATACTGGTAGCGTAGTATTTAGAGCATATGGCGAAAAGCCTTCAATTGAAGTTCCTATGTTGCTTGTAGTTGAAGGAAGTTATTTAGCCGTAACTCCTGTTATTACAGTCGATGATGCGCTTAGTTCTGTTTCAACAAATCCTGTTGAGAACAGAGTTGTTACAAATGCTCTTGCTGCTAAGGCTGATTAGTCTTAGGTCGATATAATGTAGGAAAAATGTGACCTTGTAGGAATTTCTGATAACCTTCTTCAGTTAGGTGTAATAACATTGGGCACTGGTTATAGCGGTGCTAAACGCTCTGATGGTTCAGTAATTGTTTCTGCTGATGGTTCATAGTATGGCAGCTCAGGTACATTTGAAATTGATGTAGTAAACACTATTCCTGCAGGAACTTATAAATTTTCAGGAAGTATCGGAGGTTCAACTAATTCATATTATATGGACCTTTATGATAAAAATGGTGGTAAACTTGCTTCAGTAAAAGATGGTGAAACATCAACATTTACTGTAAATGGACCTACTGAATTAAAAGTAATAGTTGCTGCAACTCATGGACTTCAATTTACTGATAAACTCTTTTATCCAATGTTATGTTCAAGTTCAGTAACTACCCCCACTTTCTCTCGTTCCACAAATGATGGTATTATAAAAACCATTAGTGGACATGATAGGGTCGATATTGTTATTGACGATTCCTATGCTTATCAACTTCTTGAGGTAACAATAATGAGTAGAAACACTCCAGGTTAGGTTATTAAGGAAGCTCGCTACTGGATTGAAACTTCTTCTGGTGTAGACTGCATAACTTCTATTTTTGATACAACAAGTGGACCAGAAGGACCTCCAACCTTTACTAAATATTATGATAGTAATAGTAAGCCTTGCGTAAAAATTACTGATACCTACGGAAATAGAGATTTTGTTGTTAAAATAATGAAATATTAAGGGGTGAGTTAAATGAGTGGAATTTTACATTTGCCGCAAGGCGGCGCATAGATTGCGGTCATTTCTCAAATCCCTGATACTTTAATGAATAGAGACGCAACTTTTTAGGAAGTCTATGATACGCTTGGTACATATACATATGTTTATGATACTGATGATACCACAGATACTGTTGATGGAATTTGGGACGGATATGAGTCTTGGGAACAAACAGTTGAAAATAGCGATATGGCTATTGTTAACAAAGCAAGACATAATGGTTTAAACTTTTTGCCGCAAGCTCAAATTCCAAATACGCAAACAAGAAAGAATGATGTTAAGTTTATGTTCATTAATCGTGTTATTGATTTTGCTTCTGACCGTGTAATTTCAACTTGTAAAGTAAGTGAAGCGAATTGGACTTCAACTGTAGTTAATATCTATTTAATTCCTTTTAATAGTAATTATACAGTAAATGATTATTTAACCAAACTTAATAATCATTTAACAACTCCAGACGCAGATATAGTTGAAATGACATTTACACATAATGGAGTATAGGATTAGAATGATTTGGAAGGCATAATGCTTGCAACCCTTCCAATCCCTGGCAAATATTTGATTGGAATTAAAACAACTTCAACTCAAAATAATGCCGCTCCTTCAATTTACAGTTTACAATTCAGAACATATTGATAGTTAGGCCGCCTAATCGGCGGCTTGACTTTTATCATCTAATGTGATATAATAGAGGTGAAAGAAAATGGGATGGAATAATTATTCATCAGAAGCGGCTTTGGCAGAAATTACCGAGGCTTTAGAAGATAACCTCTTAACACCTGATTATCTTGGTAAAAATACAATTAAAGCTGTAGCAAATTTAGATATAACTTTAAATGGTAAAACATATGAAATAAGAAATCTTGAAGGAGAAACTACTATTGGTGTAAGAGGTCCGACATTAATGACTAATGATGGACAATATATCCTTACTTTTGACAATAAATTTATAAATGTAAGGAGGGAAGAACGATAATGGCAGATTCAGAAGGAAGAAATTATTATTGGGAATCTCTTGATTAGAATACAACTGGTGAAAATGTCGGAGTTGTATTAGATAGTCTTTGTGATATTGTTGCAGAGAATGAGATTGAAGAAAATTAGGATGTTGTTAAATGGGTTCCAGGTGAAGAAGGACAAAAGGGACATTTTGAACTTGGAGAAGGCGGCAGTCAGACTCCTCCAATTAATGCAGGACATTCTTAGTTACTCATTGGAACTGGAAATGTCGAACCTGCAAAATGGGCAAAAGGAAACGAATGTAACCTTTATGGTATGCCATTTTGGGAAGATAATAATGTATCTCCTGCGACAGGCGGTGGAGTCACTCCTTCACCAACTTACTTCGGAATTGGAATGATTGAGGGACCTCCATTTGAAACTGCTTTTGGTACAGTAAGACCTGCTTCAACTTAGGGAGTACTTAATTATCCAATTACTTATTTAAAGAATGGATTTGCCAGTGCAGATACTGCTATAGCCAAAATTTATGGAGACTCAAAAATTGAAATAGGCACAAAAGGAACTGTATATAGTGGCATAAAATGGTGGGGCGGAGAAGATTTTGAAGAAACTTTAACAAGTCCTACTATTAAAATTAAAGGAACTGCAAAAATTGAAATGCTTGGTGGAGCGGACCCTCGTAGTACTCCTGCTATTTCAATGAGAGGTAACTGTTTAATTGATATGTATGCTAATCCAGGACCTAATTATTGGCTTGGATAGGTTCATCCTGATAGAGAATATATTAGAAAATATATTGACCCTTTTAGAAGCAGAGACAATGATAATACTCCTATACTTCAAATTCATGATGGGGCAACAGTTTCTATTTATGAAAGAGCAACATTATAGATGAGAAATAATGCAACAGCAATTTTATCTGGTAATGCTGATATTCATATTAATGGTGGTTAGTATTCATAGGGCTATCATAATTCTAATGGCAATATTTTCTTATAGGAAGGTTATAGAACTCAAGTTTATCTTCATCCAGGGTCTTACGTAAGAATGAAAGGTACTGAAGAATTTCCAGCTTCTATATCTGTTGATGAAGGACAAATGATTTTTGGTAGTGGTGCTATTGTTAATAAATACGACCACGATGGATATGATGGAGATTCTAATATCTTCTTTAATGGTTCTTGGGTAGATTATAGCGCAAGAGCGAATTGTACTGAAAGTAGTTAGATTGGAACTTTTGATTATGGACATCCTCATTGTAGTATAAATACTGAATTTAACGATTTATATACAATGAAATAGCAGATAGGTTATCCTTTGATTGGCTATGAAGGACCAGTTAGTATGCATATCTGTTCTTCAGATTCAGGTAGATTAGGTATGCAATTAGCAACAACAGGTAGTTCTACCATTGGTATTGTAGCTTCTTGTGGTGGAAGTAGTACAACTCAAATTAAATATGGAATTGGTGGAAATTCTAAACTTATTGGAGACATTGTTCCTAATGACGGAAGCAGTACATATTTCCGATTTGGACCGGATGAATCCTCAGAAACTTCTGTCTATTTTGAACCAAGTGGAGTTACAGCAATTAAATTTGCTCCAATATATGCTTTTGGTTTAACAGTAGAACCAAAACATAGTGAGATTATTTGTCAATGGGATAGATTTAAAGGAATATTTGAAGGTAATGATTCTTTTATTTAGATTGACGGCAATACTCATTTAGAGTCTTGGAGTGGTACTGTAATTTTAAGAAATAGCGAAGTCAATCCTGTAGCTGAAAAGTATAGTAGAACTAAATATGAGCATTATCCAAAAATGTATGAAACAACTAAAGAAATTTCTGTTTAGGGTGAAATCATTGTTGATACTGATTTGAGTAGTATGTCAATTTCAGATATTGAAACTCAATTTGCATCTGAATTAAAAAATGCAACTGCTTTACCAGATAATGACCCTCATAATAATGATTATACTTGGAATAATTTTACAGGGACTTCTAAAACAAAACTTCCAATAAAATATACTGAAACTTTAAAAATTAATAATATTAGAATAATTAACTGGAACACTTCTACTAATTTTAAATCTAATACTTATTATACAGAAAGTACATTAGTACAATCAGAAGAATTTAAAAATTGGATAAGAGATACTTTTGGATATGGAGATAATTTTACTCTTACTCTTAAGTCAGATGCTCAATTATCACGTTATTCTGGTAGCACTACAACATATAGTTATTATTTAGGGTCATATTATTTAGATATTAATAATATAACGTTTACAAAAACTCATTCCGTTGCTGATAAGAAAGATTATATTTATAAATATATTGGCTCTTTTAATATGACCAGTAGTTCTTTAAAAGCTGGTGTTAGAAAAGGAATTCGTGAAATAGTGGAAAGCTATAATTCGTATCACAACTATTAGACAGTTTTAGAAAATGCTTATACATCTTGGTCTGAAGTGAATGAATATGAATATATTGAATCACTTGAAATTAAAAATGTTAAAGATTTGGTTTATTCTGAATATACCGTTTATATTGATTCATATGTATCAACCAGTGTAAGCACTTTCTTTAATAATAGTGAAGTACAAGCATTCTTTAGAAAGACTTTTAAATGCGACCGTGTTGCAGCAGGAACTAATTGTAGCATTACTTATTATCAGTATAGATATGGATATTATTATTATAAAGTAAAAAACTTTATTGCAGAATATGATAGCTATTTAGTTAAAAATGCTGTAAATAATACAGCTAACTATATGCTTAACTATCCTGATACTCCTTATGCAGATTTACCAGTAGATGTTAAAACTTTCTTAAATTAGAGTTCTTCTAAACCTTATAATGTAGGAGCTTATGATTTTTCTAATGCGGAAACAGGTACTTATAACGCATTAGAACATTCAAGATATAGAATAAAAACAACTTCTGTATATCAAGGTTCAGCACAACATTTAGGTAAAGAATGGTATCGTCCAATTCAAACAGCAGATAGAGTTGGTACTGAAACTTGGGATTAGTCTCCAATTATTCAAGCATATGGACCTGTCAACTGTCTACTCAGAGAAGGCTGGAGTCAAGGAGCATATACTCATCTTAACTATACTTTTACTCCTACTGAAACTTATGATTTAACTGATAAATATGAATTTATTAAATAGTTTGAATCAGGCGCTGACTATGCTGATTTTGAAACTTTCTTACGAGGACAAATTGTTGACCAGTATGAAAATATTATTTTAAATTCTGATGACTCTATTACAATAGCATTTAGATATTATTCTGATACTAATGCTCATTTAAATAGTTATGCTAATAATCCTGTTGTAGAAATTACTGATGATTCAGAATTTAGATTATATAATGGTATTAGAATTAAAGCAGAAACAGTCAGTGGTGAAAGTGGTATTACATTAAGCAATCCAAATACAAATGAAGAAATATCATTTAGTTTCAAATAGCTTGAAGCACTCAAAGCAATGATTCCAAATGGAAATCTTTAAGGTGGTGAATTAAATGCCAAATAATGAAGGAAACAGATATTACTGGGGTCTTCATAGTGAAAATGCCACTGGTGAAAATGTCGGAGCGGTCTTAGATGACCTCTCCGATATTGAAGTCACACCGGAGGAAGGGCTTGACGATGAACATAAAGCGATAATTGTTGAGTATGATGAAGACCTTGGTAGAAATAAATTTAAACTTGGCGCAGCAGGTAGTAAAGTAGAGATACCTGGTAATGATAATCAGGTTGTAGTTGCAGACGGAGAGGGCAATGCAAAAGCTAATACCGCTTTATTCTATGCATAGACAGAAGGTAATCCTGGAACTATTGCAAAGTTACAAACTCCAATGGCTTCTATAGAAATAGGAAGTACATCTAACGTGCCAGAAAAGTATTGGGGCAGCGACAAGAATAATGCCAAATTCTTTATGACTGGCTCTCCATTATTATAGATGTTAAAGAGAGAAGGAAGTTCTCCTATTGTCTCAATGCTTGGAGCTGGCGTTTTTGAAATGTACGCTTATTAGAATCATAATAGTTAGATGGCTTATACTCGTGCTTTACCAAGATATAGCTCTGGTGACAAATGTCTATCTGAAGTTGCTTATTATGCTTATCAAGGTTACTCTCCTTATGGTAGTAACTATACTCGTTTAAGTGAGGCAGAAATTTTTCCATATTTCCATATGTCAAATTCAAGTACGGTTATAATGGAAGGCGCTTCTATTATTAAAATGGCAGATAGCGCGGGTCTTGAAATGGCTGGTAATGCTGACGTCGTTATTCGTGGTGGTGCATTAACTGACATTGATGGTAAACAGATTAATTCGGGTCAAATAAGAACCGGTTTATATATGGAACCGGGCGCAATGATTAGAATGACAAGGTCAACAGGTACCTATGGCGGCGAATATGGACCAATGATTGCTCTTGAAAGTAGTAGTAGCGGAGATGGTCCTGGTAAACTTTTAATAACTGCGTAGCATGGTATCCATAACGGAATTTATGATTATAATTCAGGTGACCATGACTTTGGTGCTACTTTAAGTGGTCGTATAATTAGTTTTTCTTATAGATTATATAATCATCGTAATTTTATTTATAATTCCAGTGTTAGCCCAGGTAGTCTTCCTTCTACTTTAGTACCAAAACTTTTTTAGCCTACATTGAATATCATGGGTAAAACTCATTTATCAATTGGTGATAGCGGATACCTTGCCGCCAAAATAGCTCCAAGTAGTGGTGCTTATACATCCATTGATTGGAGCGGATATGGTTATGAAGATATTAAAATTGGTACAGATAGCGGTGCAATAGTAATGTTTAATATGTGTCACGGCAAAAATGCTGTTGCAGCTTACAACATTGAACCAGCCGGCAGTAGTAATACAGTTTTTAATTATTGTCCAAATGGTGTTTCAAGTATCAATTACTCGCCAAAGGGTAGTTGTGCTATATCTTTTACTCCAAATGTAATGACTGAAATAACTTGTCAATGGAGTACATTAGATGCTTTAATTGAAGGCGATAATGCTTATGTTCAAACATCAGGAAATTTCCATGGTGAATTACACGGTGGCTCATTTATAATGAGAACCACAACTCCTGCAAATGAAAATATCATTTATGGCGGTCATCCAAGCAATTCACATTTAGGAAGAGACTGGACTACATTTGTATAGAATGATTCTGAACCTGTCTTTTAGATGTATGATGAATCTAACTTCGCAATGGCGGCGGATATTTCAAGAGAATATACTGGAGAATATAGTTTTACAAATAGTACAACGATGTCAAAATCAGATTTTGAAGCTTCTACTAAATATCAAGATTTCTTAGATGAACTTACTACATATAATAGAACTTTAATATCATATACCATAAATAATGAAAGTAATAATGGTAGTTATATCGTTCATATTAGATATAAATTTACGAATGATACTCCAAGAGTTGCCCCAGCTACATCTACTCATGCTCCCGTTTTTGAAATGTATGGCGAGTCAGAACTTCGTCTTAGAGATGGAGCTTCTATTAGAGGTACAACAGTTAATAATGAAATTTAGTTCCAATTTGATGATGGAACTAATTCAGTTAGTTTTACCGTTGCGGAATTAACTGCGCTTAAAGCATTGTTAACTCAAATTCCAATTCAAGTTGTTTAGTCTGCTTCTGAAGCAACTGAGTCGGGTATTATGTATTTTGTTGACGGAGGTGGAAACTAATGGCAGTAACAGGTAGTGGAACATAGCAAGACCCATATGTTGTTGATACTTGGGAAGATTTTTTTGATAAAATAAATACTTCTATATCAACTTATGTAGAATTTCCAAAATAGCTAACTCCCACAACAGATACTGAGATTATTGAAGGAAAATTATATGTAGATAGTGATGGTAATGTAATTATAAATCCGGTTGTTTCTGGACTTAATACTTATTATGAAAATAGTTTTTGTTTGGATGCTAATGATTATGAGTCAGAAGGATGGAGTGCCACTAAAGTTTGTAAAAGTCATTTTAATGGAAGAGGAGCAAAGATTAAAAATATTTATATGAATACTGCATTACCAAATGGATTATTTTATTGTAGTGGTTCCAGTGGTCGTGCAGAATTTACTGGAATAAATTTTGAAAATATCCTTATTGATTGTGTTGGTACTTATCTTTTTAATGGTTGTAGTCTTAATAGTTGTATCTTCTCTATTGGAACCAAAGGTAGTTTTTATTTCCTCGGTAATAGAGCTGGAGAAACTAAAAAGAACGCTATTTATATTAAAGTTTATCCTTCAGTTACCGGACAAATATATCTAAATGGAATTGACCCGCCACATACGTTTTGTTTTAATAGAATTATTTTAGATATGCCTAATCCTCAAAATATGAGTCTTTATATCAATAGTGCTCATGATTGTTTAATATAGGGAGATTTCAATAATGAAAGCGGTTCTTACCTTTTCCTTCAAAATAGTAAATATATGGTTGTTGATTGTGAAAATGCTTATGCTACAGCAGGCTCTGGACTTGCTGGAATATGTATTGCAAATCTTGGAAAAGTAGCAGGAGTAATGGGCGGCGTCACTGGAGTACCAGAAGATAAGATGACAGACGTAACTTATCTTGATAGTATAGGATTTCCCATTTAGTTATAAGGTGATGCTCTATGGCTTGGATAGTTTAGGATAATTAGCTTATAAATAATGAATTTATAAATTCTGCAAGCAAGCCATTTGTTGGAGATAGTCCTGATATAATGTGGACTGTTGATACTTTAATTAGTTCATCAGTCCCATCACATCGGTTAATGTTATAGCAAAAATCGGTTGCTCCATTTCATGGAGATAGCCCTTACATAATGTGGAGATATGACCCTAATGTAAATAATGGAGTCATATACTCCCCATTAATGCCTGGTTTTGCGGCAACATCACCATAGCCTCCTACTCCAACTGGTGTTCCATTTTATTATAATGGAAATCAAATGACAGAAGTCATTTATAATGGTCACTCATTAACAGAATTTATATATAACGAACCAACTTAATAAAAATAAAAGGAGGAATGGAGTATGAATAACTTTTATGGCGGCTCAGACGGCGGCGGATTTTATCCCGTCTCAGCAACAACAGGGACACCAATTGGATATACAGATGGCGTACCATTCTTTGTGAGTGGTACTCACGCCATACCTCCAATTGATACTCGCAAAAAAATAATGGGTTATAACTACGGCTATATGGCAAATAGAACAGAATATCGTAATCCTGCCGCCATAGAGTCACAAAATCAGCTTTATGACCTTGGAATTAACTGGGTTTGTTTACCAGTAGTAAATTGGCAGGACACATATCATTCAACTAATATTTATGCAGACCATTTAGCAACTCCAACTGACCGTGACGTTGCGGCATTTATTGAGTCTGCTCACAAGCGTGGAGTTAAAGTCTGTTTAAAACCAATTGTTGAAAGTAAAGACCATATGTGGAGAGCGCACATTGGTTTCCCCGACCTTAATATGTAGGATATGGATGTTTACTGGAAAGCTTGGTTCATTAGCTATAAAAACTTTTTACTTCACTATGCTGAACTTGCTCAGGAACTTAATGTAGAAATGTTCTGTATTGGATGTGAAATGTTAGGTACTGAACATCGCAAATATGATTGGCTTTATTTAATTGATGAAGTTCGTCGTGTTTATAAGGGCAAGATTATCTACAATACAAATCATGACCACGAAGATGATTAGGAATGGTTTGATGTTCTTGATTATATCGGTACTTCTGCTTACTATCCAGTAGGCGGCGAAAAGAGAACCTATAAAGAAATGGAGAAAAATTGGATGGAAGTTCGTTATCGTCTTGATGCAATTGCAAAAGACCGTAACAAGCAGTATATCTTTATGGAAATTGGATGTCGTTCTGTTGAAGGAGCTTCAATTCACCCTTGGGATTTTACCGAAGTCCTTAAGTGGAATGAACAGGAATAGGCAGACTTCTTCCAGTCTTGTATGGACGTATTTCTTCCTTCTCCTTATTTCGCTGGCGTATTTTGGTGGGATTGGCCTACATTCTCATACTCTGACCGCAAGGCGGCAGAACAAGATAAAGGCTTTTCAATTCATTTGAAAAAAGCTGAAAAAATCGTTAAAGAGTATAATAATAAGTTTGGCAAGTAAAACATTAAAGTAAATCTAATAAAATTCTACATAAATAGAGAGAAAGACAATTTCTCTCTATTTTATTAAGAGGTGATAAAAATGACAGATGAGACAAGAAGAGAAATCTTGAAGGCTCACTTCTATGGTTTTGATAATGCTAAAATCGCGTCTGTGTGTGATATCACAGAGGAAGAGGTCGCAACAATAATCGAAGAGGGCGAAGATGTTCTCAAGGAATTGGAGGCGAGAAATTATGGCACAGCTTAAAGGTATTGATGTCAGCCAGTGGAATGGAAGCATAAACTGGTATCAGGCAAAGAGCGCAATTGATTTTGCAATTCTTCGTATCGGTTATGGTCGCGAAGTTTCTCAGAAGGATATTAAGTTTGATGCTAACTACAGTGGTTGTAAAACCAATAAGATTCCTATGGGTGGTTATTGGTATAACTATGCTAAGACAGTTGAAGATGCTAAGAGAGAGGCAGATGCTTGTATAAAAGTTCTTGCAGGTAGAAAGTTTGACTATCCTCTTTGGTATGATATTGAAGAAAATTCAGTATTTGCAACTGGTAAAGAAAACGTTTCTAAGATTGCAGAAGTATTCTGTGAAGCTCTTAAGGCGGCAGGATATAAGGTTGGTATCTATTCTTCTTACTACACATTCCAGACTTACTTTACAGAAGATGTAAAGAAGAAGTACGATATTTGGCTCGCACACGTTGGAAATGGCGGTGCACCGCTTAGCAATACTGGTTATCCTGGTCACAAAGAGATGTGGTAGTATTCTTGGACAGGTAAGATTCCTGGCATCAATGGAAACGTTGATGAGGATTGGAGCTATGTTAACTATGCCGAGAAAGAAGATGAAGATGTTAAACCTGCTCCAGAGCCTGTAAAACCTGAGCCGGTAAAGCCTGTTGAACCTCCTAAGCCTGCTGAGAAAACTATTGATACTTTCTATAGTGTTTATACTCGTAGATGGCTTGGAGAAATTAAGAATACCAATGATGTAAATGAAAATGGTTACGCTGGTATTGAAAATGCTTATATTGCTGCTTTGGCTGCAAGAGCAAGTGAAGGTACTCTTAGATACCAGGTTCATACTAAGAACGGTAGATGGTATAGCTGGATTACTCAGTCAAATAAAAATGACTGGATTAACGGTGTAGCTGGATATCCAGGTTGGGTTATTGACGGTATTCAGATGGAACTCCTTGGTGTTCCTGGCTACCAGGTAATGTATAGAGTTTCAACAGTAAATTCAACTGGTTATCTCCCATGGGTTAAGGGACTTGAAGACTATGCTGGTCTTTACGGACAGCCAATCGACAAGATTCAGATTAAGATAGTAAAGGTATAATTTATTATGCCGCCATTCATTTAGCGGATGGCGGCAATTTTATTAAGTGAGGTGAGATTATGGAGTTTTTAACAACTTTAGTCGGTGGTTCTGCCTTAGGTATAGCAGGTATACTTGCATCTATAACTTCTGTAATTGTTCAGGTTGCAAAGAATTTGCTTCCTAAGAACGTTCCTACTAAACTTGTAACAATCATTACTGCTTTCTTCGTAATGTTTGCTTACTTATTTATGACTGGAGCTTTCGTATCTGGAGCTATTGCTTCAACAATTATCCTTGGTATCTTTGGCGGATTCATTGTTGCTTTCATTGCAATGTTTGGATTTGATTCATTCAAGGATATTATGGGACGCTTCGGTGGTGGAGAGAATGGCGGAGATAAATAATTATTCAACCTTCGATTAGATAATGGATTCGCTTATTAATAGCGGGTTAATTAATGCAGAGAATTTTGATGGTGAAGCATTAAAAGCCTTTGCTGATAGACAGGACGATTTTTGGGATGGTCTTCTCAATTATCTTCAAAATGAAAAAGATAAGTTACCAAATGGAGAATATGGTATAAGAGATTATATGTTTACCTCTGGTGGCGATAAAGAAGCAGAAATTAATGAATAGAGCGTTGTTGAATATATAAACAATAATGCTGATTTAATTGATAGCTTTTTAGATAAATGTTTCGATGGAACTCAACCACATTGGAATGAGAGCTATTAGAAACTTATTTAGTATTTTTAGGATATGTATGATGCTAATAAAGAAGTTGCCAATAATATAAAAATAGGCGATATTCTTGGCGCTGATGCAGGATTCAAATTTAATTCTACGGGACCTTGGGTTAAACCTCATGCAAATGTAGACGGCTATCTCTATGATGAAGTAAGAGGAAATGATAAGATTGTAAGAATTTTATCTAATAAAACTAAGATGCAATTTACTCATAAACTCTTAGAAAAATATATCCGCCTTCTCATGCCTGAATATGAAAGAACCGTAGAGGTTGAAGACTTAAATCGTAACTTCTGGGTTATCGGTTAGGTTATCAGTGGTATTTGCGGTTTCTTATTTGGGGAAAAGAATCCTTTTAAAGATTTGTTTTAGGGAATGGCAGATGAAATTGCTCAGCTTTGGGAAAATCTTTTATATCTTTGGGTTGGATTTGTTTTAATCTCATAGAAAGAAATAAGAGAAAATCCTATTGTTTTAGTTGTGCCAATTTCTTCTCGTGAATTGAGAACAGACAGATATAGTTTTGATTTTGGTCAGACTAAATTTGATGACTTTACTCCTTATACTATGAGAGAAGCCGTTTCTGATAAATTACCAGACACTATGTTAGCAGAGTGTTGGAACTCATTACAATATCTTAAAGACTTATATAGAGACTCTTCTTTGATTATTATTCCTAAAGTTAAATATAGTAATTATAAAGAGAATAGATATGCTGGTGAAATATATCCGGGCATTATTTTTTATGACAGATGGAGTCATAACTTTAGTGCGGCATCAGATAATACTTTTGATGAAACTTTTTATATAAGTTATATTCCATTCTATTTCCTTAATAATACTCATTTTGTACGTTTTATAGTTACTCCGAATGATAATGGTTCTATGAGAATTGGTACAAGAGTTTTTGCTAATAATCCTTGGGGAATGAGAGAAAATTCTACTAAATATTATTTTGTTAAGGATTATAAAAATGGAGAAATTAATGTTCCATATAGTGCGGCATTAAGAACTGTCTTTACTTCTTGGAGTAATTTAACTTTTGAAAATGGCGAAATTAAGACTTTAGATATAACTGCTGAAGTCTATGACGTTAGTAAATAGCTTGGCGGTGTAACAAGTAAGGTATTCGAAGGAACTTTTTCAATTGGAAGTCTTACTCGTTCAACTATTAAGTCTTTAATCTATACTCATAATGAGAGTGACTTTAATGATACATCAGTTAATGTCCCAACTTCTCCGATAGAAATTGTACAAGGTTGGTATGGTGGCGAAGTAGCGACATGGCAAAATATAAAGGGGTGAATAATAGATGAATAAAAGTGATTTCTTACAGTTGATGATAGATTATTTATCTATTAATCCCGATAAGAGAAAGGATTTATATAAGGAGCTTATGGCTTTAACTCAAATTAATTACAGTTCAGAAGTTCCTTAGATTACTCCTATTACCCAGGACGAAATAGATAATTCTACTACATTAATTCAATAGGTAGCAAATCGTATTGACTGGTCTATGCTTGAAGATACAGAATTTGGTGAAGATGAATTTTTTAATGGGGAGAATGGTCTTTATACCTCTCTTAAAAATGCACTCGTCGACCTTAATGGTTTTAAAAATGATTATACAAAAATAACCGACGATACAGATATATGGCAAGACTTTTGGAATGATTCAGTAGCGAATTTAATGAAGCTTCTTGCAGAGAAAATTGACCCCGAATCTGTTAGAGATTATGAGAGGTCTGGTCTTCTTATTGAAATTACTGAGCCGCCAGAAGACGAAGGAATGATTGATACTGAACATTTACGTGCAAGTATTGCGGCACATGGAGCAGTAGCAGAACTTCGTATGATTGATATTATGGATGCTGATGCTGGCTATAGCTTTGCCGATGCGAATGATGTATATGAATATTTAAGATTTTATTCTTATGTAAAAGTTACAAAAGGTAATCATTCTTATGAAGGAAAAAATGTTTTATTTGGCGAAGAAGCAAATAAATATTTCGGACCTTTGGAAGCAAATCCAACTTAGTTAAATAGTTCTTAGGCTTAGGAATTTAGTAACTCAGTAAGAAGCGGTGTGGAATTTGATGATGAAAACGAAGAATATGTGATTCCTGCTCAGGCTGGCACTTATAGCATCACAGGAACCTATAAGATTTTCAAGGTTGTAAAAAATCCTTGGGTAGTTCCTTGGTATAATGTTGATGGAGAAACTTATAGTAGAGTTCGTGGTAGTGATAAAAAGTTAAGCGTACTTTGTGATGAAAAGAAACTTGGCTTTACAAGAACTCAGGGACAAAACAAGTGGATTCGTCTTATTATGCCGCAGTATCAACGCAAGGTTGAAATTGAAGATTTAAACCGAGACTTTTGGGTTATCGGTTAGGTTCTTGCAGGAATAAGTATTTATCTTTTTGATGAAGATAGTCCTTTAAATAAAATGATAAAAGGCTTATTAAAAGAAATTGGTGAGCTTTGGGAAAACGTTGCTTTTCTTTGGGCGGCACTTGCTTTATTAGGATAGCACAAGGCTTATGATAAAACTCATAAGGAAGTCGTTGTAATAAACATGGAACATTTCAGTAAAAGAATTGATTTTGACCATTTTGAAGATTCATTCACTGAGGAAGAAATTAGTTCTAAATTAGAATATTTAATTGATAAGTATTCAAATCATAATTTAGCTATTGTTCCCTATGTTCGTCTTAATAATTATTAGAGAAATTATTATGAATCTGTATGGCTTCCAGGCGTTTGGATTTACGACAGAAATAAAGAAAATGCAGCATGGGATATACATCCTTTATATAAAGATGAGGAAATGACTTAGCCATTAATAATCTCTGTTAATGATTATAAAGACTATATTGTAGGAATATAGGAGTAGGAAGATGTATATAAATACGTAACATTCTTATCTAATGCTGATAGTGAATAGACTACTGATGAAACAAGATTCTATGGACTTCTTAGAGATAATATTCAAATAGCTGGAGAAGTTGATGATACTCATTATATTACAGTAAAAATAGAATTTCACGATATAGGCGCGGGATTAATTGGACGAACACCTACTCTTATTTATTCTACTTTTTAGTACATTAATTATTCAGGTCAAGATTATGTAGATTATGTAACTGAAATAAATTCAGTACCGTTTCCTGCAGACCCGGGTATAAGAAGTATTAATATTAGTAAAGGATATTATCAGGGAGAATTACTTAGCACTTATGATGATGCTGTACTTAATCATCATATTGAAGTTGAATGTGTTGAAATGTTCCCATATCAAGATGGCGACCGCGCGACCGCAGAGACTAATCAGGCAGCGAGAATTGCAACTGCAAATGAAGTCCTTTAGAAATATTTTGAGGAAGAAATAGTTGCAAAAGGAAAACGAGATATATCTAAATTCTACGTAATGATAAGTCATTATTACTACGCAGGAACAGATAACCCAACACACGGAACATATACTTATTATACTGTTGAAAATTCAACTTTAGTTCCTCATTAGGGTATTAGAGGTTCTCAAGGTATTGATTTAGGATTGGTTATTTATATGCCTGGAAGTAATACTCCTTATGTATTTGGTACTGGCGCAAATAATGGAGCAATGTGGACATATAGTGAATATAATGTTCCTGGCGCATGGGCAGAAAATTCAGAAGCTAATGGCGCCTCAGCATATAGATTTGAACTTTATACTAAACATGGTTTAGGTTTAGTTTAGGAAGTTGATGATTGGTATTTAAAAATTATCACTATGGCTAATATCGAAGGAGACCATTCAGATTTAATAAGTCATCCCGATGCCTTTTATCACTCTTGGAGAGATAAAGATAAAAGATTCCCTGGGTCAACAATTTGGCATAGTGGAAGAAATCCTAAACAATTAATAATGAGAACATTTTTTGACTATGCTTATTTATAGAAGAGTGGAAGCAATACTATTCCACGTTTATATAGCTATAAGATAGAAAAAGATGACCCTACTACAAGTGGCGATTTAGTTCGTTCAACTCCAGAGGGAACATTAGACATTAATCTTACAGACTTTCCTTATTGTTAGGTTCAAAAAGGCTATAGTGTTTAGCAGTAGGGAGAAAAGAATTAGATTCTTGGAATTAACTATTATACTCCAAATACCAATCCTGCAGGACCTAATAATAATATGATAATAGCAACATATCCTGATTATGACGCATATCCTTATAATGGATATACAAGATGAGGTGATTAAATGGAAAACTGGTTAACACCTTTAAAAACAATTATTGATATAAGTGTGTTAATATAGACCATTGGTTTAACACCTGAGACATAGAAGGATTTTTGGAAGAATATGCTCGCCACACTCCATGGCGAGCCTTCTCCCTTAACTGGAATGACTTAGGATTCTTTAATGGACTATATTGAAAAGAATTGTGATTGCGTACATCGTGACCATGGTAGTTCTACCGACCCAATTTTCGTTAGTAAATTATATGACGGAATTGTTGATTTAATAGAAGGCGGCGAAGATGAATATTGGAATGAATCAGTTTAGAAACTTATTCAATATATAATTGATAATTTTGATAATAATAATGATAATATTCTTTTACCTCTTGATACTAAGGAACATAGTATTACAATAGCTGACCTTAAAAATTCTGATGCTGGATATAATTTCCCTATTGGAGAAAGAGCTAATGAAGAAGAATGGGTTCACCCTTGGTGGAATATTGATGATAAAAACTATGATGAAGTAAGAAAGAAAGACGAAGTTTTAGAGATATTAAAGAATGATACTGCAATGCAATATACCCGTGAAGCTTATGATTAGGCAGAGGGAGAAGACTTAATTGAAAAATGGTTAAGGCTTTTAATGCCGCAGTACGGCCGCAGAGTAGAGATAGAAGATTTAGACCGTAACTTTTGGGTAATCGCACAAGTTATTTCTGCTATTAGCAATTATCTATTTGGAACTGACGGTCCAATTCCTAAGACTCTTTAGGGATTAACAAGAGAAGTCTCAGAGTTATGGGAGAATGTTCTTTATCTTTGGACTGAAATTGCCGTAATAAATCAAACAGCAAAGAGTGACATTCGTTTTGTTCATATTCCTTTGCCGCCACGTGAAAGTGAGAACTGTCGTCATTATGACAAGTTTGATAAATGGGATGAATTAATTCATTGGTCTGTAGATGCTTCTGGTTTCTATACCGTTACTTTTGTTGGTAGTAAAAATGATTTTATAGAAACCGTTGAAAAGCGTTTAAGTTATCTTTGTGATTAGTATTCTGAATAGGATTTAGTTGTAATGCCTTATTTACGTTTTGATAATTACAAACATAATTATTATGGTAGCGTTTATTACCCCGGCTTCTTTATTTATTATCAGAAAACTCAGACTTGGGAATTTAAAGAAGTCTGCGAGAGAAATGGCGAAGACGAATATGCTTTTGTTATTTCATTACGTAATGAACACATAAAAAATGGACAGAAGAGATTTTCTCCTTTTATTTATGGTACAAATCAGGACTATAATGGAAGAATAATGTGGCTAAGACCTTTTGATAAAGCTTAGGTTGTAGTAAGTCCCGATGGAAAAAAGAAAACTTGTTATGGTAATTTAAGAATTACTCCTTTCTTTAATTCATTTAGTCGTGACGATGAAGGAAAAATAACAATTTCAACTGGAAGTTCTCAAGGTAATTATTTTATTATTGAAGATGCCGCAAGAAAACTTGTTGATGATAGTGGTATGGCTGGACAGCCAACTACTCCTCTCGGTTATTATACTTACAATAATTAGACATAGAGAACAAGCACTTTTGGCTTTACCACTGATTTAGATGTACCTCTTGTTTATGATTAGGGAATTCATGTTTGTGACTATGGCATAAATAGATAGGGATACTATATGGGTGAAACAGTTTCATGGAAGAAGAAAACTGCAGAAGAAACATCTTCTGAAAACCTATTTACTGATAACGCTTATGTATTAAAGATAGGAAACTATTTACCAACAGATAACGGCGGCGATACTGCTTTTACAATGTCTTCTGTAAAAGCTGGTTCAACTTATAAATTTACTTCAATGAGAGGCAATGTTACTAAAACAAGAGTATATAACTCTGCAAATACAAACACCAGATATTATCGTTTCAGATGGGATACCTATAATAAAGCTTACGATGGTAGTGAAAAAGATAATTGCCCAAGTGGATTAGGCAATAATATTTGTTACAGTTAGCCTCCAGTAGAAAAATCTTGTAAATATCCTACTACTGCAACATTGAACTATGATGGACTTGTAGCAGTAAAGAATTTCATTAAAGCTTATTATGGCACAAATAAGGATATTTCCAAGAACCCAGCCTTTTTTGTTACAACAGTTGGTTTGACTCCTTGGCAAGGCGGCGGAAGAACAAATGAAGGTTCTACAGGTTGGGGCGACGTTTATTGGGATAGCTCATTAGTTCATGCAATGTATTTCTATATTCCGTCAGTTAAAAGTTTAACTGGATTAGATGCCTCTGATGATAAGAATGATTTGTCTGGATATATAAATGCTTATAACAATATTAACATGAGTTCTATATCTCCATAGGCAGGATAGTTATCCCCTGGCGAAACAGCAGATGGAGACCCCGAAGTTAAAGTTGGAGATACTGTACTCGGTAAAATTGTAATGTGCGCACCGATAGGAAGATATGAAGGTTATTTCTACAATTATGGAGATAGCCCAACTTTATACTATGTCACTGATGGTGGTCGTTGGAGACAGTTTTACGTTATAAATGATAAGAGTGGAAACTCTTGTTACCGTATTGATATTAATGGAGGCGCTTCTCAACCGGATGGTATGTCTCGTTATACTGCAACCTTTATTGCTAAATTCATAGGCAATATTAAGTATTTTGATGTAAATAGATTTAATCATGATAATTGTACTGGTGAAATATTTAACTCAACATCTTCTTAGGTTTCTGATGCTCGTATTAGTATTGATATGACAAATGGCTATAGACAAGATACCAGCGTGCATGGTAAAATTGTACAAACAGATAGTACAGCTGCGGTAGATACATTTAATAACAGGGCAAATATTGCCTATCTTCATAGCTGTACTGGTTTCCAATAGCCAGTTGTATATAATGATTAGACACACACTTATTCTGAATCACCAGATAATATTATGAGCAAAATAGCTAACTGTGAAAATTAGCACGCTGCACATTTCCATGGTTCAACACCATTATATTGGCCTACGAGTGATACTTGTAAATATATCGTTTAATTATTGACTTTTTCAAAATTTTATGATATAATATATGTAGTTCGAAAGAAAAGGAGGACTGCGTATGGAATACAACATTCGACAGTAGAACATTATAAATTCAAAAGAAAAAAATATCCTCTGTCTTGCGTGTGCGGCTGGTGGTAAAACTGCTACCTTAATTGCAAGAGTTAATAGACTATTAGATGAGGGCGTTGAGCCCTCTTCTATTGTCGCTTTTACTTTCACCAATCAGGCGGCGGAGGAAATGAGAAAGAGACTTGGTGAAAAATGTGAAGGAATGTTCATCGGAACAATTCACTCTTATGCAAATAAAATTTGTAATCTTGCAAACATTCCTACTTATGGAGATATTGCGGAAGAGCAGTTTGATAAAATTATATCAAAGGCTGTAACAGTTCCGCCTTCAATTTATCCAAAGGTTGCTTACTTATTTGTAGATGAGTTCCAAGATACAGACCCTTTACAATACAATTTTATACTTCGCATACCAGCGGAAAATCGTTTCTATGTTGGTGATGAAAGACAGTTTATCTACTCCTTCCGCGGCGCTTCTGATAAATTTATCAGAGAAGTTGCAGAAGACCCTACATTTAAAAAGTATTTTCTTGTAGAAAACTATCGTAACCCACCAAACATTATTCGTTATGCCGATGACTATTTAAATTCAATGCCTAAGATTTCACCTTGTGCAATACCAACACTTACAAAGCAGGGATTCTTAGATAAGAATTGTTCTTTTGCTGATGCGGCAGAAGAGATGACTTGGACAAAAGATTGGACAGGTTGGGCCGTACTTTGTAGAGCCAATTCTGAAATTGAAGAAGCTGAAAGGTATTTAAATAAAATCGGAGTTCCGAATGTAATTGTTAAACGTGGAGACCTTGACCTTGAACAGATGGGGCATTTGCTCGAAGAAAATAAGGTTAAAATAATGACAATTCATTCTGCTAAGGGACTTGAATTTCCTTATGTAGTTGTCGTTGGCGCAAAGACATTTAGTCAGGAAGAGAGACGAATTTGTTATGTTGCCGCCACCCGTTCAAAGGATTCTTTATACTGGTGTCCAACTATTAAGACTCATCGCGGCAAATCAAATAGCAATAATACCAAGGCTGGTAATGTTTTCAGTAAGTCAAGTAAGAAAGTAATTACCTTCTAAGGGGTGATAAGATGGGCCTCGTTACTATTTATGAAGATGATAATAAGAAAGTAGCAATGCCTGAAAAACTTGTCAAAGTATTTAATAAAATGATAAATGACTATTTCTCTTTATCTAAATCAGATATGGAGAAAGTCCTTGATAGATGTTTTGATTACATTAGTTCAATAAGTCCTCGGCATAGAGAGAATTTAAGGGGCAAAAATGCAATTACAAGCTCTGATGTTCCCATATTAAGTCGCGGCAAGATTTTTGAATTAAGTAATTATGGTATTCTTTTTGAAGACGCTGTGCTTCTATTAAGCGAATATTTTGACAAAACCAAAGGCAAATTGACTTTAGACTGGAAATTTCAAATTGAAGGTCTTATACGTTATCATTATTCTTTATCTTACAATACAACTTGTATTGTTCATTTATTTGATGAGAATTATTTGGGAGTGTCTGGATTTATGGCTATCATTAAGAACGATTTAATTATTATTCATTATATCTATCTTAATGAAGATGATAAATTTTAGACTTTTCCTTAGTAATTTCTACATATAATTGTAGCGTTTTCGCTACACAAATGCGTGTTCCCCTCATAGTCCATAAGGACGAAAAGGAGGAATTTTAATGAATAAGAAGCTTAAAACATCAATTAAGATTGCGGCAGCAGTATTCGCATCTGCTGTCGTAATTTGTTTTGCCACACCGCATACTGTACATACGGACGGTGGGACAGCACACGGAGTAGATTTTCCTGTTAAGGCGGCAGTAGTTACTACATTAGAAACTTCTACCACAGTAACAACAGGTACTACTTCAACATCCACAAGCACATCCACAACTTCTACAACCACAAGCACATCAACTACACTTTCTTCTACTACTACAACAGTGGTAACAGAAGAGGTTTCGACTACAGTAGCAGATGCCGAGACTACTGTTGCGGCTCCAGAGACGGCAGAACCTGAAAGAGAATTTGTTGTGTTTAAACCAAACACACACTATATACACCGCTCTACTTGTCACTGGGCAAAGCAGGGCGAAGTTATTGAGATTGAGAATACAGAGAATATTGAGTGTAGAATTTGTAGCGAATGTAAACCCGATTTAAAAGTTATTAATGAATATGTAGAACCAATAAGCAATGTTACTCCTTCAGTTAGCGAGTACGATTATACATTGCTTTGCAAGATTGTCGCAAGTGAGTATGGCGGCATGGCAGATACATATGAGAGAGCTAAGATAGTAGCATCTGTAATGAATATGGTGAATGACTCACGTTGGCCTGGCACAGTCGAGGGCGTACTGGACCAGACTTGCGCACCTTGGGGATTCAATAAATATGCAGAATACTACTGCGGCGGCTCAGTTCATTATTCGGCAATGTCTGACGCGGTGGATTATTACTTTAATAACCCACAAGCATTTGCAGGCTGGACTTGCAATCAATGGTCCGGTGATGGTCAAAGAAACTATTTCCGTACTATCTAATACCCCATTAGAAAAGATATGTGATTGACTTGGCAACTCAATTGCGTAAGCGAGAAAAGTAAAAAGGCAAAAACAGAAAATATCGAAATGGGAACACGCAAACGAAAGGAGTAGTCATTGACTACTCTTTTTTATTATTAAAAACTTGACATTTGATTACAATTATGATATAATAATTATAGAAAATAAATAAAAGGAGGACTTTGAATATGTTAATTCAGAGCGCATTAGGTAGTTTAGAAAAGGAACTTAGTAAGGCAAAGGACGAGTCTATAGGAGCATTTGGTATATTCCTGATAATTCTTCTTGTTCTTGGTATCTGTTTCGGCTTGGCTTGTCTCGGTTGGTGGATTGGTATGCTTCTTTGGAATTATATCCTTTGCACCGTATGGGGATTTACCGCACTCCATTTAACTTTCTGGCAGTTTGCTGGACTTGATATTCTTTGCGGTATGCTTTTCAAGAACTCAGTTACTACTACTAAGTCAAAGGATTAATTGAGGTGAGGTAATTGGCAACATATATCATAGCAGATTTAAGGCTATTTGATAATGAGTAGAGGGATAAGCTTGGCTTTCCCTCTTTTGCCGCAATGAATAACTGGATTGTTCGTTCTTGGAACAAAGTTGTCAAGCCTGAAGACTCTGTTATTATAATGGGAAATATAGGCAGCGGCAAATTAGAAGAAATGAAGGAAGTTATTTCTCAATTAAACGGAGAAAAGATAGCAACTTCAAGACATTTAAATGATAAATTTACCAAGAAGGAATGGAGAGAGATAGGCTTTAAACATTTCTGGGGCGTATCTATGTTCCATACATATCCTGATGGTAGAGAGGTTCTCTATGTAATTAAGAAGGTAGAGGCTCAGTCTGATTATGCAAAGACATATACTTTACTTGTAACAGATAGTGAAAATCCTTTTGACGGATTATATAATGGTATTATGCTCTCTGCTGACGCGGCGAAATGGAGTTATAATCCTCTTAATACAGATGAACTTATTGACACACTTGACAGATTAAAAGAGTGGGATGCTATGGAAGACGGCAAAGAAACCCGTTCTGAGATTAAGGAAGAAGGAGAAGAATGATGCAAGATTGGGATTGTGGTGAGAAGTATACTATTAAGCCTAAAAGGGAGCCCTGTACTAAAGAGGAATTTGTTAAATTTCTTGAAAATTATCCGAATAAACTTGAACAGGACTTTTATATGGACGCTATTTCATTTAATGATTTTTCATTAGCTGAGAAGTGGCCGGCATCAGTCGTTGCAATGATTTATCTTCCTATGGCAAGGAGTGAGTCATCAACATATGCAATCGCAACTAATATGGATGAAGTATTTACTTCAATGAAAGGAGAAGAATAATGGGCGAAAGTGAAAGATTAGCTAAGGCTAAAGAGATTATTAAGGAAAATTTTAATTCTTATGATTGCGGGCTATTCAATAGCCGTAATCTTGTAGGAGACCCAATGGAAACCATTTATGACGAAGACGGGCTTACTATTGACGTCTGTGATTACTATTCTTACTTTGAAGTTTTCGGTTTAACCGACGATGAGTTTGAAGAATTAAAAGATTTTTATAAGGGGTTGCAAGCTGACTCCTAAGGAGGGTAAAATGGGTATAATTATGCCTGCCGCAGAGCAACGTGCGAAAGCTCCAGCCCTTAGAAAAGATATGGAGCTTAAACGCATTGCAGAATATAAAGAAAAAATTATAAGTCAAATAAATAGACTATGGTTAATTGATAGTATAACATTATGGGAAGAAGATTGGTTTGACGGCATAGATGAATTTTTAGATAAAATTGAGTTGGCTGGATACCATATCTATTCTGACTCTGGACGCAAAGGCGGCATGGGTTCAACTCAAAAGTGTTATATTATTACTTTAAACAAAAAGTATGGTTATTATAAAAGGGAGGGACACTTGGAAAAATGAGTATAGTAAATAATGCAGAAGTATATGACCTTACCAATTCTATAATTGCATCTGGTTATCCTATGAGAACTGAACTGTAGGATTATAATAGGATATTAAGCGACAAAGATTTAAAGCGTATAGAGAATTTAATCAAGGCGGTTGATAATGATAATTAGGCACACGGATAGTTCTTAACTGGTATTCGTGTCAACTTTGACTTAACTTTTACCAATAAGGCTTGGGTTGAAGCAGAACGTTATCGTTTTCTCGAATTTGTATCATCATAGTCTACAATGCATCGTATTACCAAGTTTGAACTTGATGACGCATATATCGAATATGTAGACCCTCGTATGATTGTAATAATGAAAGAACTTGTAGCAGAGTATCTTGAAAATCCTACGCCTGAGAACTATTTAAGAGTTCTCTACAGCAATCCATGCGGCTTTAGAATTACTGCTCGAATGACAACTAACTATCGTTGTCTTAGAAATATCTATAAACAGCGTAAAAACCATAGGCTTCCTGAATGGAGAGAGTTCTGCGCTTGGATTGAAACACTTCCAATGGCAAAGGAACTTCTTATAAACTGAGGTGGATTATAGTGGGATATATTTTTATTGCTATAATCTGTTGTCTTTTTGCGGGCTGGGGCGGCTATTGTTTAGCCGTTCACCAGCAGATATCTGTTTCTGAAAAGGCAGTTAAAGATTTTGAAACAGCCAAATAGGAAGCTCTTAAGGCTCTCGAAGCTAAGCGTAAGAAAAGAATTAGTGAAGAAGAATTAGCTATTAAACTTGAACTCGGTAATGCTATAGAAGAAGCAGCGAGAAAGCGTCGTTCCATTGAAGAATCTATAAAGAATTTAGATATGGACCTTGCGGCAGCTCGTAAGCGAAGAGACGATTAGCTCCAAGCTTTGGCGGCAGAACTTGCTACTGAGGTACAGAACAAATCAAAAGAAGGGGCTCTACAACTTCAATCTGTAATGGATTATTATGACCAGTAGAAGATTAACATATCAGAAGAATTTTAGAATTTCTCTGTTGAAATGAAAGCTAAAAAGGCTCAACTTGAAAAAGAAGTCAAGGCTGCTGAAGCTAAATAGCAAGAAATCATTGAGGAATATAAAAGAGCAGAAAAGATTAAAGAAGATAAAAATTTCTATCGTATTGTTCTTTCTGAAAATGATATTGAAGATGTTAAGAAGCTTCGCAAAATTGCCGACGAACTTCACGACCCTTCTGTTCTTTACAAATTAATTTATAAGAACTATTATGAGCGTCCATTCAATGAAATGGTAGGACGAGTTGTTACTGGACGTGGCAATACTGGTATCTATAAAATCACCAATCTCGAAAACGGCAAAGTTTATATCGGACAAACAAAATAGGCTTTTAAGGAACGTTGGCGTACTCACTTAAAGCGTGGTGTAAAAGCAGAGCCAGGTACTTCTAATAAGCTTTATAATGCAATGTGGGAAGAGGGTGCAGAGAATTTCACTTTTGAAGTTCTTGCTGAATGTGATACTGACGAATTAAATGGAAAGGAAAAGGAGTACATTTCATTCTACCATGCAAATACATGGGGATACAATAGTACGGCAGGTAATTCATAATGAACGATATAGAAATTAATTTTTTACTTCATAGATTTTTAACAGAAGACAATTTTACCGCTTGTATTGCTGTTGCTAATGAGAAACATTTTACATGGGCAAGGGATAGGATACTTGCCTTTATGGTAAAAGACCACAGAGTTTTGTCTATGAATAAAAGCTATGATTGTACTATTTCTTCTACAACAGTTAAATTGATTGATAAAGAGAAACGTAATATAATTAAAGTTTTAATTGTCTCAGACCATATGCCTCGTGGAGACCGCTGGGATATGGCGGTAGTCGATGAATTTATTTCACCAATAGATACACAACTAATTGCAGCAAAGTCAGATGAGGTTTACTCTTTTAGAATTTAAAGAGTAAACCTCTTTACTTTTTACATTATTTATGATATAATAAATATATAGAAGGTGATAAGATGAATTGGATTTTAATTCTCTCAATAGTTGGAGCAATCCTTAGCTTAGGTGGCAATATTTTAATAATGCTTAAAAAGCGTAGCGGCTGGGTTGCTTGGATAGGCGGCAACGTCGCATGGATTGGTGTCAATTTATTGGGGCCTATGAATGTTCCAATGGTGCTTATGTATATAGCTTACTTTATTATAAATGTAGGCGGATTTATTAAATGGAAGGAGAAGAAGAAATGATTAGTGATTTTATTCCCGATGTAAGAGTAGATGTTCCTATGCCGCAGTGTCATCAGCCAAAACCTGACTATAGTCCACAAATATCAACATTTCACGGCTATCCTATGTTTTCTTTTAGTGAGCATTGGTATTACCAGTATAATGAAGATTTTTCTCCAATTGATGAAATAATAAAAGCTGAATCTTTTATAGAACAGAAATACAATAGGGTAATAACTTTTTCTCTTTATGAGGATTTTTATTATCTTAGAACAAAAATTGGTATATTTGAGTGGAATGAAGGAACTCCTATTCATATCTGTTTTGTAGATATGCTCTCAATGCGTCATAGAGGATTAAATTATGAAGCTCTTGTCTGGATATATGAAGAATTAGAGGAGCTACATAAGCCGAAGGAAGAGCCAAAGCCTAAGCCACCTCTCGGTAAGCTTCGTCCTGTTCCAACTTGTCCACAGTGCGGCGGCAAGATTAATTTGGAAACTTTGAAGTGTGAATACTGTAAGACTGAGTTTTATTATGAGGAGGGAGAATGATGGGAATAGCTTTGTTAGCATTTTTATTATTTATAATGATAGTTTGTACGGTATTTGCAATGCTAACTCTTGATGAAGAAGATGGAGTTGCGACTACCATTTTAAGTTGTATGGTAATAGGTGTAGCAATCATAATTATTATTTGTTGTACTACAGACCATGACCTTATTAAAGCAACAAAAGCAGATAAAATTGATTGGGACCAGTATACAATTATTGAAGAAAAAGAAGGCGATAAAACTACAAAAGTAATTTTTAAAGACAAAGAAACTGGTAAAGAATATGAAATGAAGGTGGAATAATGACTAAATATTTTATTTCTCAGCCAATGAATGGCAAAACTCAGGGAGAGATTCTTGCACGTCGTGAATTTATTACCGACTTAATTGGAGATACCTTTAATGGACCGATTATTCTTGACTCCTTTATAGAAGGAGCAAAGGATGTTGACCCGTTGGTATGTCTCGGTCATGCTATTACCATTATGTCAAAAGCAGATGTAGTTGTATTTGATACGGACTGGGCTAAGTCTCGTGGATGTCAAGTAGAACATCTTATTGCAGAAGAATATGGTAAAAAGATTTATTATGTCGTCACAGATTTTGACGGGGTACCTTTCCTTGAATTAAGACCTGCCCTTTAATGGGGTAAGTTTCTTTTTTTATATAAAGATTTTTCTACCGCATGGCGGCGAAACTTTAGCAAAAGATTTTCCCATACCTGAAAATTTAGACCTTTCTATCTCTAATTCTACCTCTATTAAGAGAAGATAATTCTCCGATTGGGCGGCTTAAGACCCAATTTATTTTTGCAAAAATGAGGTGAATTATATGAGTACTTACAAGAGAACTGGTTTCGACGGAGTAGACTACGCTGTACCAAGCAAGCCTATTCTTCCACCACCACCAAAGCCAGTACCACCTGTACCTCCATGTCCTCCTCCTCCACCAATTGATTGGGGTGGCTACCCATTCTACCCACCTTATCCAGAGTGGGATGTAGAACCCGTACCAACTCCTCCAATTCCTGGTAGACCTGGACCTGGACCAATTCCTCCATGTCCTCCTCCTCCACATCCGCATCCAATCCCTCCATGTCCTCCTCCATGTCCTCCTTATCCAGTACCACCAAAGCCTGAGAAGGTTGATGAGTGCTCTAAGAGACTCGCTAAACTCACTCAGAAGACTAAGGTACTTGTACAGATGATTAAGGACTTCGAGCAGAAGAATAAGCCAGCTATCCTTACAGTTGGTAATAACAGTTATCAGTTTGGTACTGAAATGATTACTGACTTCGCAGGTGACCCAGCTAAGGGAATGTATGCAAATCTTATTTGTGGAGACCCAATTGAGGCACTTGACCCTGCAGATTACACTGTAGATGATACTAATACTCGTGTTGCTCTTAAGAACCCTGTAGACTTCTTACAGTCTGAGCTTGCAAGAGTACGTAAGGAGATTGAGCTTGTAACAGCCGCTCTCTATGACGAGGTTTCTGGTGATACACCTACACCTAACGCTGCTATTCCTGGTACAGACGAACACTAATTTGTAATAATTTAAAGAGGGGCGCTTTAGTCCCTCTTTTTGTTTATATCTTGACTTTTCTTTTAAGTTTTGATATAATTATATTATAGTAAAGGAGATGAATAGAATGATTAGTCCTGCAAGAGTTATATTTGAAAATACTGTAAAGTCATCCTTTCATCTAATGCTATGCGTTGTCAACGAATATGGCGAAGAGAAAGAGACTATATTCAAGAAATCAAAGAAGAAGTTTTTCAAGGAGACAACAATTGACGGCTTCCGAGTAAAATTGGTTGACGACTATCCTCCAAGAGAAATGGAACTTAACACTTACTATGTTAAGAGAGATGGCAGGTCTGTGTGGCTCAAAGTTCAAGACTTCTAAACGCAGCTCCTGCGGCAAAACGCAGCTCATTTCGTAGCTCATTTTGCAGCTCATTTGAAAAAAATGAAAAAAATCGTATGAAAAAAAAGAAAATTATAAAAAAGGAGTGTTATTTTTATGAGAAATAGACTTTTATTAATTGGAGAGCAGGACGCACTCGCCTTCTGTTTGGCGGCATCAAAATGTGTAGGAGACGTATATCTCACTGATGGGTCCAGACGTCAGTGTGTTAATGGAAAATCTATAATGGGCTGTATGCTCGCTATGACAGAGTGGCAGGAGATTTGGGTTGAGACTGAGAAGGATTGCTACTCACAGCTTGAGACTTGGATTGAGACTGCAGCAGACGACGGAAACTTTATTCACAAGTGATAAATATGCTTAAATATTTTGCTATAATTTTATTTCTTTTAGGAATGCTCCTAAGAGATTTGCGTTATCTTGTAAAGGAGTGAGGGAATGAAGAAGAATAAAATTACTTTAAGAAGAGCAATTAACTGTGCCAAGCCTTGTTGGTAGACCAGCGCTGGCTATCATTCTTAGGAGTTCTTCGAGAAGTGGGGCTTCCACTATGAGGACATTTGGAATTTAGATTTTGAAATTGCTTACTTTACTTTAGTAAGACTTGTTCATTATCGTGAAGCAGCAGGCGGCATCCCTGGGGTTATTTATTGGCGTTATGATAAAAATGATGCCAAAGCTAAAAGGGCTTGGGATAATATCGTTGATAAAATGATTAGGGCATTTTATTTGTATTGTACAGAATTTATGCCCGACGAAAAACAGCAAAAGATTATTGACAAAGGGTTTAAACTGTTTGCCGAATGGCATGGTTTCCTTTGGGATTAAAAGGAGGAATAGAGTATGAAATTACCAAACACAAGTACACTCAATGAGCTTAAGGACGAGAACATCTATCCAAAGGCAAAGTTCAGAATGAAGGTTACTACACTTGAAAAGCAGGAAACTGAGGACGGTCCTGCATATAAGGTGCTTAATTCTGAGTGGGTTAAGGGTAACGCTAAGCAGTTGAGAGAGAGCGTTAGAGCTGAAATTGCTGAGGGCAAGACCAGAACAATTGAAATTGTTAATGAGGAGCCCAAGAAGTTTAAGATTAATCAGATTTATATGCTAAGAACCAGAGATGTCGTATGGATTTATAAGGAGCAGTAAGATGAACGAGTTTGATATAAATAAATTTCCTGAAGCTGATAAAATTAATTCAGAAAATTTAGAGGCGGCTATCTTCGAGTATGAGGTTGCTCTTTGCTATTACCTTATGCTTGATGCTGTAAGACTTGGAAATCATTGTTTTACGGTTAGAAAACTTAAATGTGAATTTCAGGTTTTGAAATTTCTTAAAGAGAAGGGCTTTAATATAAAAGGCTCTCCACTTAAGAAGGATGCTTTTGTCATAAGCTGGGATTTTCCAAGTGAAGATGAAATGCCTCAGACTGTCAATCAGTATTATGAGGACATGATGAGCGAGGACGAACTCAGAGAACATTTAAAAAATAAAGTTAATGAAGTTAAACCTTTAGCGTTTGATTAAATCTTTACTTTTATAAAAATTTATGTTAAAATCACGTGCGCCCGTGCGCGTATATTTAAATAGTATATTTCGCCGCCTTACTTTGGCGGCATTTTTATTTGTTGAAATCTTTACTTTTATTTAATTTTTTAGTATAATATATATAGAAATTAAGAAAAGGAAGTGAGCGTATGGGTAAAGCAGATTTCAAAAAGACAAATAAGCCACAGAATGATGGTGCTTGTACTGGTAAGTCTATTTCAAAAAGAGTTGCTCCTAAGAGGTCAAATCATAAACATCTTTACGAAGATATTCTTATTACTAATTATATTCTTTCAAATGGAGAGACTTGGAAGCATCTTATGCTCGGTAAGCGTTGTACTGTTTGCGGTAAGGTTGCTATTAAAAAGTATATGCTTACAAAGAAAAACGAACGCGGCTGGTATGAAGTAATGAGTGATGAAGAAATCATTCATGACGAGCGTTATTGCTCACTCCCAATTATTGACGCAGAAAGAGAGGGATTGAAATGCCTATGATTAAAACTCACCTTATTGTCACTGGACAGTGGGAAGAGTATGATGTTAAATGGTGCGGTCGTCTTATTGATACCAATCCCGTTCTTAAAAATGGTATGTCAACATTTGTTATTATTACAAATAGCGGCAGAATGGAACTGAATACTATTGACCTCGCGGCTGTAGAGACTGCGGCAAAGAAGTTCACTTACCCAAGGGGTAGAGGTTCAGTTACCACCGATAGAGGCTACATTTATGTTATAACGCAAGGCGGCGAAGAAAAGTTGCTTGGCGTTGTCATTCACAATCACATTCGTAAATATGCACCTATGTACGACGAAGTTTGAAAGGAGTTAATATGGAAAATACAGTTTATATCCCTTTTACTTTTACAGGAAAAGACGGGTCACTTGTTTCTATGACCAGTATAGAAGAGATTAAGGCATTTCAGAAGAGTGGTAATTATCCATTCGGCGTAGGAGATGACGAGCAGGATTTCGTAGATGCTTGGGACGCTTATATCTGGGACTTCATCGTTTGGACAGCAGAAAATAACAAGAAGAAGGATAAAGATAAGGAAGAGTGTCCTTATGATACTGATTTTATCCGTGATATGATTGACGGCGGAGATTTTATCTGTAACTCTGATGATGAAGTAACAGACGATTTCGATATTTATAAAGGCTGGGAATATATCACAAGAGTTTTCAAGCACCCTGTTACAGGCAAGCTTTATGGTATTCCGATACAGCGAGGCTCTTGGGGCGAGAATGATTATTACGTCAATGAGTTTTATGAATTAAAGGTAACTCAGAAGGTTATAGATTGTTATGAATTTATGACCGATGAAAATTCTTGACTTTTTCTAAAATTTTTGATATAATATATACATAATAAAACGAAAGGAAAGATTTTATGGCAAGTACAATAATTGAAATTGTTGTCTGCGTTATAATCTTTACTCTTATGAGCCATATAGCCTATAAGATTGACGCAGAGAAAGGACGAAAAATTGACTGGTTCGGCGGGGGTTGCTTCGTAGCTGGCATGACTTGGGGTATGATACCTTGGGATAAGCTTTTCGGTTAATTTTAAAAATAAGAAATCTTGACTTTAAATAAAAATTATGCTATAATATTTATAGAAAGTTAAAAGAGAGGAATGATGTTAATGAAAAAGTATGTTGATATTGAGAGACTCAAGGACAAGTTCGCTGAGGCTTTCAAGGTGGGAGAGCATATTACAATTACAGAGAAGATAGACGGTGCAAACGCATCAATCGCAGTTGGCGAGGACGGTAAGCTTATTGCTTTTTCAAGAAGAAATGAGCTTACTCCTGAGAGCAACCTTCAGGGTTTCTACGAGTATGTTCAGTCACTTGACCCTACTATGATTTCTTGTGTACTTGGTACAAGATACATTTTCTTCGGTGAGTGGCTCGTTAAGCACACTATTAAGTACCCACAGGAGAAGATGAAGCAGTTCTATGTTTTCGACGTATGGGATACTGAGATTGAGCAGTACATTCCATGGGAGCAGACCAAGCAGATGGCAGAGTTCTGCGGTCTTAAGATGGTTCCTGTATTTTACGACGGTCCTTTCATCTCTTGGGAGCACGTTTACTCTTTTGTTGGTAAGACAGAGATGGGCGGTGAGCCTACAGGTGAGGGTGTAGTTATTAAGTCTCAGGACAGACTTGACAATAAGTTCAGCGGTACTCCTGCATATGTAAAGATTGTTGCAAAGGAGTTCTCTGAGGTTCATCAGTCAAAGCCTCAGAAGGACATTGACCCTGCAAAGATTGCAGCAAGACAGGCTGCAGAGGCTCTTGCAGAGACTATCGTAACTCCAAGAAGAGTTGAGAAGGCAATTCAGAAGTTCGTTGAGGACGGCATTGTTCCAGAGAACTGGGACGAGAAGGACCTTGGTACAATCGCTAAGAATCTTCCAAGAGCAATTTACAATGACTGTGTAAAGGAGGAGCCCGAGACTGTAGCTCAGATTGAGAACTTCGGTAAGATTTGTGGCTCACTTTCAATGAAGCTTGCAAGAGGTCTCATTAAGTAATGAGACCTCCTAAAAGGCGTATAAAGAGAAATTTGAAAAGGAGGATAGCGAGAGTGGAACCAGAAGGTGTAAGTATGTTTGGTGCTTTTGCACCGTATTGTACTTGGGATAGTGATAGGGATAAAAAGTTTGAAGAAACTGTATTCGATGCTTTAGGATTCTCACGAAATAAGAATAAAGCTACATTCGTTTCTGTATGTTTTCTCCGTCCTGACGGCACACCAAGTAATCACGGAAAGCAATATTGGTATCGTTTTCCAAACGATAAGAGTGTCAAAAAGGGTGATAGGTTTCACATTGACAGCACCCTTATTGAATATAGACGTAGCGACGAGCCGTGGGTAGTGACTCAGTCGTCTATAAAGAAAGACCCATATGGAGATAGTGTTGTTGAAGTTGTAAAGACAATCATAGCCTATCTTGATGAAGACTTCCCCGATGAGCTGGAAGTCATTGATGAAGCAGGTAGCTGGGTATCTATACTCAGTTTCACAATAACAGATAAAAATTATATGGAGGGTAATACAATGATGGATAATAATTTTCTTAAGGGAATGTTCGGACCGATAAGCAACGGTATGTGCAAAATTACTATGGATGGCGGCATAGCTGTAAAGACTTCTAATGGCTATAAGAGCTATAATGCGGTACAGGGCACATTTATCAACTGCGATAATTTCGTATTCAGCGGCTTCGATGAAATGTTCTTCGTAGTTCCTACAAACACAGTAGCTGCTGGCGATATAATCTTCGCTAACGGTAAGCCGAAGTACGTCCTTAAGATGGACACTAATATCCTTACAGTCGTAAACTATGAAAACGGCGCAGTAGAGCAGATGCTTCCTGAGCGTCATATGTTTATGGGTAACACTTACTTCTACGGTAAGATTGTATCTATGTTCGGTAATGCTGATAATCTCAGCGGTCCTGACGGCATGAACAAGATAATGCGTGTTATGATGATGAGCCAGATGATGAATGGTTCTAACGGTAAGGGTAACGACGGTATGAATCCTATGATGATGATGATGATGATGGGAGGCGGCGGCTTCGGCAACATCTTTGATAACATCTTCGGTGCAGCTCCTTCAACACCTGCACCTGCACCTGTTGCACCTACACCAGTAACACCTGCAACTGCAACACCAGTAACACCTGTAGTACCTACAGAGGAGGCGAAGTAATAATGGGAGCACCTGCAAATATTAATCCTAACGATTATGCAACTAAGCCATCTTTTGGCGACGAGAACATTGACGTTGAGGTCGAGTTCACAACTGACGATGATGAGGAGGTAAATGACTAATGGGTAGCGGTGGATTTACAAGAGCAGATTTCGATGATTACTCATATCGTTCAAAGGGAGTCCGTTCCTGTGCGGACGGCTCTCTTGACATAAAAATGTGTGCAACAAGTCAGATTTATAAGGCAAGAGACATTGATGCGGCTCTTAACCCGAAGGGCGTTATAAGAGAGTGTTGCGATTCCGAAGAGCATCCTAATACTGTACCTGTCATTCTTGCTCTTGATGTAACTGGCTCTATGGGTTCTGCGGCTAACGAAGTTGCGGCAGAGCTTGGCAACCTTATGGAAGAGCTTTATAAGGACGAGTCTATCAAGGACATCGAGTTTATGATTATGGGTATCGGTGACTTTGCATACGATGACTGTCCGCTTCAGGTATCTCAGTTCGAGTCTGATATACGTATCGCTGAACAGCTTGATAAGGTTTACTTTGAGTTCGGAGGCGGCGGAAATAACTTCGAGTCTTACAGTGCGGCTTGGGCATTTGCAAATACTCAGACTAAGCTCGACTGCTGGAAGAGAGGAAAGAAGGGCATTATTATCACTATGGGTGACGAGAACCTCAACCCATATATTAATGCCGATAGATACAAGGCTGTAACTGATTACTCATATCAGGCTATCGAGACTCCTGCTCTTTACGACGAAGTTAAGAATAAGTATGACGTATTCCACATCAATGTCGTTCACGACAGATGGGGAGACAGAGTAGACGCATCTACTTGGACAAAGGTTCTTGGTCACGGCAATTACTTCACTTGTGAGGTAAAGGCTGTTCCTCAGACAATCGTTCAGATTATCAAGAGCACTCTTGTGAACCTCGACGATGTTCCAAGAAGCGAAGTAAAGTTTGACGCTGACGGAAAGATTAGCTGGTAAAGGAGAATATAAATGGCGGAAATTAAAATCGTAACTGGACTTAACTATGGTGACGAGTCGAAAGGACTCGTTGCCAATGCGGTATCTACACCAACCTGTCTCAATATCCTGCCCTCAAACTCTTGTCAGAGGGCGCATACGGTAGTAGAAAACGGCGTAAGGAGAGTTTTCCGCCACTTTGGTAGCGGTACTCTCAAAGGTGCCGCTACTTACTTTTCCGAAGAGTTTATGGTAAATCCCGCTATGTTCAGACGTGAGTGGGAAGAACTTGAAGCTATGGGAATTACGCCCAAGGTCTATGCAAAAATAGGCGGCGTTATGGTATCTCCCGTTGATATGTTTGCAAATGTAAACGTAGAAGAGCGCCGCGGCGATAAGTCTCATTCATCTACGGGATGCGGCGTTTGGGAGTCATTAAATCGTCATAGGGTTTGTACTGAAATGGCAGGTACACCTCATTATCATCTTGATACTATAATCAAGTATTATGAGGATGTCCTTAGAGATAAGGACGGTACACTTCCTGAAGATGTTACTAACTTTCTTCACGGAGAATATCTCGAACCAAATATTGACGAGGACTTCCAGTGGTTTTATGACCATATTACCTTGATTAAGAATGATACAGAAGAGAAGGCGCTTCTCCATTCTTATCCTCTTCTCGTCTTTGAGAATGGTCAGGGACTTCTTCTTGCGGATGACCACAATTATGACTTCGAGCATAATACTCCTGCCTATGTCGGCGCGAAAGTGCCTTCTCAGATAATCGCCCAGAACTTTGACAAGGGGGAAGTAGATATTGAAACCCTCTATGTAACTCGTACATACCTTACTCGTCACGGCAAGGGACAGATAGGACAGACTTCTAACCTTGAGTGCGATAAGGCGGCAATCAATGCCGATATGTTTGATGCTACGAATGTGCCTAACCCTAATCAGGGAACTCTTCGTTATGGTAAATTTGACCAAAGAGAAGCTAACGCCGCAGTAGCAAGAGCTATTCGTGACTCTAAGTATTTTGAAATGAAGGGTATTAAAGCTAAGCCTTCTCTTGTGGTAACTCATACTAATGAGTTTGCAGGAACAGAGATACTTACGGCGGCGGAAGGAAAGATTAACCTTTACACTTCTGATAATGAGTCAACAATAAAATCTTTTAAATAAAAAATCTTGACTTTTTCTTAATTTTTTGATATAATTATTATAGAAAGTTAAGAGAAAGGAGACATTAAATATGAGTGCTGTATTTTATATGATGGTCGGCGTAGCTGGCTCTGGTAAGTCATTCATTGCTCGTGACCTTGGCTGTCCTATTGTCTCCTCAGATGCTATCCGAGCAGAGTTATTCGGTTCTGAGGACGACCAGTCTCATAACGGCGAGGTATTCAACGAGCTTCATAAGCGTATAAAGAACTACCTTGCAAATGGACAGTCTTGTGTTTATGACGCAACGAACTTATCTCGTAAGCGTAGAAAGAATTTTTTAAAGGAACTTCCTAAGGACGTTAAGAAGATTGCTGTAGTAGCAGCTACGGAAATCGACGTTATCTTAGAGCAGAACGCTAATCGTATGCGTCACGTTCCTGAAGAGGTTATCTGGCGTATGTATAGAGAAATGTCTCTTCCTCGTCTTGATGAGGGCTGGGACTCTATCCGTATGATTCCAAATCCTAAGAACAAGAAGACGCTCGGTGAGTATCTTTTTGATGCTTGTGGTGTAGACCACGATAATCCTCATCATCAGCTTGATATATTTCATCATATGTTAGAGGCAAGTAAGTACGCTTCTGACCACGCGGCAGAGAAGGGTTTGGATAAGAACCTTAAGCATCTTGCACGTACTGCCGCATTATTCCACGATATTGGTAAGCCTGTCGTTAAGTCCCGTATGAAGTATAACGGCAAGGAAGATGACCATTCACATTTCTATAATCACCACGAAGTGGGAGCCTATATGGTAGCTTGTTGTGTTGGTCAGTTTGCTTCTAAGCAGTACGACTTTTATGCAGCACTTATTGTCCTTATTCAGTGGCATATGGAGTATTATTTCAGAGACAATTTCATTGATGAGTTTGAGCGTCTTTACGGCGGCGAAATGAGAGCAGTTTATGAGCTTCTTCATGAAGCTGATATGGCAGCTCATTAAGGAGGAGTTATGTGTAAGTGTAAATATCGCGAAGGTATGGAGCTTAAAATAGGTGATATACCTGTTGACCCCTGCCTTTATGAAACAGAAAAAGTTTTAACTAACTGTACAGTTGAATTAACCCGCTGCAAAAAGTGTGGTCACTATGAAATATCATGGTACCGTACGGCGGCAACAGAAGAAGTGCCAGAAGAAAACTGGGATGATGTTCGTATTCCATATCACGATTAAGAAAGGAGATTTAATGGCAACTGGGATATTTTATATAATCTTGGATACCCTTTGGATAATTATATCCATTCTTAACAAGTCCAGTCTTGAGAAAAGGGGTAAATCCTCTTATGGCTGGGGATTTCTTGCAGGTGCAAATGCCGTAATGATTCTTTTATGGATTTCTAAACTTGCAGGTTGGGCAACTTTTGCAAGTTAAAATCTTGACTTTTTAAAAAAGTTATGATATAATATAAATATAATAAACGACAAGAGTCAGCAATCTTATTGAACAAAACAATTGGGTTTAATAAAAGTATATTGCTGGATATTTTCAGCTCCACAATGGCAGTCTGAGCCTAAAGGAAAGACACCAGAATAAACTGGCTAAAATTTCTTGTCGTGTAGTGTTATAACATCTACTTCCTTAAAATTTAGGGGTCAGCCCTAATACAATAGCCCGAAGATAAGTAGGGAGTGTATGGCGAGAGTGAAAAATGAAATTAAGGACGTGAGCCTTAACACTTCAAGAATCGCCAAGTTCCTTTGCGGAATGTGGGAAGAAAGCGACGGTGTCACCAGAGGTAGCTCCTCTCCGTATTAGCTAAGACCACGGTATAATGTGACAAGCTGTAGTAGGTGGACAGCTTTATCAAACCACCTTTAATGTGGGATTGGTCTAATGGTCATGATGCCTGCCTTCCAAGCAGGAGATGGGAGTTCGATTCTCCTATCCCACACCATTAAAGACGCACCCAGCAATTATAAATTTAAAAGAAAATTTTTGATTTGGTGAAAAATTGTCTTAAAATTTATGCGTCTTGTGAATTGGAACAGTGCCTATCGCGCCTATGTCAGAGCCAAAGAGAGATTGTAGCGCAGCAACGTCGAGTAGCCAGATAAGCGTACCACGGTAGACCATTTAATTTCTTTGCAAAGAGTAGTGGGCAACTTGTGGGGTTCGCCCATTATCGGGGTGTGGTGAAATTGGTAAACACGCCTGACTCAAAATCAGGTGCCCTTGTGGCTTGCGGGTTCGAGTCCCGCTACCCCGACCAGTGATTATTGATTATAGCCGCTTGCAGCAACTTATGAATAGATTTGTATTGAAAACAAAGCACTTAAGGCGGCGAGTTGAAGATTCACACAGCTAAAATTTTTTTCAGGTATGAATAACCCGAAACCATTTATCGAATCTTGTTTTTCTAAAGGAGGAAAAGAGTATGAGTAATTTCGCAAACTCATTCAGAAATCAGACAAATGTAGCTTACACCGAGAACGGTGCTAAGGTTTGCTCTACTACTGGTAACCCTGTATTAAACCTTTTTGCAAGAATTGGTGGTATGCGTAAGGCTACTGAGGCTGAGCTTAACCGTATGTATCTTGATGCCCGCAACTCTGACAAGGAGCTTGCTGACAATATGATACTTTATGCTCGTAACATCCGTGAGGGTGGTATCGGTGAGCGTAGAATTGCAAGAACTCTTTTGAAGACTCTTGCACTTAAGGACCCTGCAAAGGTTGCTCGCAATCTTGATACTATCGTATCTGCAGGTCGTTGGGACGACTTGTTCGTCCTTGAGGGAACTTCTGTCGAGACAGAGGCTCTTGAGTTTATGAAGGCTCAGTTTACTAAGGATATTAAGGACATGACCAAGAACGAGAGCATATCTCTTCTTGCTAAGTGGCTTCCTTCTCCAAACACCAGCTCTAAGGAGACTCGTAGACTTGCTCGTAAGGTCTACACTTACTTCGGCATAACCGAGCGTACATATCGTAAGACTCTCGCAGCTCTTCGTAAGTACCTTGATGTCGTTGAGAAGAAGATGTCTTCTAACCAGTTCGGTGCTATCGACTATCAGGCAGTTCCATCTGTCGCTATGACAAGATACCGTTCTGCTTTCGGTCGTCACGACTATGAGCGTTTTGACAAGTTCATTAACGCTGTTACTAAGGGCGAGGCTAAGATTAACGCAAGTGTATCTTACCCATATGACCTTATTATGCCTTACATTAACCAGACTTCAGGTTGGTATTCACGTTACAACCTTGAGGTTGATAAGGTTCTTGAGGCTCAGTGGAAGGCTCTTCCTGACTATGTCGAGGGTGAGCACAATGTCATTGTAATGTCAGACGTATCTGGTTCTATGTACTGCGAGGGTAATAAGCCAATTGCTACTTCTGTATCTCTTGGTATTTACTTTGCTGAGCGTAACTCAGGTCCTTACAAGAACCTCTTCCTTACATTCACTGACAGACCTTCTCTTTATGAGCTTAACCCAACTGATACCGTTGCTTCTCGTGTAAACGAGGTAATGAAGCACGTAGGTTACAACACTAACCTCGACGGCGCTTTCGATGCTATTTATCGTACTGCTATAAAGGCAGGCGAGGCACCTGAGGCACTTGTTATAATCTCAGACGGTGAGATTGACGCTTTCGCTTCACGCGGCAACGTTGATACTATCGTTGAGAAGTGGCAGAAGGCTTATGCTAAGGCTGGTCTTGTTGCTCCTAAGCTTATTATGTGGAACGTATGCTCTCGTGGTAATCGTTTCATTAGTAAGTGTGGCAACCCTGGCATCGCATATGTTTCTGGTAGCTCAGCAGCAACATTTAAGGAGCTTACAACTCTTATTACAATGGACTCTGTTGAGGCTATGACACAGATACTTACACGTCCACAGTTCTGCTGGAAGTGACGCTATGTTTAACATAGGTGAAAGGTTAACAAGGGCATACTCTGTATGCCCAATGTTACCCGATTATGTAGGTATATTAATATGGATTATAACAGACAAATTGTCTGCAATATAAATAAGGAGTGATTTTATTATGGCAAAGTATACTTGTCCTGTATGTGGTAAGATTTGGTATAATGTAAACGACCTTGCTGATTGCGTTGCAGCAGATGCTAAGGCAGAGAATGGTAAGTAGCTTCTTGAGAAGCAGAGAATCGAGGATAAGGATAAGCTTGCAGCTCTTCGTAAGGAAGTTGATACAGCTTATGCAACCCTTAAGAATAAGGTAACAGCTTACAATACTGCGGCTCAGAAGTATAATTCAGCTTATGCTGATAAGGCGGCAATCTTGGATTGCTCTTACACCTCAAAGCTTCAGAGAGTTAAGCCAGTTGCTGAGAATCCTTGGCTGAACATAACTGAGGACGGCGACCTCAGCAACGTTATTCGTTCCGCTTTCGGTTATTAATCGGAGGATTTATGGCATACAAGCAGAATAGTCGTAAAAACGATTGGGATAAGAAAGATAACACAAGTTTTTCTAAAGACTCAGAAAAGGATAAGAGAAAGAAAGAATCTGACCGCCGTCGTTCTAAGCGTAAGAGAGATAATTATTACGACGATGACGACGACGACGATTATGAATAACAGACGCGTAACTGCATTTTCTCTATGATAGAAAAATGAAAAAGCATGGTTTTCCCTCCTGTTAATTGTGTATATAGATTGCGTCTGGTAAAAGTCAAGGCTGTAAAGTCTTGACTTTTTTTATTATTTATGATATAATATAATTAGATAAAGATAAAAGGAGGAAGGAAAATGCTTGATGATGTTTATTCTTTTACAAAAGAAGAACTTGCAGTTCTATCAAAAGATTTTTAGCAACACGTTAAATAGCACGGCGGCAACAGCGGAAGATATAAAGTGCCCAAGCATTGGATGAAGATGGTGATATTTGCACCGCCACGTGCAGGGTGTTGCTATAAAGGATATGAATGTGCTTGCGGCTATCAATTTTATTTAAGGAGAAAGTAATGAAAATTAAGATTAAATATTTTTTTGAAGCCTTGAGATTTGAGTTAAGCAAGCCGCAATGGTTTAAGAATTTCTTTATTACCCATAACTCATTGGGTTTATTTAGTATCAACTCTCATATTAATCAGCACTCTGGTCAGCCAAAAGTAGCGTATAATACCGTAGAAACAGCTAAGAAATGTGCTGAGAAAATGGGTGAAAAGAAAGGCGTACATTTCAGCTATTACAAATGTCTTTACTGCGGCAAGTACCATATCGGTAGAAACGCAGATAATAAGGAGGAGAACAATGATTAAACCTGCAATACTTTTTGAATAGCAGTTGAAATTAAAAATGGCAGAGACTTGGTATGACCCTGATTATATGTACTACTATGATACAACGCCAGGCATACCTGATATTGCGGACAAGCCAGATAATCAGTATCAGTTTGTTTCAGTCGATGAAAATGGAGAAGTCTTAGGCTATTTTTCCTATTGGGTTTATGAGCCGTCAAAACGTGCAATGAACTTTGGTTTGATAGCTTTCAGAAAAAAGAGTCGTATCTTTATGCGAGATGCTATTCAGATGTTCAAAGATATGTTTGAAAAGTTCGGTGTCGAAAGTGCAGAATGGCGTTGTTATGCTAACAACATTGAAGCCTTGAAGCTTTATCGTCGTATCATTAAAGAATACGGCGGCGTAGAAGTGGGAACTCTCCGTCGTAATGGAGCGCCACAGAATAGGAAAATTTGTGATACTGTTATATTTGAGATTCTTAAAACAGACCTCTGCTGGAAAGGCGGCGCTAATAAAATTCTGACTAAAAAAGAGTTTTCTAAATACTTAGAAGAAGAAAATGAATTTTACCAAATTCTGGTGAAGAATGGCTGGACACTGAAGGAGGATTAAATGCGTATAGGAATAGACTTAGATAATGTATGTGTCACTACAACCGTGGCTGTTCTTGAATATCTTGCAGAACGCGGCGCACCAAGAAGAGATTTAAAAGATATTCGTAGCTACTGGATAGAAAAGAACTATCCGCCAGAGTATTCTCTCTTAATCAAAGAAGCCTTTGAATCAAAAGAAATGTGGAAAAAGGTTAGAATGATTAAGGGCGCAAGGAAATACATCAAGAAACTTTATGAGGACGGTCATGAACTCTATTTCGTTACCAGCTCTTTACCTGAGAATTTAAGGAAGAAGATTAAACATCTCGGTCGCAATCTTGATTTCTTGCCACAGGATTATGTGTGGAAACATACTATTAACATTCATCGTAAACAGCTCCTTAATCTTGATGTTCTCATAGATGATTGTTTTGATAATCTTTGGGGAGAAAGACAATATACAAGCATCTGTTATGTATATCCGTGGAATTGCGATAGAATTAAAGATATTCCTGAGATAATCGGCTGCTATGATTGGTGCGAAATATACGAGGAAATAAATAAACTTAAGGAGAAGAAGGATGGAAGTAAACGAATTGGGTTTAATTGAATACACAATTGAGGAAAAACTTACTCCAATCAGAGAAACTCTTCACGTTTTGAATGAAAGGAGTATTGCAATTAAGAATGAAATGTTTCGTCTTGAACAAGAAGAAACGCAGCTCATTCAAGAAAGATTGAAGCCACTTGTCGGTCGTGCCTTTGCCTATAAACATAATCACGATAAGGTCTTTTTTGTTTATGCGGTACCAAGAATGACTTATACTCAAAGCGGCACTCGTAGCTTTAATCCATATCAAATTCCTGTGCTTAAATTAAATTGGGATAGTGATGGTTGGGATTCAAAACTTTGTCCTGAACTCGAAAGGGATACAGTTTATTCTCGTTGTCATACCAGTGAAGATGCTCTTGCACATTTTAAAGAGGAATTTGATGAAATAGAAGTTCCAGAATTTTGGGAAACGGTAAACAAAGAATTAAAGAAGTTTATCGGGGAGGTTCAAAATGAAAGTAATTGAAGAGAAACGTTTTGTTCTAACGAAGGAAGAATATAGTCTTTATAAATGGTATTTAAAATACCTTTTAGAGAATCCTCTTCCTTGTTGGGAATGTCCAGCTCTGTCAGCAGGTAAATGTCATTGTTATCATATTGGTTCAATTGAGCCAGTAGAGGATGAAAGTTGTGAAACCATAAAGAAGTGGTTTGAAAAGATTCATGAGGACTTTCCGCCACCATATAAGAATCCATTGCCTAATGATAAGGATTTCATTAAACTCTTTGAGAATGAGTACAGATTAGAAAGAGCAAAGAAACAGAAAGAACAGAGTGAAGTTAATGTTGCTCTTGCCGAAGTTATTTACAATAAGAACAATGTAATGAATAAAATTTCTATGGAGGCGCAGAATGAAGAAACCAATCGTAGTTAATCTATTTGGCGCCCCAGGCAGCGGAAAATCCACAGGCGCAGCTTTCATTTTTTCACAGCTTAAGATGAGGGGAGTAAATTGTGAGCTGATTACTGAGTATGCGAAGGACAAGACTTGGGAAAAGAACATGGAAGCTTTGAGTTGTCAGGAATACATCTTTGGCAAACAGTCTTTCAGAATGAAGCGTTGCCGCGATAAGGTCGATGTAATTATAACTGATAGTCCTCTTCCTCTTGGTATCTTTTATAATACCAATCCTGTTCTTGGAGAGCATTATGAGAATCTTGTTCTCGATGTGTTTAACACTTATGAGAATATGAACTATGCACTTTTAAGAAACAAACCTTATAATCCTATCGGCAGAAATCAGACACAGGAAGAGTCAGATGCAATAGGAGATAGAATACAGTTCTTCCTTGAAGATAATGATATTCACTATACTCTTGGTTTGGGTGAAGAAAAATTTTATGACTTCATTGTTGGTGAAGTTTTGTTAAAATTAAAGGAGGATAAGGAGAATGAAGGTGCCGTTAGCGAATAATGATAAGATTATATCAGTTGATAAAATAATTCTCAATGTAACTCTGGACGGCGGCGAAAAGGCGTAGGTAGAATATGATGTTAAGGGAGGCGTTCCAGTATGGTCTCAACGTGGAGATACTTGCTGGGGTCTTCCTGAGATTGAAGTAAAGTTTTATGCTACTAATGCTACTGTAATACGAAATGCAAAAGTTGAAGAGTCGTCAGAAGAAGAAATATTCCCACCATTTAAAATAGAAGGAATTTCTTGGTAATCAAAATCTTTACTTTTTTCTAATTTTTTGATATAATATATATAGAAAAGTTAAGAAAGGAGTAGATAGAATGGAAGATAGATTTGCTTCAATGCCTGAGGGTAAGCACTGTCTCGAAGCAGTTAAGTTCCTTCAGGATAAGGGCTACAGAGTAATTTATTGTGCTCTTTACGGCGCACAGAACTACAATCTCCAGAGAGCAAAGAGCGACTATGACTACAAGGCTGTTGTTGTTCCAAGTCTTAAGGATATTGTTTTTAACACAAAGCCAACTTCTCATGATGAGGACCTCCCTTTCGACGGTAAGGTTGACATCAAGGACGTTCGTCTTATGGTTGACCAGTGGAAGAAGGGTGCAACAAACTTTATGGAGCTTCTTTACACAGATTGGTTTTGGGTTCACCCAGACTACAGCCCGATGCTTTGGTTTAGACTTAACCGTGATGCAATTGCTCACGCTAATGAAGAGTCTGCGGTCAAGGCAATGGTCGGTATGATTAAGGAAAAGTTTAATGCGCTTGACCACCCATACCCTGTTCAGATTGAAGAGGTTAATGAGTTTGGTTACGCATCAAAGCAGCTCTCTCACGAAATGAGACTTCTCGCTATGATTTCTCAGTACAACAAGAAGGATTACGGAGTTGTCCTTAATCCTTTCAAGGGCGCAGGCAATGAAGAGATTCAGAAGTACTGGAAGGAGATTCTCGGAGTTAAGGATAGAACAATCAACTACGAAAAGGATTACGCTATGAAGCTTGGTAAGAGAATCGTCAACGAAGCTGACGCTTGGCTTGAAGAGTACAAGAAGTCTGGTTTTAAGTTTGACGAAGAGACTATCAAGTCAATGGACGAGCAGAAGTTTCTTATCATCAAGAGAGCACTCGAAGCAGAACTTTGGGAGGATAAGGTATGATTTTCGTTAAAGGAGATTTACTTACCTCTCCTGTTCAATACCTTGCACATCAGGTAAATTGCAAGGGCGTTATGGGAGCTGGTCTTGCGAAACAAATGCGGGACCAGTATCCTCGTTTATATGAAGACTATGTAACATTTATACAGGATAATAGTGATATTGTCGATACCCTTTTAGGGCATTGTCTCTGTCATTATACTCACGACATATGCGACCATATTATCGTTAATATATTTGGACAGGAAGGGTATGGTAGAAATGGTAATTACACAAATTATGAAGCTGTTTATAGGGGCTTTGTCGAGCTTAAAGAAGAGCTTATCGCAGACAACATCTTCACAGAAGACAGCCAAATAACTGTAGCAATTCCATATGGTTTTGGTTGCGGTTTAGCTGGCGGCGACTGGGATACTATGTATCAGCTTTTTATAAAACTTGAAACAGAAGAGCATTTTCTCTTCATTTGTTATAAGTTATAAGGAGGAACTATGGGAAGACTTTTCGTTACTGGAGACACTCACGGTGGTCTCGATATGTCAAAATTGAATAGCCGCCATTTTAAGTGCGATGGTCTTACCAAAGACGACATTCTCGTTATTATGGGAGATGCAGGTTTTGTATGGTGCGATTCTGCAACTGAAAGATTCTGGCAGAAGTTTTTAAATGATAAGCCTTGGACTACATTTTGTGTACTTGGAAATCACGAAAATTATGATGCCATTGAGCAGCTCCCTACTACAACTTTTGGCGGCGAAATGTGTTGGAAAGTCAGTGATTCAATTTACTATGCTATGAGCGGCAAGGTTTATAATCTTTGTGGTAAGAACTGCCTTGTAGTAAATGGTGCAGACTCTCACGACATATTTATTGATGGTAAGCGTTATCGTACACCTCACGTTTCTTGGTGGGAGCAGGAGCAAATCACCGAAGAGGACGTAGAGGTAGCAAAGATTAACCTTCAGAAATATAATAATACTGTCGATTTTGTATTTAGTCATACTGGCGGCGTGGATACTTGTAACTTTCTTGGTTATAAGCCAACCATTTCTGACAAGAGACTAACTCGCATTTTGGACGATGTTATATACAAGGAACATTTCTGCGGTCATTATCATAAGGATATACTTACTCCAACTACTCGTATTCTTTATGACGACCTTAGAATGATTGCTTTTGAAGAAAGTACCCTTGGGGTATTTTAATATAATTACACTGTTACAATTTTAAGGAGGAAAACATTAATGGGATTTTTTGTAAATAAGGACGGAGAAATTAAAATCGGTTCATCAGTTGCCACAGGCGTGCTTGCTCTTGCACTTCTTATAAGTGGTTGCAGCTCTTGTACAAAAGTTGATACGGGTTGTACTGGCGTAAGAGTATTTATGGGTTCTGTACAGGAAGGGACTTATGAACCGGGCTTCCATTTAAAGGTTCCATTTGTTGAGACCGTTGTTGATGTAAACAATAAGGTTCAGAAGGTTGAGGTAGATGCAGCTTCTACATCTAAGGACCTTCAGTCTGTCAATTCAACTCTGGCAATAAACTATCATCTTGCTAAGGAAAGTTCTGTAACTATGTACAAGAACATAGGTCTTAGCTACGAAGATACAATCTTACAGCCTGCAATACAGGAAGCTACAAAGAGCGTTATGGCCCAGTACAGAGCGGAAGAGCTTATTCAGCGTCGTGGCGAAGTATCTATTGCTATAATGGACGAGATTTCAAAGAAGGTTGCCGATTATGGTTTGGTTATTGACGAGTTCAATATTACCAACTTCGGTTTCTCTCAGGCTTTTGACGACGCCATTGAACAGAAGCTTGTTGCAGAGCAGAATAAGATAAAGGCGGCTACAGAAAACGAGCAGAGAGTTGCGGCAGCACAGGCAGATGCAGCTGAGGCAGAGGCTCGTGCAGAAGGTGAAGCTAAGGCAGCTCTTACCAAGGCTGAAGCTGAGGCTGAGGCTATTAAGGTAAAGGCTGAAGCTGAGGCAGAAGCCAACAAGAAAGTAAATGAGTCTATTACTCAGGAACTTATCGACTACAATAAGATTGAAAAGTGGAATGGTCAGCAGCCTAACGTCGTTAGTGGCGATTCAGGTGCTATCATTGTTGATGCAAAGTGAGGTATATTATGAAATCAATAAGCGACCACGAACTTAAACTTATGATACAGACACGTCCAACTGAGGTCTTTGCTTATATCAAAGACCTCCAGAAACGACTCCATTGGGCGGAAGATGAAAATGCAAGTCAGAGCCGTCTTATTGAAAGACAGTCTCGTATTATCACAGATTTACTCGAAGAGAAACAAACAAAGAATTTTCCAGACCATTGTGATGGCTGAGGAGGAAACCTATGACCGAGAAAAATAAACAAAGTGTTGATGTAATTCAATCAGCAATAATCTGCGACATTGAAGACACACTTGGCGCAAGTGATTATAGTTATTCAAAAATTAATGAAATGGCACAGGTATTGCTCACCCTTGAAAAAGCAAAAGGAGAAGAACCAAAGATAATGAACTGGGGTAAAATTACCACAGTTTCAGATAATTCAGAACTTAATATAACACAGGAGGGTAATCAGTAATGGAAACTAATGGCGTAATTCAGCAGACTTTACTTAATGCTACCGCATTTCAGATTGTATGTGGAGTAGTTGTAAATGAACAGTCAGGCACGGCAGTATTTGCACTTGAACTTAACACTGACAATATTCAGCAGGTTCTTGATATTGCCAATAAGGAAGTATGGGAGCAGCTCGTTGGCTCACCTATAAGAATTCGTCTTGGACAGGACGGCGAAGGTAAGCCTAAGCTTGAAGCTGTAGGTCATTTCTTAGCTAATAAGTGGCTTACTATACCTGATGAGGCGCCCGTTTGGGAAGAGGAACAGGAGAATGACGTTCAGACATAATCAAATCGGCGGCGCACTTTTCTTTGATGGTGGAGTAATTCTATTCCCCAGTGATGCAGATGACTTCTTCTTCCTTTTTGCAGATGAAGAAGATGCTCTCTTCTTCCGCCGCAATCTTATGTATAATCATTTAATGCTTTTTCATAAATACACTTTTCCGCCTTTTCTTTTCTGTTACTACACAGAAGAAGAAGGAGAAAAGATTTCAGTTATAAAAACAAGAGGTTTAATGACTGGGAAAGATATATATTTCAATAAAGGTAGAATTATAAGGACGTATTAAATTTTACGTCCTTTTTTTATTGACTTTTTTAAAATTTTATGATATAATATATATAGAAAATGAAAAGGAGGAAAGGAAATGTACAATGAAAGAGTATTTTGCCTTTGGGTTGATGATATTCGTCCTATGAATTTCTGCATCCAAATGCTTCACGACTATAACTGCAACTCCGTTAAGTCTGTTAATCAGGCTAAAAGAGCAATCGAGAATGGGGAGAAGATGGGCTGTGACCGCTTTATAATCGACCTTGACCATGACCTTGGCGACTTCGCTTTTGACGGCGGTGATGGCTATGAGCTTGTTAAGTGGCTTATCGAGACTGAGAGAAACACTAAGAACTATGTAGTTCAGTGCCACTCTATGAACCCTGTTGGTAAGGCAAATATTCTTGCTCTTTACAACAGATATTTTCCGCCTTTTGACGAGGATTATTTCTTTAAGGAGAGGGATTAAATGGACGAAAATTTAGTTGAAATGATAGATGCCTACTTTAAGTTACTTAAAAAGTATCAGGAACTTGAACAGAAATACTTCGATTTACAAGAAGAAAATGAGAAGCTTCGATATAAGGCGAGTGAATACAGACAAACAATGTTTGGAGGAATGTTTTTATGATTGAGGATATGCTGATTGATTTCTTCAAAACCATTTATGGCGATAAGATAGTCATAGCTGAAGATAAAGACAATCCTATTATTCGAGTTCCTGTTGCAACAAAAGGTCAGTGGTTACACGGAAGGGTTGTAGATTTAGGAGGTAAAGATGAAAATAACAGACGAAATCAAAATTCAGATAAATGAATTATATCTCGAACTCGGCGTTAAGAAGAGAGTAGCTGAGATAGTCGGCTGCTCTCCTTCAACTGTTTCTAAATATATCATTGAGGGCTACGTTTCTCAGAAAGATAAGGCAGAGCTGCCGCCATTCGATGAGAGCAAAATTATTGGTCCGAGACACTATAAAGACTGGGCAGAGTTTTTTGATAACTGTGTTCTTACCGAGGAAGAGTGGAAAGATATGAGAGAAATACAGAAAGAGGTAATGATATGATTTGGAGTCGTGAAGATGTAAATTTTGATGATGATGACCTTGCTGAATTAAATCGGTGGGCAGAGCTTCATGGAGAAAGATATGGTTGTGAAATAATGAAGTTAATTTTAAACAAGAAAGTTCCTCTTACCTATATAGTAGAAGTAGATGCAGATGTTATAGTAAGACATGGAATTTCTTGTCAATGTGGCGAGAAATATTTCGTGGGAGACTTAGAGCCCCAAGACCTTTGGGGAGAAGAATTTATTGGAGTAAAAAGAAGGAGACGAAGTTAAATGAAATATATATGCTTTGAAATGCCCGACGGCAATAAGTGGATGGCGGCACTTGACGACATCGATGTAATCAGAGACAATGAAATAATCTTTCACGGCTCTTTCCAAGTTATCGCTTCACGTTTGCTTGGTTTAACCTATCCTGAATATCTTCGTTTCCTTCAGTCTCGCGGCGCAACGTTAAAGGGTAAGCAGGGATACTGTTATGGATACTTCAAGGATAAGGCGGCGTGTCAGAAGATGTGCAAACTTCTTAATGATAAACTTATGGACCTTGAAATGAATATGGAGGGATAAATGTGCAGTTTGTGGTACGAGAGCTTGCGGCGTTTGAGCTTCGTTATATTGATGAATATAAAAAGAAGTTCGTTCTTCCGCTCGATACAGAAAAGAACAAGGGAATAACAATCGACCTCGGCTGGGAAGATTTAAATGATTGTTGGGATACTATAACAGGTATTTGTGATTTAATCGCAGATGCTCGGGTATCTATGGCAATTTTCAATCTTGGAGAACTTTTTGAGTCAGTAGAAGAAACTGTCGCGCCACCGTATAGTGCACCGACTACTATCTTAAAGAGAACTATTCTTGGAAAAGATGGACGTGCAGCGGCAAGATTTATTGACGAGTTAATGACTAAGAAACATTATACAAGAATGTTTACTGGCAATCCAGAGGAATATGTATATGTAATGCTCCATAGTGGGCTTGTTTATTAAGGAGGTTTATATGACTAATTCAGAGAAAGAAGATTTAATCTTTGAAATTAAAACAGCAATAGTTGCAATACTTCTTACTGGTGCAGTTATAGTTGGCGTTGTAGTGGCTTGTAAAGCATGGGAACACAGGGAAGAAGATGAGATAAGAAATAAGGTTCATTCTTATAAAACTATAACTCTTAATGGCGTTGATTATGAGACGGATAAAATTAAGGAGATAGACCTTATCACTCGCTCTTATGAAGCGGATACAGTAACTTTTACACTTAGTGATGGTACAGAAGTTTCTGTATCAATAGGTAACTGGACTCTTAAAGACTAAGAAAGGAAATGTTAAATGAGTAATGTATGGACTTATTGGCGTTGTATATCCTGTAAAAATATAATTCGAGGAGACAATAAATCTTGTCCGTGCTGTGGAGCCTCCATACCCAATGGGGTTAAGTATATGATGCCTGATAACCCCGAAGTTATCAGTGCTATGGACCGCGGCGAAATAATCACGGGCGAGAAAGACTATAAGAAAGAAATAAGTTCTACGGGTATTGTTGAAGAAATCGTACCTACAGAACTTGAAAGTGATAAGCCGAACTGGAACTGTATCTACTGCGGTTATCAGAACGCTTATGAAAACACATCTTGTGTAAACTGCGGAGCAGGAAAAGAGGAAGCGGAAGAGGACTACTTTGGTAATAAGCCTACATTTGACGAAGAGAACAAGGAAGAATTTGAAACTCGTAAGGGATATTCCTATGACGATTTCATCAAGGAAATAGAGGAACCTTCCGTCGTAGACTTTCCCAATAAGGACAGCGGCGAAACTGAACCAGAATCAGAGCCTAAAGAAAGTTTTTTAACTAAGGCTAAAGACGGTATAAGTGACTTTCTTCATTCAGACGTATTCCCTCTTGCGGCTAAGATAACAGCAGGGGTCCTTGCTTTAATTTTTCTTATATGGCTTTTCTTCCCTATAACCAGAGTCGGTAAGGTAACTGGTTTTGAGTGGGACCGTACCATTGAAGTAGAAGAATTTACTCTTTGTCACGAAGAAGATTGGTCAGTACCCGCTGGCGGCAGGATAACGTCACAAGAGGAACGATTGCATCACACTGACCACGTTATAGACCATTATGAAACTAAGACGCGTCAGGTCTCATATCAGGTCCTTGACCATTATGATACTCACGTTTACTACTCTGATAATGGTAATGGACAGGCAACAAAACATGAGACACATACACCTGTTTATCGCACAGAATATCGTACAGAAACATATCAAGACCCTGTATATAAAGACGTACCAGTTTATAAAACGTATTATCATTATGACATAGACCGTTGGAAACATCATAGCGACCTACATACCTCTGGCTCAGACCGTAAACCATACTGGAAAGAAACAACAATACCCGAAGACGTTTCTAACCCAGATTATGGCGACAAGCGTCTTGGCGACAGAACCGAGCACTATTTTGCTGTAATCGTCGATGACCGAGAGGATATTCGTAGCGCTCCAGTTTCATACTCCGAATGGACGGACCTTGAAATCGGTCAAGAAATTGAATATAAGACCTTTAGGTTTAGTCATAAACCTTTGGGCGGCTATTAAAAGGTAGAATTTTATTCTACCTTTTTTCTTTACTTTTTAAAAAATTTATATTATAATATATATAGAAAATGAAAAAGAGAAAGGAATGATTTAATGATACCTTATGAATCAATGCCCGTTGTTGAGGCTGAAGAGCTTATAAACTTTCTTCGCAAGGAGCACGATATTGACCCTCTTGTTGCTAAAAATGCACTTGAAGCAGTAAGAGATGGTGAATATACACTTTATAATCGCTCAGTAATAAAGACTTTTATAAGAGCTTGGAGGAAGTGTCAGGAAGAAGCATTATCAAAGCCATATCCTATGACAATATATGCAAAGTTTATTACAGTTTTTGATTCTATTAACTACGTAATAGCGGCAGGTTTTCTTCCTCGGCAGTTTCTTTTACATCTTTCAGATTAAAGGAGGAATTTTAATGGGTTTTCACAAGTACACTTTTCCAATCAGACAAATCGAAGCAACTGGGGAGCCCATTAAGGTCGTAACTGGTTGGGCAAACGAAGACTACACAATCGGCTTCCACAAGGTTTACAAGAATAAGAGATGGGCTGCAACTGACCTTTATACAGGAACATACTACACAGTTCAGGATACACGTCAGAAGTGTCTGGACTGGATTGCAACCCATCAGGACATCGTTAAGGAGAAAATAGAGTCACCCGCATACATTCAGAGAGTAATGGAGTTTAAGAGACTTCTTGAAAAGGAAATGGAGGAATTATAATGGACGAAATTAAAGGTATAATGCCAGTAGCCAACCCAATCCCTGCAAACGCACCTTGCGGCGAATGTAATACGGATACGTGTGAGGGCTGCCCTTACAGAGAGGAGCTTATGAATGAAGATAATTAAGCCTGGCAAGCACGTCGTAATGGAAGCTGATTTCACTTGCGAGCCTGTTCTTGAAATTAAATGCGAACGTTGCGACTGTGTATTTGAATTTACTGAAAGTGAATGTCATTACAGTACTGTACGAAAAGATGTTGTTGATTCTGCTTCTTTCTATGGAGGACTTAGAGGCACTTTTTACTATAAGATACATTTTTATCATTGCTATGATATTTATTGCCCTAATTGTAAGAAATTAAATCATTTTGAGCAAAAAAAGAGCGAACAAATAGAAAAGAGCTATGGCGGTCCGACACACACTGTCATTGAAACAGACTGGGCGAAAATCAAAGAAGCAGAGAAAGCAGAAAGAGCATCTTATATGTAATCGTTGCCGCTATGCCCATAGATTATAGGTATGGCGGCGAATTTTATTATTTTAATTCTTTACTTTTTATAAAAATTATGCTATAATATATATAGAAAGTTAAGAAAGGAGTTTGTAAATGATACAAATAACATTTCTTCGAGATAAGTTTTGTATGCTCTTTCCCTCTTGGAGAGATGCTTTTATGAAAGCAGAAGAGTATCTCGCTGAAAAGGTAAAAGAGTTTCCCAATGATGAGTCGTGGGCTGAAGACTGGGAGGACATAACCTTCCTTCGTCATTTTAGCGAGGAGGCTCATAAGTACGAGAATGTTGTTGGTAACACTGTTCGTTTTGACGACACCGATGGCGAACTTTATTCAAAGATTTACGACGGCTGTTTACAGGCAACAATATCTTACGGCTGTCACGAAGACGGTATGGGCTGGAATCCATTTGGTCACTGGTGTGGCGAGTGCACCAATAGTGATTGTCACGGCTGTCCCAATGAGTTCGTTGGGTTTGTTAGGGAGGAGAACGAATGAGAAGAATAAAGTTTAATCAGACAGATAAACGCTTTATTACAAGTATTCTCAAAACAATCTCTGAGGGATTAGAAGAGAAAACTGTCGAAAAGAATTTGTCCAGAAAAGAATGGACTGATTTCGTAGGAGAAATTAATAAGCTGGCAATAAAATTTGAAAAAGATACAGACGAAAAGGGTATGACATTTACTGATGATGAAATGGATAACCTTTGCAATGTTCTTCAGTATTTCGTAAATGCTGCACACGAAGAATTTGATAACGGCAAAATCAGCGTTTGGGAATATGCAAACACTATTTCCATGTTCGTAAGCATTGAAAATACAATATCAGATACTCGTTTTGAACTTTTTAAGGAGGAAGAATAATGGATATAAATGAAAGACTGGATGCGCCCCTTTTCACTATCCACCTCTCTATCAGAGAGATGAAAGAAATTACTATGCTGTTAGGTGAGCGTAATGCTGATTTAGTGGAAGAACTCAAGATGTATTTAGCTCTTCCCCTCTCAAATGAAAAAGAAGCTGAAGTTATACGTAGAGAGGTAGAAACTATTGGTTCAGCACTTGAAAAAATTGATTATGAAACCGAAAGGGTTTTCAATATCGCAAAAGAAATTATGGGTGAATAAGGGAGGATTATTATGGACGAGAATATGTTTAAAGAGGAATACAATTTAACTCTTACAGGAGAAGAGATTCTTCTTATAACCGAGGCTATTGCGGCGAGACAGGCAATGTTTATGGACGAGATTAATCATACTGATAGTATCTTCAAGAAGGTTGCTCTTGAAAGTAGTCTTGATGCGTATGTCTGTGTGACAGATGTAATTGCTCAGAAGTTCGCTGATGTAATGGAAGTCGACCTCGAGGAGGAAGTATAATGGCTGAAAAATTACACACATACGTCTTTAACGATAAAGAGGTTGAGCTTATCTCAATAGCTTTAAACCATTATCTGGCAACAACTCGTAGTGATTATCGTGTGGGCGCTGTAGATAATGATGACTATGACTACACTGTTGATGCAGTTTTCGACCTTGCTGGTAAGATGAAAATAGAGCTGGACCTTGAATAAGGAGGAAATATAAAATGGATAAAGAATTAGAATTTGTATGGGTAATTGACTGTACGGAATGGGATAGTCCTAATGTTCATAGAACTGCCGAAGGAGCGAGGGCATCTATTCAGGAATATCTTGAAGAGATATTTAAGGAATACGGCGAAGACGAGGATTGGAAGCATAAAGACCTCGAGGCTGCAATTACTTTCCTTAATAACAGCTTTAAGCGAGTAGCAGAGGGTAGCAATTTCTTCTGTTGCAGAACTGATATTTGGGGAGATTTCTACGTATACATGATGATGGTGGAAGACTAATGAGAACCAGATATGAGTACATAATTAAATCTATCAGATACTGCCGAGACGAAGCCGTTTATAAAGCCTATAAGGATAAACTATCTAAATATGGAGAGGTTGAGTTTAAAGACGGAGAGGTCCATTTCTATACTCGAAACCTGTCTTTCTTCCTCCATAATTTAGGTTGTAATGTTATTATGCAGCCTGTTACGAGATGGCAGAAAATACCATACCTAACCCTATGGGATAAAGAAGTAAAATACGCAAACGAATTATATCCAGTTTAATAGTCGCCGCCGTGCCCAAGCATAATCATTCGCAGAGGGTATGGCGGCGAAATTTTTATATCTAAAAAAATCTTTACTTTTAAATAAATTTTTGTTATAATATATATAGAAAAAGTGAAAGAGAGGAATTAAAAATGATGTAGGGCGTTTATTATACTGACAAACACGGTGCCATAAAACTCTATTGCTATTGTAATACTATTGAGGGCGCACAGGAGAAGTATGCAAAACTGATTCGCCTCAGTAATGTCATTAACGTAGAGATAAAGAAAGAAACTTGGGAAGGACTTTAAGGAGGTTAATTAAATGAAAAAGCAGAGAAGAACTTTTCTTGCAATGTATATGTGTAGAGCCTGTGGTGCCATAGATGGTCATTCTACAAAGATAGGCATTGAAGAAGATAATTCTGGTTATGGTCTGACAAGTGATATGATAGCAAGCCGTCTTTCGGCAGTAGCTAATGAAACGAAAATACATCACTGTGGCGGTCCTTTATTCGGAGTAATGGATATTAAGTATTTTAAGGAGATAGTATAATGAGTTTAATTGAGTACATCAAACTTTATCTTGCCGTAAGGGAAGATTGTAAGCGTAGATATAAAAGAGACATACAGACCCGTATGAAGGAACTTATGGAAGCCTATAGAATGGAGGGCTAAAATGGAATGTTGGGTTATGAGCGATAACAATGGAAACGTTTTTGACGTTTATAAATCTAAGGAAGCCGCAATGTGCCAACTCATTCATAAAATAGCTGAAGATGAAATGCCCGATTCTAAGAAGTGGACGGCATTTAAAGATATGTATGACTATTCAGTCATCGCTGATGAGGAGATAAGCGTGGAGCTTTCTGACGGTCGTATAATCTATGCCGAAAAGCGTGAAGCTTGGGGCTTTAAGGAGGATTAAGAATGTTAAAGATACAGGAGTTCATTAAGGCTCATGATAATTGGCGTGACCTCTTATCTGCAGAGCCTTATAACTTAAAGATTTCCGAGGACGACGGTTTCGTTCTTTTCAAGTACAATCAAATAGCATCTGACTTCTCTCAGGAAATCTGCAAGGAGGCTCGTGGTCTTATTCTCGATTCTCAGAATGATTTCCGTGTAGTTCGTTATGCCTTCAAGAAGTTCTTCAACATCGACGAGGGTTATGCAGCTCATATCGACTGGGATACTGCCGTTGCGTCTGAAAAGATAGACGGCTCTATAATGTCTGTATGGTATGCTCGTGGCAAGTGGCATCTTTCTACTAACGGCACAATAGATGCTTTCAAGGCTGAGCTTTCTGGCGTAGGTCCTTACAAGAACTTTGGTGAGCTTTTCGAGTCTGTGCTCCCCTTATCTACTTTCGAGAATCACCCAAAGGACGTTTGCTGGACCTTTGAGTTGGTATCTCCTTACAACAAGGTAGTCATCGACTATCCTGAGACTAAGGTATACCTTCTTTCTGTTCGTTTTATGAACTCTCTTGCAGAGTTAGACTATGACCGTATCTCTTTCTATGCGGGAAAGTTAGGCGTAGCTTATCCTCAGTTCTACTACATGAACGACGAGGCAGGTTTCCGTAAGCTCGTTGAGGATATGCCAGAGGGTCACGAGGGTGTCGTTGTTCGTGACCAGTACAATGAGCGTGTTAAGATTAAGACTTTACTTTACTTCCAGATGCACAAGGCAAAGAACAACGGTGTCATCACATTGGAGCGTATCGTAGACTTAATCCGTGCAAATGACCACTATGAGTTCTTATCTTACTTCCCTGAGTATACTGATGTATTTAACCACGTTAAGCACCAGCTCGACACCGTAGATGCACGTAAGGAGAAGATAGTACAGGACGTTAAGCTTTGGAAGATGGAGAATAAGGACGTTTATGAGCAGGACGCAAGAATGGCTCGTAAGTGGTTCGCTCAGGATGTAGCTAAGGGTCAGTATGCAGCTCTCTACTTTGCAGCCTACGACAATCATCTTGACGAGGCAATTGCAGGTATGAGAACAGACCAGTTTATTCACGCTTTCAATATAAAGGAGGACTAATATGGCTTGTTTTGCTTTTTGGGCAATGATTGTTGCCTTCATAGGAATAGATACCGTATGGATAGATGAGGGGGAGTAATATGGGCTTCTTTCTTGCTGCCGCCGTATTTATACTTTTAATCTGTAGTTGGGAGGACGATTAATGAAAGTACCTAAGTTTGCATATTACATATCGCTTTTAATAACAACAATTTTTGCAACCCTATTCTATACTATAGCTCCTTTACTCATAGCTGTGGCGGCAGTTGTATGTTTAGGACTCTCTGGTATATGGATAGGACCGATAGCATTTGTTATCTACGTCTTTATGCTGGAATGGCAGAAAGCTAAGGCGGCACTTCGGTTATTCGGAATAAGAACAGAGGACGACGAAGATGAGTAAATTTCCATTAACTTTTGAGGATTTGCCGCCAAAACCTCAGAAGAAGAAGCCAAAGTTTGTCGGAGTAGAGTTAGACCCAACTACATCTGTTGAGGTCAAGGAAACAGTTTTTAACCCTAATGATTACAAAGTGGACTGTGGCGACCTTAGCCTCTACTGCGCAGCTATGTTCGGAGGTCCGCTTTATTAAGGAGGATACCTATGGATAAGGCTACAATTTCCTTCTTATACTTTGCTACAATAGTTGCAGGAATAATTTTTGTTACAAAGTATGTCTGTATGGCTCTTGCAGCAAGGTATAAAATGGAACAGGAGAAGTATAAGTATGAGAGACAGACCGAATACTATGACAGAACTTATCGTTAACTCTCTATAATATTATTATACCATTTTAGGGCGGAAAAGTCAATAAAAAATTTTAAAGCTAAAAAATCTTGACTTTTATAAAAATTTATGATATAATATATATAGAAAGTTAAGAGAGGAGAATGTAAATGGACGGTTTCGATTATGGACAGATAGAGGATATGGTATTCTGGGAAGATACCTATGAGTTCGAGCAGGCTATATCTGAAATGGAAAAGGAGAATGAGTAATGGAAAAATTTGACTATACCAATCAGAAGACAGAGACTGCTGCTAAGAAGCAGGCAAGAATAGACCTTACAGCATGGCTTCTTGAAGTTCTTAAAAAGGAATTCGGAGAAGAGAATGTAGGTCTTGTTGATAAGAATACAATCGGTTTCGCTTTCGGTACTGTAAACGATAATGACGGCTATCCTTGTGATATGGTAGCTACCATTAAGCCTACTATTAAGAATTATCAGGACCACAATGGCGATAAGAGACCGACAGAAGCCTTCGACCTTATGCAGGCTATCGAGGACTATAAAATGGAGTTAGGAGAGAAGAACTAATCAAGGGAGGGCGGCTTATGCTTAAACTTAGAGAGATGATACAGCTTTCAGAAGAGGACGAAGACTTCATAAACGCCCGTGATGCCCTTGCTAATGACTTCCACGTTTATGACGAAGAGGAGGGGTGTATCTATGAAGATACAGCCCTTGACGGATTTGAGTGGTACTCAGGCATAACTAAAGTTGTTATTATCCTTGATAATTTTGTAATGAAAAAGGGTTTTCACGGTACAGTTATAGACTCCGATGAAAATGGTTTTCTTGAGCCCGAAGATTTCATTTACAATGCGTGGGATACTAACTATGGCACATTAGAGTATCAGGTCTATAATAAGGCAGTCGAGCGTGGAGTAGGCAAATTCTTCGCCGCAATGGAAGCTCTCGGTGATGAAGTATATGCACAGGAGAAGTGTGAAGAAATACTTGATGATATTCTCACATCTGATGATAGAGAAGAGAGAGGCTTCCCATACTTTTCTCAAGAAGAAATTGACGAAATTATTTCTGACCTTGCAACACACGACATTTGGGACGTAGAGGAATATATGACTGGCACTGTAATCCCATTCTTTTACTTTGAGTATAGCTATGAGGATTTTGCAGCTCTTGTGGAGTTCCTTCAGAATTATGATATAACTGACATTCACGCAGGTAATGTAGGCTATTTCTATGATGAAAAGGGTAACTATGTCCTTAAGCTGTTCGACTACTCAGGCTTTGCATCAACAACTTCTGAAATAATTCACGACGAGTCAATTAATTGACTTTTGAAAAAATTTATGATATAATATAAAGGTAGTTGGAAAACAGTAGAGATATTGTTTTCCTGCTCTACCTTCTATTAAATGATGGTGTCGGTGGTGAAATGGTTATCACGGCAGATTGTGGCTCTGCAGTTGGGAGTTCGATTCTCCTCCTTCACCCCACCAAATTATAGGAGAAAAGGAATATGACTTATACAGTATTAAAAGACAATCAAAGCTATTTAGAAAATATAACCATAAGATAGTTTATGGATTACATCGAAGATACCGATGAATACAAAAACTGGTTAGTGATGAATAATTACCAAGATGATTATGGTCGCAGACTAATGGGACATTTTCTTTATACTTATGACCGCTGTATCTATTCATATCCGTATGGTTTTACTTGGCTATGTTATGAATTTATACCAGAAGAGATTGGGGTATAGTGAAGTGGTAACACAACAGGCTTTGACCCTGCAATCGGGGGTTCGAATCCCTCTGCCCCAACCAAATAAAAATCTTGACTTTTTTCAAAATTTTTGTTATAATATATATAGAAAATCAGAAAGGAAGATATGTTATGGATAAGACTTCATTAGGAAATCGTATGAAAGGCTATGAAGCTGTATCGAAGAATTATCTTATGAAAAAGACTCCAGTAATTCTTCGTCTTGATGGAAAAGCTTTCCATACTTTTACAAGAGGTTTTGATAAGCCTTTTGATGAAGCAATTGAGGCAGGTATGACAAATGCAATGGAGTATCTTGCTAAGAATATTCAGGGCTGTGTTCTTGGATATACTCAGTCTGATGAAATTACTCTTGTGCTTTGTGATTATCAGTCAATTGATACCGAGTGTTGGTATAATTATAATGTTCAGAAGATGACTGCTGTTGCGGCTTCAATGGCAACTTGGGCATTTAATTTTACCATTGACAATATGGCGGCAGATTTATTTGCAGAAGCAGGAAATAAGATGACTCCTCGTTGTGCTCTTCTTAATAACAAGAGAAATCACGGAGCATTTTTCGACTGCCGAGCTTTCAATCTTCCAAGACACGAGGTTGTTAACTGTTTAATCTGGCGTCAGCAGGACGCTACAAGAAATTCAATTCAGGCTCTCGCTCAGTCTATGTTCTCTCACAAGGAACTTCAGGGCTTATCTTGTAATGATTTACAGGATAAGATGTTCACTGAGAAGGGAGTTAATTGGAATAATCTTACTACATATCAGAAGCGTGGTTCTTGTGTTTACAAGAGCGACGAAGGCTGGGTAGTTGATGATAACATTCCAATCTTCACAGAAGATAGAGATTATATCAATTCAAAAATTAATTTCGAGTGAAAAACTTGACTTTAATTTAAAAATATGATATAATTTATATATAATCCAAATAAAAGAGGTGTAAACGCAATGAGAAAGCTTTTCGCAGTTAGCGTATTAGCTCTCGCAATGGTAATGGCTACCGTTTCCTGTTCTCCTAAGGGTGACAGTTCAAGCGAAACCGAGACTACCACAGCTGTAACTACTGAAGTTGAAACAACTGAAGCAGACACAACTGCAACCGAGGCTGATACAACAGAGACAACAGCTACCACAGAGACTGAGGCTACTGAAGCTACTACTGAAACTGAGACAACTACTGTCGAGGCTACAGAAGCTACAACTGAGTCTGCTGAATAAATTTCAAGAAAATAAAATCTTGACTTTTAAAGAAAAATGTGGTATAATTAATATAGAAAAGGTTAAGAGATACCTTTTCTAAAGTCGGGGCAATAGTCTCGGCAAGCTGAACAAAACGCACGAGGGGAGTTTTCATAAACCAATGGTTTAAGTTTTACAACCTCACTTATATGGGCGAAAGAGGGTCAGAACCTTGATTGCCCACCTGATGCCAATGAGACTTGGGCTAAAATAGGAGTCTCACTTAGGTCGGAAAGCTACTCCTTACCCCTCCGTTTCGGAAAAAGTTAACAGCGTTCATCCCGACAAGGTAGGTTAAATCCTTGGTAGTTTCGAGAGTTTATAGAACAGCTCTGGGTGTCTGCAAATAAGCCTCAAAAATCTTAGAACGGCACATCCTTCACTAACCGTTCGACCGTGTGAAGGCGGTATACAAATAATTCCGTAGTATATCTACGGCGGCGTAGCTAATCTGGTCGATAAGCAATAACATCTACTGCTGACGATGTAATAAGGAAGAATGAAGTATATATTTTTCAAGTTTGAATATAAATCCTTAAACTTGATGGTGAAGCAGCGTGTTTACTTACGAGAGTGTGGGAACCTGACGACATTTCGGTTCGCTTGCCGAATTAAAACAATCAAGCCATTTAAGAGATTTAAGTCGCTTGGGGTGATGGCGAAAGTAATAATCTACCCTCTCTTTAAGCCCCCGCCGTGTGGGCTTCATAGTAACACGGATTTATCGGGACGTGGTGGAATTGGCAGACACGTTAGTCTAAGGAGCTAATGCTTCGGCGTGAGGGTTCGAGTCCCTCCGTCCCGACCAAGACTTGTTATACAGGTCTAAAAGTTGTTTTTCATTTGGTCTACCTCCTAAAGATTTAATGAAACCGTGCCGACTTCGGTTAAAGTCGGACTTAATGGCGGCTTCGACAAGTGGTTTAAGTCACCAGCCTTTCACGCTGGAGTCACGGGTTCGAATCCCGTAGCCGTCACCACTAAGATACGCACAGCAATCTATAACTGATTTGGAATTGTTAATCCCCGTGTCGTGGGTTCGAGTCCCACCTGTTGCGCCTATGGAGCAACGGTAGCTCAGTCGGTAGAGCAGGAACATCAAAAAACGTATCTTGTAATGGGGGTATGGTGGAATTGGCAGACACAAGGGACTTAAAATCCCTCGGGTTAAACCGTGCGGGTTCAAATCCCGCTACCCCCACCATTAAATAAAAAAAAGCAAAGGAGAGATTAACCGTGGAAACCGAGAAGATATTTACTCGTGGTAATGCGGAGAGAACTAAGGTTACTTATTCAGAAATGATTAAGGTTATTGCTGATTACATCAGAACTAACCCTAATGCAGAATATGATATAACTGTCGGTACAGACTCACAGAACCACAAGATGACAAGAATGGTAGAGGTTGTCGCCGTCTGCCGTATCGGTGACGGTGGTATATTCTTCTTCCGTAGAGAGGACATTCCTAAGATAAGAGTTCTTAAGGAGAAGATTGTTGAAGAGACTAACCGTTCCATCGAGAACGCAACTGGTTTCATTGACGCTCTTCAGGAAGAGCTTCTTGAGGATAACATTGACCTCGATATAATGTTTGATGAGGATAGACTTGCTTTTGCCGTTCACGCTGACATTGGTCGTCGTGGTAAGACAAAGGAACTCATCAAGGAGATATGTGCTTGGATTGAAGCTTCAGGTTTCGAGGCACGTATCAAGCCAGATAGCTATGCGGCATCTGGTGTAGCAAATATGCTATCTAAGTAAAATAAAGGTACTATACGTTGTTCTTATAGTTTAAATAAGAGGGGTATTACACGTTGTTCTGTAATGTTAAGAGGTAAGTAGGATACGCTCTCGCCCTTGAAAGAAAAGGATACGCCTTAGCCTTTAAATTAAATAACGCCGCCCACCTCGGGGCGTGCCCCTTCTCCATGGAAGCCCTCTTGTGTGGGAGTAAATCACGATGTGACTGTGGATATAATACGAGGTTCGATGTACAAGCAAGGGTTTCTTTTTAAAGAGGATTCATCCTCCACCCGCTGTGCGGGGTTAAATGAATATCGAGGGTAGGGCATAGTAAATTAAATACTGAGATAGTAGCAATACGTAGCGAAGGTGCTTAATTTACGCTGGTAAGGAAAGTAAGTAGTGGGTTGCCTATATTCATTTAATAGCTCATCTGCCACGTGTAGAAAGAGTTCCTTATTTCGTCGTCATCAAATGGCGGCGGAGTATGTCGGAGATTGGCGGAATTGGTAGACGCGTATGCCTTAGGAGCATATGTTAATTCGTAAGGGTTCGAGTCCCTTATCTCCGACCAACGGGTTTCAGCTTAGGAATTAGAAACGAGAAACTATGCAGGTTTTAAGTTCTTTCTTCTGAAAAAGAAAATAGCGAAAGCTAAACGGGTAGTACTTGATGCTGATAGAACCCACCCGTACCAATTTAAGATACGTGCAGCAATCTATAACTGATAGGCTTAGGGAGCTCGTACATTGTAGGTGCAAATCCTACCTCCTCGACCATCATCGGGGAGTGGCGGAATTAGCAGACGCGCGATAAATCAAACAACGTATCTTGTTTTATAGGGGATTAACTCAGCGGCGAGAGTGCTTGCCTTACAAGCAAGAAGTCATGGGTTCGAGTCCCATATCCCCTACCAATTGTAGCGTGTAGTAGGCGCTTACGAAACTACAAGGCGTAACTTAGCAGCTCATACGATAAAGTGAGCAAACCTGCCGTAAGGGGAGCTAATTATTTGCATATTGACCTGCTTATTGTGGAGTCCGATAGTAGATGACGTGGAAGCAGTAGGTAATGCGGTTGATAGGTGACGATTACGGTGTCACCCGCAAAAGGAACGAGAGCCAAATGCCAGTGCTGTTACGAGGAGTGGATGTAGGAGAGAACTGCCTGCTATTCGCGCGTAGGGCAGAGTTCTGTTGGCAACGTCGAACTTGATTCGGGCGTGTAAGTAGTACGGTGCGGTCGCGCTTGGCTCTTACCTTTTGTAGTTATGGGACTATCGTCTAATGGTAGGACTGACGGCTCATAACCGTCGTATCTCAGTTCGAATCTGGGTAGTCCCACCACATAAAAACTTGACTTTTATAAAAATTTATGATATAATATTTATAGAAAGTTGAGAGGAAAGTGATTAAAGCTGGGTAGAACACCCAACAGTAAGGGTGGCATCCTTATATTTAATAATGTGCCTGTAGTTCAGTCGGCTTAGAACACCTGCCTTTTAAGCAGGGGGTCATGGGTTCGAGTCCCATCAGGCACACCAAATATTGCCGCGTCGTCTAAGTGGCAGGACTGAAGGCTCTAACCCTTCGTACCAAGGTTCGATTCCTTGCGCGGCAACCAATTAAGACACATCAGCAATCTATATTATGATATGCAATCCAAGCCGTAAACGACGTGTGCAATTCCGTCTCCCCCTGCCAATTATATAGGGGGATAGTTCAGTTAGCAGAACGACGATTTTATCGAAAAGGTGTCTTGTAATGACAGGGTGGGTGAGTTGGCTGAAACCAGTTCCCTGCTAAGGAACCGACCGCCGATGAGGTGGTCCGAGGGTTCGAATCCCTCCCCTGCCGCCATAATGCTGGAGTAATTGCGACGGCTCGCAACCCCGTCTTGAAAACGGGCGGTACCGTGATGAGCGGTATGGGGCTCGACACCTCACTTCAGCGCCAATAACGATAGTTACAGCAATCCATACAATTTAAAGCAGCCATTTTTGCTGGGTAGGGTTCGACTCCCGCCTTAAAACCGAGGACGGTCCTCAAAAGACCTATCGTGTTTTGATTCTCCGTCGTCAAGTGGCTCAAGACAGCAGTCTCTAAAACTGCCATTCCTGCGTTCGAATCGCAGCGGAGAAACCAACAAAGACAGACACAGCAATCTATAAAAATTACAAGCCATTATGAATTTTTTGTAAATTAATCTGTCTTGCTCTACATTAATTATGAATTTAAAATGGGGATGTTTAGGTTTCGACAGGCTTTGGCGTTCCCTATCTGCAAGTGGTCGGCAACCTTATAGCCAACTTAAACTTAAACGCAAACGATTTTGCATTTGCTGCCTAATCGCAGCTCATAAGGGTTATCGTAGTTTACTAATAAAGAAGAACTCTATCATCCCTTTCGATTTTATTCTTTATTCTTCTTACTGGCTTGGTGACAGTAAGTCGTATTAATGACCAATACGCTACCGCCATTCGTGGTCCCGAAAGAGCGCGGCAAGAAGAGAACAGGCTCGGGAATCCTAAACTTGTAGACGATAGATACTAAGAGGTTTGGACACGGGTCCGATTCCCGTCATCTCCACCAAATAAAATCAATTCTGAGGAGGATTTAAAAATGAACGAAATTCAGTATTCTTGTCCTAATGTGAAGATTCGTGTTAAGGACGTTAGATATGGTTATGCAGGAAGTTAGGTTCACTGCTTTGTTACTTTTGAGGGCTTTGAAGCGAGAGACCCTTACTATATCCTTATGCGTACAGCACAGATGATTGGTATGAATATTGCAGCTACTCCTCAGTTTAAGTGGGCGCACGAACCTTGGTGCCGTCCCGAGAAGATAAGCGGCTCAAACTCTTATATTTACGACCCTACTGACTATGAATATCACGGCACAGCTGTACTTAGAGTCGGCGACGCTAATGATATTGAATTTGCTAAGGCGATAGCATATCGTAAAGCATATAGACAGTTTGTAGGTTTTTACTTAGCTTGTTATACAAACCTTTATGACAGGGTAATGGCATATGCAGGTGATGTTTGGTATAACCAGATAGCACAGCTCTCTGACCGTTACTTGCTTTGTGATAGTGAAATTGTCAATAAGGTAGAAGGCTAATTAAACGTAAAATAAGGGCGGTAGCTGCATAAGCTATCGCCTTTTCTTAATTTTATAGCAAATAAAATCTTTACTTTTAAAGAAATTTTTGTTATAATATATATAGAAAATCAGAAAGGAAGTAAAAGATATGAGCATTACTTTAAAAGCAATTACAGCAGAAGGTCTTGGCGGAGAGGATTTCTACACTGAGACCGTAACAGTCAAGAATGAGGGCGAACTTGAAAGAGCAAGAATAGCCTTCGCACTTAAGTACAACGTACAGCTTGACAACGTAACTGTTGTAAAGGAGGCATAAGATGATTAAAGCAATGTTACTCTTTACGGGCGCACTTACAGTCTATGCAATTCTCGTATTAATTCCATTGACTTTCTGTAAGGCGGCGAGCGATGCCGATGATTATATGGAAAGGAGAGACGAAGATGGGACTTGATTTTTCCATAGAAGCTCATTTCCACAGGGAAAAAGATAATAAGGTCGATGACTTTGACATTGAGATAGGTTACTTCCGTAAGTTTTGGGAGCTTCGTTCTGAAATAATGAATGTTGCAAGCAAAAATAAGGACGAAATTCTCGATACACAGGACGACTTTCTTATTGAAACGACTCCCGATGTACTTCCTCGTGTTATAGACTGTCTTCTTGAGGCTTGCAAGGACCGCAATCATATCTTCTTTGAAGATAGTATCTGGAATGAAGTGTGTGGCAGAAGTATTGTCCTTAGACAGCTTCAAAGAATGTCTAATTGGGATAATCTTTTCATAAGACTTCCTGATATACTTAATGAGAAGAACTCTGTTGCAAGAAGCTGTTATATACAATATATTAATTGCAGCGATGCTATTGAGAATATTGTAGAGGATAGGGATTGTAGTCTTTCCCGTGAAGAGCTTTGCGATATTCTTCTTCATCTTGAAGACTGGAAGATAACACTTCGATTTTATAATTCTTACTAAAAAAAGAAATCTTTACAATTTAAAAAAAAATATGCTATAATATATATAGAAAAGTTGAGAGAGACATTTAAAATCTCTCTCACAAATGGTGATGTAGCCAAGTGGTAAGGCGGCGGACTGCAACTCCGTGAACAGGGCAATCCCCTTCTCGTCGGTTCGAATCCGACCATCACCTCCAACAGGGTTCAATCCCCTTAGGTTAGCCCTTCGACCTCAAAGTAAGGGACGTTGGGATAAGGCTTTTTCGTTAAACGCCTTACTGCCGAAACGCCGTATAAGTTGCGTTGAGTTACTCCTAAACTGTAAGGAGCGTCCGTATCCAAGTCTTCACGTGAGGAGAGACAAGGCGGCACAGGATTGTCGTAGAGAGGACGCGTACTCTCATTCCTATATACCCTCGTCGTTCAACGGATAGGATATGTGGCTACGAACCACAAGATGAAAGTTCGATTCTTTCCGAGGGTGCCAATGCTGACGTAGCACAATCGGTGGTGCAATTGATTAGTAATCAATAGGCTGAGGGTTCGAGTCCCTCCGTTAGCTCCATTAAAAATTTATGAAAAATAAAACTTGACTTTTCTAAAAAATTATGTTATAATTATTATAGAAAAGGTGAAGAAAGGAAGTTAAAAATATGGGATACATAACCAATTTCAAAATGACAATCGTCGATAAAGAGAATAACCCTATAACTGCAGAACATTCTGCATTTCCGAAACTTGCAACTGAGTTTGCTCGTATCTTCAATGGCTCTTATTTCAAGGAAGATGAGCTTGATAGTAATATAGAGCTTCTCAACAGTCTTGTTGAATACTCTTCTGACTGGAAATGGTATGAACACGATGAGGATATGACTGCGTTCGCTGCAAAATTCCCTGAGTTCAAGTTCGCTCTTGAGGGCGAGGGTGAAGACAGCAAGGACTGGTGGATGCACTGGTGGGAAGACGGAAAAATGGCAGGAGAGTCTGCGGCTCAGGTAATTGAACCTGATTTTCCTTCTTGGTCTGAAGGACTTTACTTCGCATAAACATTTCGGCTGGTAAGCCTGCTGGTATACGTGCAAAGCTTCCACAGTGGCAAGCACTGGATAACTTGCTCGACCTGTCGGTAAAACAGGTGACTTTCAGATAGTGTTTTTGTTATGTATGACAACTCCGTTTCAATGAGAAAACGATTAAATGTGAGCAACATAGCCGCGATAGTTTACAGAGCTATGACTGTATGCGTGAAGACAGTTAAGCAATACTTAGCTAAGGGGTTGGTAAACCTCCCTACGGGGAAAGCTTCCATAAATCGGGGTGTAATTCAGTTGGTAGAATGCGTGGTTTGGGACCATGATGCCGCAGGTTCGAGTCCTGTCACTCCGACCAAAAATTTCAAATTAAAAAATCTTGACTTTTCTTAAAAATTATAGTATAATATATATAGAAAAGGTTGAGAAAAGTATTAAATATTCCGCCGTCAGCACCTTCGGAGATGGATGTGGGTTAACGGTCCACCTCGGCACTCTTTGCGTCGAGTAGCCGAAAGGAATATTTGATATTAATGGCGGCATCGACTAATGGCTTAGGTCGTTACCCTCTCAAGGTAGAAATACGGGTTCGAATCCCGTTGCCGTCACCATTAAATCTTAAACTATTAGAGACGTGACGTCGTGACCTTGATTTATCAAGGTAAGAAGGTTCAATTCCTTCAGGGAGTAAGGTGCAGTTCGAGTCTGCGAATAGTTTTAAGTTGTTACGGAGAGCCACGGCTGCTCAAGACATTCGCCATCAGCTGTAAAGCGAGTGTTAGACCAAGTACATAACTTGGAAAGTGAGGTAACTATCCGCTACTCACTTATTAATCGGCAGGTAGAGCGTAATTGGTAGCGTCGCGGGCTGTAACCCCGTTGCTCTTAGGAGTCTTGTAGGTTCGAGTCCTACCCTGCCGACCAATTTAATTCCGTTTCGTCTAATGGTAGGACACTGGTCTCTGAAGCCAAGAATGGGAGTTCGAGTCTCTCAGCGGAAACCAATTTGAATGGTGGCAGATGCGAAATAGGGCGGCGTATACTTTCATGCAGCTTATCTACAAGCGACAAAATCGTCGAAGTTCACTCCGCGGGGACTGCTCCCTATGCTGAAGGTCCCTTGCCATTGTTCGCTTCGCTCCGCAGCGTTAGGCGGCGTAAGATAACCTCTCAACGTAAAGAGAAACAGTCAGCTTGTTGGTTATAACCTCCCAAGAGGAATTGAGAGCATCCCTCAAGACCTCCGAAAGAAACTAAGAGAAACTTCTTCTCGGATTTGAGGAGTGGAAGTGGAAAGAACGCTTTAGCGAGTTCTGTTGGCTATGTAGACCAACTACCGAGTGTCTGGCATAGAGTAAATGAACAGTTGAAGTTTTTCTTGGTCAATTTTGTTAATTTATTGCCGTTTAGTGAAGTGGTAACACAGCTGGCTCTGACCCAGTAATCGGGAGTTCGAATCTCTCAACGGCAACCAATATAGTAAGTAGCAAAATCAAAATATCTTGGTGTTAGCGCTGACAATGAGATTGAGGTTTTGGAAAGAAAGTCGTATGACTGTCAGCATTGGCTTTTGGGTGTTGCGGAAGAACTTTATGTCACCGCACCTACTTACTCTTTATATACTCGCGTAGCTCAGCGGGAGAGCAGTTCCTTGACGTGGAAAAGGTCGGTGGTTCAATCCCACTCGTGAGTACCAATCGTTTGCAGGGTGTTCGTACAAACCTGTCGGTCACGGCGGCTGTAAGGAGCCGAGGTATATTAATCGTCTACCATAACGGCGGCGTTCCCCTACTGGATTCGAGAAATTATGTAGCGTGAATGGAAGTCCACGTAAGCCAGACTTAACCGAGCCGATTGAGCGGCTTCTGGAATATGAAAGTAGTGCGTACGACTACCTCAATTAATGGGCGATGGGACTGCAAGGGGTGGTCACCTGTCCTGCAAACAGGAAATCAGACGGGTTCGATTCCCGTATCGTCCACCAATTAAGATACATACAGCAATCTATTGTTAATTTAACCCAAAGTAAATCCGCCGCCGAAAGGCTTCGTAGGTGCAAATCCTATCCTCGCCCACCATTATGGGCGAGTAGTGAAGTAGACAAACACAGCGGAGTGGTTTTTTTAAGTGTATCTTGTGAATATGCCAGCGTAGCTCAATTGGTGAGAGCACCTGCTTCATACGCAGGGGGTTGCGGGTTCGAGTCCCACCGCTGGTACCAAGGGTTCGGGAAAGATTCCATCCTGTTAGGGGTTGTAGCTCAATAGGGAGAGCAGCGGCGGGAAGCCGTAGGTTAGGAGTTCGAGTCTCCTCAGCTTCAGAAACAGCACAGAATATCCCTATCCCCTTTCCTGTGGTCTTACCGACAAGACGTTAAACTTAGTTCGGGCTTAAGTGTACCTTTGTTAGTTCTGGTACTAAAACTTGAATACTAACTATACCTTAGTAGAAGACAAAGGGTAGTAGCTGTAGGTCCATGGCGAGGTTGGACCTTCCGTATCATTACAACGAAGAGTAGTGGGGTGGTAACCTGAAAACTTCCAGAGAGAGGACAACGCCATCAGTCGACGGGTGGCGGCGGAACATTCACTTAAAGCTTTAAGTTGAGGGCGATTTAACGCTGAAAGAAGGACATCTGCTGTGGCGGGTGGACATGAGTAGGCATTATAAGTCCTCAGTAATAGGGGTTTCGTATAATGGTATTATAAGCGGCTCCAACCCGCAAGATAAGGGTTCGATTCCTTTAGCCCCTGCCAATTAAAATTTAAAGCTTTTAAAATCTTTACTTTTTAGAAAACTTTTGATATAATATATATAGAAAGTTAAGAGAAAGGAAGTAAAACATATGAAACCTGTAAGAGAACTCTTCATTCTTGAAGACCACGACTGTAACTATAAGATATTCTCAGACATTAATCTTGCTTATGATTATGTCGTTGAGTATATCAAGGAAAATCATAACGAAGAAGATGCTAAGGAACTGCTTGCAGAACTTGAAGCAAACATCAAGGAGCAGAGAGAACAGAAGTATGGTCTTCTTGCTTTTGACCACTTCTACATCGACGACTATTTCTGGTGTTATCCTGCGGATTATTTTGAGAGGGAGGAAAAGTAATGGAAACTGTTTACATTCTTACGGGAATTACAAAATGTGAGCTTTTCATTAATGTAAATGCTCCAAAGATAATTCGGGGTTTATAGCTCTCATGAAGCGGCAGAGGTAGACATACCAAAATATGAAGCTGATGGCTGGAAGAATCTCGTCATCAATGCTTGGCAGGTACATTAAACCTGCCACATAAATGCCCCCATAGCACAGCGGATAGTGCACGCGCCTTCTAAGCGTGGGACGAAGGTTCGATTCCTTCTGGGGGTACCAATCAAATAAAAAATTAAAAAGAAAGAAATCTTGACTTTTCTAAAAAGTTATGATATAATTATTATAGAAAAGATGAAAGAGAGGAATTAAAAATGGAAGGAAAAATCTTTAAGGTAACTTACGGTTGCGGCTATGCTGGAACCGATGAAACTGACTTCGTAATCGCAAAGTGCAAGGAACAGGCTGAGGTTTGGGCAGACGAAGGTCTCCCTGACTATATTCAGACTTGGGAGCACCTCGTTCAGTGGTCTCCAGAGGATATGGACGAAGACGAGTACGAAGAGCGTGGTGAAGAGTGCGGCGAGGCTTGCTTCTACGATTCTGGTGAGTATGAGAACTTCGTTGCTGACTGTGGCTTTACTGTTACTGAAGCAACTGAGGACGACCTTTACAACTGGGACGTAGATGTAGAAAGAATCCCCGACATCACAGAATGGTAAAAATTAAGATTTAAAAAATCTTGACTTTTACTAAAAAATATGATATAATTATTATAGAAAAGGTTGAGAAAAGATTATTTCAAAACACTTGTGAAGCCTCAGTTCGATTCTGGGGTGAGTTGTCAAATCGACTGGCTGGTTGCAATACCAAGGTCAACCTCTTCTAAGAACGCGGCATCGTCTAAATGGTCGAGGACACCACCCTTTCAAGGTGGAAATACGAGTTCGAACCTCGTTGCCGTGACCAAGGATTTGGTCGATTATCCTGCTCCATACCGTTTGGAGAAAACGACTGAGGAAGATTCCAGTGCCTCATTTGACTGATGAAAAACTGGCGTGCCTGCGGTGCGAGAAGCCCCCAGCAGTTCTGGATATTTACTGGTCAACAATATCCTTCCTAAGCTGTTAGGAATAAGACACAAGTCAGTCAAACAGTAATAATCGGGCATTAACTCAATTGGTTCAGAGTAGCTGACTCTTAATCAGCAAGTTCAGGGTTCGAGTCCCTGATGCCCGACCAAAATGCCGCGGTAGCTCAGTAGGTAGAGCAGAGGACTGAAAATCCTCGTGTCGGCGGTTCAATTCCGCCCCGCGGCACCAATTGAAAATTTCAAGAAAATAAAATCTTGACTTTTTCAAAAATCTTTGTTATAATATATATAGAAAAGGTTGAGAAAGCCTTTCAAAAATAATCTAAATGGTGCTCACGACCTTAAGTGAGAGAAAGAGGTACAAAATGGCAACAGTTATTACTAAGGAAAACACAATCACAAAGGTAAAGGCTGACAAGAAGACTGAGGTTATCGAGAAGATAACAGCTTTTCTTGCAGGCGAGTATGGCGAAGATGCCGTAGCAATGGTAAGAACAGGCAATACTTCAAAGACAAACGAAATCGCAGTTATCGTTGATACTGCCGAGGTTGAGGGCGAAACAAATCCTATCGTCGTAACAATCAATCCTACTGTCAAGGAGTTCGCAAACAGAAAGACTGATAAGAAGACTTATACAGCTTTCGATTTTGCAGCAGCTAAGGCTGAGTATGAGACTTATGTAGCTGAAAAGGCAACTAAGGACGCAGAGAAGGCTAAGGCAAAGGCAGAGAAGATTGCTAAGGACGAGGCTAAGCGTAAGGAAAAGGCTGAGGCTGAGGACTGATTCTGAACTCAAACGGGGCGGTTGAAACTGCCGCCCCAGTATATTGCGGATTAGTGAAATGGCATAATACAAGCCTCATAAGCTTGAGTTCGTAGTTCGAGTCTACGGTCCGCAACCAATAATTTCAAAAATTTGAGTTTAAAAAATCTTGACTTCTTCTAAAAACTATGATATAATATTTATAGAAAAGGTTAAGAAAGAAACAAAAACAACTGGCGGGGCGGCGCTGTTTGAAATCCGCCCACCTCCGTTCTAAAATAACTGGTGGCTGGCGGCACCGATTTGAACTCCGCCAGATTCCTTTCGATTATAAAATTTTTAAGAAGTTGAGAAATTGACTTTTTAGAAAATTTATGATATAATTATTATAGAAAAGGTTGAGAAAACCTACATAATAATTACAATACAGATTGGCGAGTAGCTCAACTGGCAGAGCACGCGGCTGTTAACCGCGGGGTTGTGGGTTCGAGTCCCACCTTGTCAGCCAGAGAAGTTTTGGCATTTTTGCTTAGCTTTAAATAAAATGTCTGACTTTGAAGGGTTTCAAGAGGTAAATCCTCCCGCTTTACTAAGGTTTCAAGTTCGGAAAACCTGAGGTTCGCAAGTGAAGATACTACCTGAGTGAAAAAGGTTGGAAAGCACAACTTGAATTAGCTCTTAAAACAAGCCGCCACTGATTGATGGCGTAGAAAGAATATCGGTATTCCAGATTGGACGTCCGTACTGATATGATTTCCAATCAATGAACAGCGATGACTCTCACCTCCCCGTGGTGCTGTTCGGGTAATTCTAACGAGAAGTCGAAAGGTAAAGCCTTAACGAAAGATAAGTCGTGGGTTCGACGCCCTCTACGTCTGAATGACGTAATCAATGGAATACTTACTGGAGTTGAATTTATTTGTACAAACGAGGAGACAACCTACGTTAGATAGAACCGTGTTTGGCAACTACACGTTAAAATAAGTTGTGCAGATAGAGAGTATCTTCTAACTGGACAAGATGCAGCGTTAAAGCTGTGATGTTGGTTCGAAGCCAACTGCTCTTGATGACCTGCTTATTTAATGGTGCCGTAGTTCAATAGAGTAGAGCACTGGACTGTCACTCCAGAGGTTGCGGGTTCGAGTCCCGTCGGTATCGCCAATGACAAGTTTATAGTGAGTTTTGGAGCAAATGTAGTTCTCACGGTAGAAACAAAAACGGGTATGAGCAGCGCGGCGGACTTAAACGTCAACCAAATCGGTAGGTATGCAAACTGGTTAAGCGAGCTGTCTGTAAAACAGTTGCCTATGGCGTTGGGGGTTCGAGTCCCTCTCTACCGACCAATTATTAATGGCTCTGTCGATTAACTGGTTAAGTCACCAGCCTGTCACGCTGGAGTTACGGGTTCGAGTCCCGTTGGAGTCGCCAATTTAAAATGGGAGTGTAGCCTAACGGTCTCAGGCAGGCGGCTGTTAACCGTCGGAAATTTATTTCCTATGCAGGTTCGAACCCTGTCGCTCCCGCCAGCCTTCGGGCATTTTCAAGGTGATTGCTCACAATCTCGTGCCAACTTCGGTTAATAGTTGGAATTAATGCGGGATTAGTTTAACGGTTAGAATCTCTGCTTGCCATGCAGAGGGTGAGGGTTCGATTCCCTTATCTCGCTCCATCAAGTAGGTTTTAAGAACAAATGAGACTCCTACTATAAAAAAAGGTGATAGATGTGTAGTATGAGCCGACTTTATGGTTCACCAAATGCCGTCGTAGCTCAGTTGGTTAGAGCACTCGGCTGATAACCGAGAGGTCGGAAGTTCGAATCTTCTCGGCGGCACCAGAAACTTGAAAACTTCATAAAAAGTATGTTGTAACCTTGTGTTAAAATGAGGGCTTAGTCAGCTCTGCAAGGGCACGGTGAAACTGCTGAGAGGTCAGGTCAAGGGATACCTTGATAAGGTTTCTTTTCCGAAGTCGAAAGGCGGCGGAACAAGATGGTATACCAGCCATCAAGAGAGAAGTCGTGGCACAGGTGCAACGTGAGCAATGGCACACCTAAACTGGTTGCTCCAACAATAGACGCCTCAGTGAGGAATAACCCTGCAGACCACGTCCGCAAGACGTGAGCAAATACAGGGAACGCAAAATAATGGAGTTGAGCCTACACTTACACGGAAACGTGTAAGAACCTGACGGTGGTGCGAGTAGCCCAAGGCTCAGTTTGGTTTGAAAACTTTAAAGAAGATTTATAGTAATCAAATATTCTGAATGACGGGTGAAAGTTGGGGGTAAACAGAGTCCCCTTAGTGCTTGGGTTTCTTCGGAAACTGCGGTAAGAAGTTTCATCTCGACGGGGATGGGGCTCAGACTTATCGTCACTGTGGCTGAATAATGCGTAGCGTTGTATGAGTACAGGATAAAAACTGGCAATCATATTTTTTATGAAGTTTTCAAGTCAAATGGGGTTGTAGCTCAGCTGGGAGAGCGCCTGCCTTGCAAGCAGGAGGTCGCGAGTTCGAGGCTCGTCTTCTCCACCAAAGAACCGAAAGGTTCTCATTAAAAGGAATGTTTTCATTCACCCATGCGGCTGGGTAATGCCGCACTCCTCGGGGATTACGCCAATTTGGTAGACGGCTGCGCTTGGGACGCAGAGGCTGTGGGTTCGAGTCCCGCATCTCCGACCATTAAGAGGGGTTAACACGGATTTTGTCAGTTTCAACTACCACCGACAGACAATCAGCGATTTATCAATGAGCGTCAGATATGTGGCTTAGCGGATAACGCCTCTATAAAAAATAAGAAAGCGAAGTAAAACTGACACCAATGCCGAGGTAGCTCAACTGGTAGAGCGCAAGCCTGAAGAGCTTGGCGTAGGGAGTTCGACTCTCCCCCTCGGCACCAATAAGACGGTTCAGCAATCTATACTTGATAGTTTAAGGTAAATAATTTCTATTCCGAAAAAATCAAACGGTTCAATTCCGTATCAAAATCCCCGTCTTGTGATGCTCTTGTAGCACAATAGGTAGTGCGTCCGCCTTGTAAGCGGAAGGTTGCAGGTTCGATTCCTGTCGGGAGCTCCAATAGTTTCACTATAATATTTCCTTTCTTTCAAAGTAAGCCGCAAGATTAAAATTTTTATTCTTGCGGCTTATTTACTTTTTAAGAAATTTTTGTTATAATATATATAGAAAAGGTTAAGAAAGGAAGTTAAAAAATGAAAGAGAGATTATTCCTTGTTCAGAGAATTGTCGATATCGACACTGAGGACGAGTACAGAACATCAACATTAATGACTCCTGACGAGTTAGTTCATTACATTGATATGCAGGACTACTGCTCAGAGTCTTATGACATTTATGATGTAACAGAGTTCGGTAAGGTCGTACACATTCACTATGTAGGCTGGCAGCCGATGTGCTTAATCGAGTTCGCAACAGACGACGGCACAATAGTTTTAAGCGGTTACGGTGTTGACCACTAAGAAAGGAGAAACAATGGACATTAATGAAGTAAAAGAAATCATCGAAGAAATATATTCAGAGTGTGGCGATTATCTTTGTCTTGATAGAGCTATCAATGAGTCTTGGGACGATGCCTTTGGTAGAATGTTTCCAGATTTGTCGAAAGTCTGTGTTGAAGTCTTCAAAGACTATCTCAAAAAGCATGATTGGGACTTAGATATGGGCGTAGAAATATCCACCGAAGATTTTGCGTGGGCACTCTGCGACAAATATGAATATCAGATTGATGACTGGGAGTCTGATAATGTATTTGATAGCCCCGGCTTGGACGTATATGTCCTGAGTTTTGTTCTCAGCAACGGGCTAAGCAATGATTCAGTTTATTCATTCAATAATGTTTTTTACAGAAATTAAGGAGGAAATAATATGGGACTTGATATGGAAATAAGAGTTAACGGTGTTGACGTAATCTATATGAGAAAGGCAAACGCAGTTCGTAAATGGTTTGCAGACAACCTCGAAAACTTTGAGGATAACGGACTTACCCCAATCACACAGGAAAACTTCGAGGGTATAATCTCCACAATGGAGTCCGTTATAAGAGACGGCGGTCTTACAGGTCTTTACATTGACTACAAGAAGCTCGATGAACAGATTGAAAACGAAGAGGACGAAGAGACTCGTAGAAAGAGCTGGATAGAACTCTTTGATAGCTGGGAAAAGTTCGTAAAGGACGGCGGCAGAAAATATGAACAGTTCTGCGAGGTTGCAAATGAGAAGTTCCCTTCTTCAAGCGGTTTCTTCTTCGGCGGCACAGATTATGACGCTTGGTACATCAGAGACCTTTTTGTGAACCTTGAAAAATTCAAGGAAGTTTACAACGAAATCAACTGGGACGAAGATGAGGTTGACTACTGGGAATGGTATTAATTCCCAAAAGAACGGAGGAATGATTTATGCCTTATACAGTTAATTACTATCTTTTATTCAACGATGGTGAGATGAAGTGCTTCGAAGAGAAGTTTGCTTTCTACCCAACTGATGCAGACATCGTTGATGTAGGTTATCAGATAATGGCTGAGTATGGAGCTTCAAGCTTCTGCTCAAGCCGCGGGTAGTAGTATCCGCCATATGGAGATTGAAAGGAGAAAATAATGGACAGAATAAACGAAAAGATATTGGTCACTGTTATTGATAGTGACCTCGATATACAGGAAACAAAAATCTTTACCACATATGAAAGAGCAAGAGCCTACTTTATGGAACTGCTTGGAAAGGAACTACTTTATGCTTTCTGGGACAGTGAAGAGTGTGATGGCGGCGGAAGAAAGCTTGCTTCTTTCTATTCAGAAACTAATAAGACTCTTTACTTTGAGGCAGGCGGCGGCGAACCGCTTTCAAGATTGCCTGATACGTTAAAGGAATTTAAGGAAAACTGCAATGGCTATGCCGCTTTTGGCGACTTTGAGTTTTCTCTTATTAAGATAATGATAGTTGAGGAGGTTGCATAATATGCAGATAAACTTTTTACCTTGTGATAAGTGGGGCGAAGACGCTTGGTGTATTCAGGAATATCGTGAAGTAACAGGTGATACAAAGAATCGTTATCTTGCAGGTCTTATCCTTTTTGATGATGACACTGATTACCCCAGTCAGAGCGAACAGTTCATAGATATGGCGGCAGAAGCTGGCGCAGCTATTATCATAGTTGAGACTTGTTGGCTTCGTCCGAATGAGAATATTCTCGAAGCAGACTTGGTTGAGAGTATTCGTGAGAGAGCTCTTGAATGGGGCTTTGTTGAGCATCCCGAGATTTACGAGACAAAGCTCGTATTCTTCAATGAATCAGACAAGGAAAGTGAGGAGTAAATATGACAAATCCAATACAGGCGTTGTTACAGATTCAGGCTCGTTATTTCAAACTCGAAGATGAAATGAAAAAGTGCGAAGAAGAGAAAGGACAGCTCCTTACTATGTACAATGTGACTGAAAAGCGGCTCTTCGATGCACAGGAAGCACTTGATAAGGAAACTGCTGAACACGAAAAGGACTGTACAACTTATGAGGACCAGATAAAGGTGCTCACTTGTGAAAACAAGCAGTTCAAGGAAAAGATAAGACTACTCACTAAAGAACTGGCTGAAGCAAAGATGGAACTCAATGAGCTTCAGACTCAGTGCGAGGGAGAGTGTTGCTAATGACACACTATGAACTCACAATCGAAAATACTCCCTTTCACAGAGAGTTAACCAAACTTGAAGATATGCTTTACTACATTCTCCTTAGAGAAGAGCCAAGTACAGTAGCTGGCTTAATTGATTATCTTTATCCTGAAGACCCCGATATATTCAACGGGGAATGGATAGATGTATTATATCAGGGGCTTCATTCTCAGGGAGATGTTGCAGTTGCAATTGCACTTTATGGCGACCGATGCAATTTTGAAATGAAGTGCTACGACCACCTTCTTGAAAGAGTTGCTCAGGACTGGAGCCAACATCTTGATGAAGAGTTCGACGACGGTCTTACTGAGAAACATCTTACTGAGGTAAATGACACTTACATATTGAAAAAAATTGATGACTAACAAAGTGCCGCCGTGCTATTTAGGTATGGCGGCGAAATTTTTAATTAAATAACTTTCTTTACTTTTGTTAAAATTTATGCTATAATATATATAGAAAGTTAGGAAAGGAAATTAAGTTAAATGGATTACACAAAGTTAATCGGGGCATTTCCCGAAGCGACAATCAACAAGACTACATCAGGTAATACTCTCGCAAATTTTCTTGATTTACCTGCTGACGTAAAGTCTTGGTTACTCCAGAAATTCACAAATCGTGAAGGTGTTCTTCAGGCATTTGAATTAAGCGAATACGTTAAGGAGTTTCGTTTAAAGACAAACGAATGGAACTTAAAACTCCTTGAAGCAGCTCATACTGCAAAAGGAGAAATTAAACTTCTTACAAAGGTCGTAGTCGAGTTTGACTATGCAAATGAGTTAATTTGCTTTAGTCTTCCCGAATATGGCTTCCCTAAGAAGAAGAATGAAGCACAGCTCGACTGGTCCACAATTGCTCATTCTAAAAATCACCTTCTCAATCCTGATGGTGCTTGGGGTGAAGCAACTCTATGTTATGATTGTGGTATGGTTAAGCTCGTCGAGTTTAAGCCACTTTGTCCATACACTTTTGAGTTAAAGAAGTACCAGAAGGGTAGAGAGCAGTACACCACAGATGAGTGGATAGATGTTCTTCTTGCAGGTCTTAACTTCAATCCCAAAGGATTTGATAAGGAGGGCAAGTTAACTCTCCTTCAGCGTTTTCTTCCTTTCGTAGAGAAGAGACTTAATCAGATAGAGTTAGCTATCAAGGGTAGTGGTAAGTCATACTGCTATTCACAGCTTTCAATTCATAACTGGCTTACTTCTGGTACAGTCAGCCGCGCTACAGCTTTTTACAACAATGCCACTAAGAAAGTTGGTTACTTCTCTCGTTACGACAACGTAATATGGGACGAGTGCCAGACTATCAAGTGTGCAAATGCTGAGGAAATGAACGGTGTGCTCAAGCCTTATCTTGAAAATGGTGAAATTCGTATTGGTAACTACTGCGGTTCAGCCGATGCAGGTCTTACCCTTGTTGGTAATATTCCGATTGGTCAAATGGACTTCGAGAAGCACAATATGTTCTCCACTCTTCCTAAGATGTTTAAGGAGTCAGCGTTCCTTGACCGCTTCTCTGGTATCATCGAAGGTTGGAAGATAGGACGTTTCACTGAGAATAAGAAGTATGAGGGCTGGGGCTTAAGCGCAAACTATCTTACAGGTATGTTCCACGAACTTCGTAATGAGTTTTACTACAGAGCAATCGTTGACGAGATTCTTGAAATAGAGGGTAACTGCGATACAAGAAACTTTGAAGCTATCAAGAAGACTTGCACAGCTTATTTGAAATTACTTTTCCCGCAGGTTAAGTCTGTTGCAGATGTTAACATAGAAGATTTCAATACCTACTGCCTCCAGCCTGCTATCAGAATGAGATGGGCGGTCCTTTGTCAGTTACGTCATCTCGATGAGGAATATGAAGATGTTAAGATGCCCTCTATAAAGATAAAGTCTTTACAAAAATAAAAAATTATGATATAATATATATAGAAAAGATGAAAGAGAGGAAAAAAGAAATGGCAGAGAAGATGTCAAAAGACTTAAAGTTCCAGCTTGAACTGGCTAAAAAGCTTTATGCAGGCAAGGACGAAGTTCTTGCTACTCAAATAGTGGTTGAGAATGTGCCTTTCGGCAACTTCAGTTCGCTGTTAGTTGGTTGGGAAGATGTTCTCCGCCACATTGATAAAGAAGTTATCTCTCCTGTTGACCTTGACAATCCGTATAGCTACTACACAAATACAGGTAGAATGTTATTCGACTTCAAGGGGTATGAAAGAGGTATCGTAGTTGGTGAGACAAATATCGGTTCTCCCTCTCGTAAGAAAATGATTGCAAAGATTGCAAAGGACGAGGGTAGCGTTTATGTACAGGGGAAATATCTTGAATACTTCTCAGCCACCGATGAAATCTGGGTTAAGGACGAGTTCTCCCCAGTTTTCATCTTCCGTCCTAATCCTCGTAGAATCGTCGGCGTGATAATGCCATTCATTATGAAAAAGTAAGGAGAATGAGAATGATTTATTTTATCAGTGATACACATTTTAATCACGACAGAGAGTTCGTGTATGGACCGAGAGGGTTCAAATCAATCGAAGAAATGAATGAAACTCTCATCAAGAACTGGAACGAAACAGTTACCGATGCTGATGACATTTATGTACTGGGAGATTTCTTCCTCGGTACTGATGAACGCTTCATTCGTGATACAATTATGAAACTCAAGGGAAACATTCATCTTATCTTCGGCAACCACGATACTCCTAAAAAGATTCAGATGTATTATGAAGACCCGCTCGTTTTTTGTGAGGGTTATGCAACTAAGATTAAGTACAAAAAGCGTGAGTTTTATCTCTCACATTATCCGACACTGACCGCAGGTCTTGAACAAGACCCGAACCGTGCAGTAATCAATCTGTTCGGTCATACTCACAGTAAGGATAAGTTCTATGAGGACCGTCCTTATATGTACAATGTGGCGGCAGATGCTCACGACAATAGACCTGTATCAATCGAGCAGGTCATTACAGACTTCAATGAAAAAGTAGAGGAATGTATCTCATTCCTTGGGGAGGATACAAATGTTTAAAGTAGTCGGTTAGAGTTCATATGATAAGTTCGACAAGGTTATTATGGAAGGTGTGTCTCATAAAGATGCAAAGGACTTCTATGATAGGCACGGCGGCGTATATACAGACAATGCGGGCTTTCAGTGGTATCTGAGAGTTGAGCCACAAAATAAAAATTCAAATACTTTTTAATCTTTACTTTTCTTGAAAATTATATTATAATATATATAGAAAAGGTTAAGAAAGGAAGTTAAAAAATGGCGAAATACATTAAGTTAAATGATTCTTGCTTTGCTGATAAGGACGAAATCGTGAGCGTGGTTCGTAACGGCAGTAAAGTATCTGTCCTCTTCAAAAACGGCGGTGTAAACAGCTGGAATGAGATAGACAGTGATGATGCAAAAGACGTTCTCAGCGGAATCTACAAGCAGCTCACTGGAAAGGAGTTCGACTGATGGAAGACAAATACGTATGGGTTGTCCACTATTTCGACGTAGCTGAAGTCGACATTTTTGGTACTCCTGAGGCGGCGATTACAGCAGGTAAGCGAGAAGTAGATGCTATGATTGAATACTACAAAAAGAAAGGTTGGCTCGATGCAGCTGATAAAATCCTTACCGAATGGACCGAAGAAACTGAGCAGTTCGGTGCTGAGTATTCCGTCGAAGATGTCGTCTGGTGTGAAAAGCAGCGAGTTCTTTATTAAAAATTAAGAGCTCAAAAATCTTTACAAATTTCAAAAATTATGCTATAATATATATAGAAAAGGTAAAGAAAGGAAGTAAAGTTAATGAAAACAATATGCTCTTACATTGAATTCACAGTTCATCGTGAAGATGATGGAACTTACTGGCTTGTTGATGAAGAAGACGTTGACGAGAACGGCAAACCTGCTGTTCACGAAGTTGAGTGGGTATTCGCTACACTTGCTGAAGATGCTACTGTTGAAGAGCTTTTTCTTACAGTAAATGCTGAGAATATCGACTACGATTACAGCGGCGAGCTTGATGATGTTCCTGTCTACGCTTTCTGGAAGATAATCAATGAAACTCAGTCTGAGTAATAAATAAGCGGTACACGGTTCGGTACGGTTTCTGAGTTCTCCGCTATATAAATGTGAAGCAATTGTAACCGATAGTCTTGATGGTTTTAATCTGGGCTTGTGCGAGGGTTGGCATTCATTAACCCAAGGGGGCAATGATGAAGTAAGTCCAAAGAACTGTTGGTGACACTTAGCTGGGGTGACGCAATGCCGCCTGAAGTCGGGAACTCACCAATCACGACAGAAACAGAGAAGCTCAACACCAAGTCCTGACTAAAGCCATCAAGATTGACATAGACCAGCCTTAGGTCACGTAAGTGGGTGTAGGGCATCGCAGATGAGCGTGTGTGGTCGGGAAGAGTCGAAATCCGCTGACCACTAAAGTTCTCCGACCGCAAGAGGTACGGCGGCAGAACTGAAAGGCGATTAACAAATTGACGGGGCAGCAGCTTTTAGGAGAATTTTCCTGCGTTTAGTGGAAAACAACCTTTCTACCTTGGTTGGTAGTGACTGGATAGTGGAACTACTACCTCACTTTTAAATGGGGACTGGCAGAGGTCAGTATCTCGGGGAGTGCTTCGATGGAAGTCTCCTGAGCCGCCGTTGAAAGAAACGGTCGAAGCGGGTTCCAACTCCCGTAGTCTCCACCAATTAAATGTGGTTATGATGCAACTGGCAGACATCTTCGGCTAAGAACCGAAGTCTTGAGAGTTCGAGTCTCTCTAACCGCACCAGTAAAATTATTAAATACTAAATAGCTGGCATAGCGAGTCTGGAAACGATAAGAGAGAGGAACGGCTTGGAAAATATTCGGACGCTCTTTAGTGAGATTGTACAGCTCACGCCGCAAGAAAGAGAGTGAGAAATCCACTATGTCAGCTGCCAATCGTAGAATAGGTGGTTCGATTCCACCACATAATGGAAGCTATGTCAGCTATTTAGTGTTTAATATGGGGCTTGGGTGTCAAGCGGACCGATACTACTTAGAGGACGCTTTAGGAAAGTCAGTTTTAGGCAGCACGCGGGGCTGGGGAGCCCCGAGGTGCGGGTGCAATGCCCGCAGGCTCCACCAAAAATTTCAGTCAAAGAAAGGAAGATATTAAATGGCAATTAAGGAATATGTAAAGTATGATAAAGAGGGATAGCCTTGGGTAGGCGTTCTTGTTTCCGCAGGATATGGTGCAGGCTGGTCCACTTGGAACTCTTATAAAGGTGAAGGTGAACTTGACCTTGCACTTGACCACAGAATAATTGAGTGGCTGATTGTTAATGCAACAGTTACAACTTCTGAAGCTCCTGAAGGTCCGTGGAATATCGAAGACATTGATGAAGCAGCTCTCAAAGAGTATTGTGCTTCTATCGGTTATAACGATGTTTACTGCGGCGGTGCAGATGGTCTTTACATCGACTGGTATAAGAAGGGTACTCTTATTCGTATTGATGAGTATGACGGTTATGAGTCAGTCATAACTGGTAATACTCTCACAGAACTGTAAAAAATTCTAAGGTTTTTAAATCTTTACTTTTCTTAAAAATTATATTATAATATATATAGAAAAGGTTGAGAGAGAAATAAATGAAACCTACAAAGCACGGTTGTTGCGGTGAAGAACTCAGGCTGATATAATCGCCATATGTAGTGAAGCCTAAAGTCAATGCGTTGTTAGTCGTAAGTCTGGCGGCAAGCCAGTAGGGAGTAAGGGTTAGTTCTCACGACGGGCGATACCAATTTATTTCTCTTTTCAATAAAAAAATAAGATTAAGAAAAACTTGACTTTCTATAAAAATTATAATATAATTATTATAGAAAAGGTTGAGAAAGACAAATAAATAAATCGGTGTGAAGCTCAATTGGTTGAGCAGCTGACTCTTAATCAGTAGGGTGTGGGTTCGAGTCCCATCACACCGACCAATCTTCTGGAGCGACAGGAAGTAAAAATCTGGTCGGCGGCTCTTCTTTCGGGGTGTCTTAAAATACGAAGAAACGCAAACTCCGCTGGCGTTAGAAGTAAAAGGGGACACGCAGTTGTTATCTGCCTTCGCGGTATAGTTGTCCGTAGGGAATAGTGTTGCGCCCTGAGTGACTCTCGAAAGTGCTATCGTTGGTTTACGAAACGACCCGATGATATCTTACCTTGGTAGACGTTAAACTGTGGTAAGTCGCTAAACTGTTAGTGGAAAGGTTAGTCACCAAACAGTATTAATGGCGGGTTAGTCAAGTGGTTAAGACGCTCGGTTCTCAGCCGAGAGACACGGGTTCGAGTCCCGTACCCGCTACCACAAAGGTTTAGTTCGGTTCTCCTTGTAAGAAAACCGAGCAGGGAGTTGCCCCTATAGGTGACTACCTTGCGAGGGCACGAGGTAAATGCTGCCCGCGGTTGTTACAGGTCCTTCCGCATAACGAACCTGTCGGCTCTGAGTAGCCGTAAGGAAAAGTGTTAGAAAGCTGGCGGCGGCGAAGCAGATATGTCTGATAAGCGTGAGACCAGTAAAGGCGAGTATAAAATGTTTCCAGCTCAATTAAATGGGTGCGTAGTTCAAATGAGTAGAACGCTCGGTTGTCTCCCGAGAGGTTGAGGGTTCGAGTCCCTTCGTGCTCGCCACTGTCCTTGTAATCAAAACAGAGAGCAAACTCATAGCAAGACCGAGTCGCTTAATGCGGGGCGGCAGGGGAGTAAGGCATTAGTCCCTGTTAGTCAAACTCTTAGCTGAAGATGCCGCAAGGATTTAAAAAGATTTTAGATAACAGAAATCTTTACAAAATCTAAAATCTATGCTATAATATATATAGAAAAGGTTGAGAGAGACCTTTAAAAAACCTAATTCAAATGGCGCCCACCGCCTTACAGTGGGAGAAAGAGAGGCTATTATGGCTGCTACTAAGTTTACTGAGAGAATGGCAATGGCAGAGGTACTCGCACTCTTCGAGGCACTTGAGGGTACTGAGACTCCCGTTTCCGCTGACCTTAAGGCTTTCGCTGAGGCAAGACTCGCAAAGCTCGACGAGAAGAACGAGAAGAGAAAGACTTCCGAGAAGGCACTCGCTAAGGCATCTGCTGATGCAACTCTTACTAACGCAATGGTTTCTGTCCTCGAGAAGGGCAAGAAGAAGACTTCTGCTGAGGTAGTTGAGCTTCTTAAGGCTAAGGGCGTTGAGGTAACTCCTAACAAGGTTGCTTCTCTCCTTGGCAAGGCTGCAAAGGCTGAGAACCCTGTGGTTCTTATGGCTAAGGACAGAGCAAAGGGCAGAGAGGTTAACGTCTGGACTCTTGCCTGAGTAATGAGGGGGTTCACTCCCCCTCTTCAATTTAAAGAGGTGGGATATGTTACCGAAACTTTATAGCGGATAGAAAGCAATCCGCACGATAAAAGCCGAGTCTAATAAAGATAACCCGTATTCAATCTTCAATATGGCGGCTTTAGAGGGGGCTATGAAACGCCTGAAGCCAAATGCTTTTAAGCTATGGTGTTACCTAAATCGTCATCAAACAAATTACGAATTTGGATTGAGTGCAGTCGATGCCTGTTAGGCTTGCGGCATAGCAAAGAATACTTACCTTGCCGCCGTTAAAGAACTCATTGAGAAAGGGTATCTCGTAGAGGTTGAACTCTATGAAAACTTGACGGGGTACTTGTTCATTGAGAGCGGGTATGGCGGCGAAGAGAAATCCTAAGAAAAATCAGAAATTGAACTCTTGTGGATTAAAATTTAATCCAGAAATAATACATATATTAAATAATATATATTATATAATATATAATATAATAATAATTAAAGGGGCGAGAGGTGAGTGAGCCGATTGCGGAAAACCTTTAAAGTCGGGGTAAGAAATGAGCAAAAGATTTAAGTGGGGTTCAGTTGAATGGGGTAGAATAGAGAAAAAGATTTGCCGAATGGCGGCAGAACAGAGAAAGTTTTTCAATAAAAGTTTTAATATATATAATAAAGGTTTTAGCGTCAAGCGTCTGGCGTTGAAATAGACCGATGAAAAATGCGGAATATAAGAGCTGGGAAGAGGTTGCGGTAGCAGCGCCCAGTTTAAAAAGAAAGAGGTAAGTCCAATGCAGTAAGTAAGTTAATTGATTATTGTGTATTGAATAGCGGCGATTAAAGCGGCTGAAACAAGCCGTAGTGTGAAAAATGAAATGGGCGAAGCGGGCTTGATGCAGCGAAGAACCCAAGAGAAAAGTTAAAAGGTTAACCGAGAAGGCTCCTGCTGGTTGAAGAACTGGCAGGAGCTTTTTAGGTTAGTTAGTTAAAAAATTTAATTAAAGAAGGGGAAAGGGGGAAGGGGGTTGGAAGGTGAAGGGGAAAGGGGAAAGGGGAAGGACCAATTGAAAAGTCGAACGGCGGCAACTCGAAGGCAAGGAGAACCCCGAAGGGGAAGAACCAGCAAGAGAATGAAGGCGAAGGGGCTTAGGTAGAAGGGGAAGGGGAAGAACAATTATAATAGAAGGGGGAAGGGGCGCAAGAATAAAAAGGGGAAGGGAAACAAAAGTTTAAAAGCTCCGAGTGTAACGGTAACCCAAGACGCCCCAAAGTTCGTCTCTCTTAGCCAAAGACCTTAACCGACACAAATCTCCGCTCTCTCCTTCAAAAACGACCCTATGAATTTTAATTGCTGCGCACCGTCGCAAGCAAAAGTCAATAGTTTCACTCAATAATTTTTTAGCCATTTTTCTATTGATTTTCTATGAAATTTGTGTTATAATAGAATGGGTTGAAATTTTATGGTCCGAACGCTATGGAAAAATCGCTCAGAATCGCAATTTTCCAGCTCTGATGCAGCTCCTGAGGTAGTTAAAATTTTTAACAAAAATGGTGGCGCGCCCCGCACGAAAGTCAAGATTTTCATGAGGTTTTTTTTCTAAGGTAGTAAAATATTGACTTTTCTCTAAATTTTTGGTATAATTAAAGGGGAAATATATATAAAAAAATAAAAATATTATAATAAAGCTGCGAAAACCTTGACAAAAAGAGGTCAAGTTGCAGCTCCTTTGCATTTTTAATTAAAAATTTTAACAAAATTGCGCCGCGGCGCGCAATAATTGTCAAGAACTTGACAGAATTTGTTAAAAAATTTAACAAAACGGCCCGGGTCGCAGCTCCTACGTCGCAGCTCCTTTGGTCCGAGCTCCCACCCCACCACCCTTCCGGGCGCAGCTCATTCGAGTTGCAGCTCCTTTGCAGCTCCTTGACGCAGCTCCTGGGAACAGTACGCCCCGCACGGCGTCCCTCCCCCGGGTTGCCCCTCCGAAACGACTTAGTTAAATATGTTGACGGGTATTGTTAAATCTTTTAACTTTAACGCTTTAAAGCGCTAAAGCAAAGCGCTCCCCCTGTATATTATACCATACAAATATTGACTCCGTATGAACGGGGTGTAAACATTTTGTGAATTAGTTAAAAATTTTAACAAAAGCCCGGGCCATGGTTGCGCTTTAAACTGGTAAAGTGACCCGGGCCATGTTAGTATAGACTAACACGTGGTTGCACTTTCCTCTTACCCTCTGCCTTCCGGATTCTATATATATTATACCATACTTTCGCGGCGTTGTCAATACCTTTTTGTTAGTAGAGACTAACATGTGGACCCTGGATCCGGCCCGGGCCACTTTAATGCTTTAAAGTAAAATGTTTTAACTAAATGGGCATAAAAAATTGGGTAATTAAATTACCCAATCAATTAAGTATGGCGCCGGAGTGGAGAGAGGGAAAAGAGCATAGACCAACTGACCGATAATACCCATATCGAACGTCTGTTCGCTTATCTCTCGTAAGTCTCGCCAGTTGCTACCCTCATCGTCCTCGATTGTTAAAATATTTTCTCCGAGGAAATCACTGTCGAGAAATTCATCACTGATTAAATAACCTGATTCGCCTATGTACTCATAGAGGAGTTCGCTGTCAACCTCTTTTCGGTCAATGCTGTTGTACTCTGCACAGTCGCCGACTATTCCACTGTTAAGACCGAAGTCAGTAGAAAGAAAATCATTTAACTTTTCTTCCCAATTTTCTCTTGAAAGCTGTGGAAGTCTTACACCGTAGAGAACTGTTATTCTTCTATTGTAACTCATTTAACTAACCTCACTTTCTTACGCAATTGATTTCAAGTTTACCGTCTGGGAGTGGCTTAGAATAGCCGTCTGTTATCTGAGAGTAAAACTCTTCCTTTGCCGCCATAATAGCGGAAATATCGTCCTTTGCATTTGTTATCTCATACTTGCCATTGTAGGGAGCGCCGCCCTCTGAGAGATAGAAAGTGAGAGTAACGATATAATCTTTAGAAAACAGTTTGCGAATGGCTTTGTTCCATTCCATTTGTATCAACTCCTTTACTATACTTATTATATCACATAGGGGCAAGAATGTCAACCCCTACGGATATAATTTTTTCTTTTTACAAAATGAATGGTTCTTCGTCGTCCATTTCCTCTCTCATTTTCTCTTCTGAAACCTCTTCGACTTCAACGAAGCACTCTGCATAGTACGCTTCCATTGCGTCCTCGTCCTGCTGTTCATCTTCATCGAGACAACCCACGATTGAATCATCTGCATACTCAGGAAGCATATCTTCGCAGTACTTGCGAACCTGTTCTTCATCTTCTGCAATAAAGCCGTGAGCCTCATCGCAACCGCAGTAACCATTAGAGAAATAACCTAAAAAATATTTAGCCATATGTATGACCACCTTTCCTTTACTGTATTTATATTATAACATACTTTCGCCGCCTTGTCAATAGTCTTTTGTTAGTATAACCTAACGGCGGCCCGGGCCAGTTAGCAGACACTAACTTGATTGGAGAGAGAACCGCCCCGAAGGGCGGCATTCCTTATCTACAATAAACTATTTCTTTGCGGTCGTGGAAGATTACAACACTTGACGATTTAATATCACCAAGAGCAACCGCCTTTGCTGTTGTAATATATTCACTCTCATGATTAGGGGAAATGCAAGGCGGCATTACTGTGACGGTGTAATCGGGGAACTGCTCGGCGAAACGCTTGTTTACGGTGTATATACTCATTTTCCTCAACTCCTTTACTATATATATTATATCATAATC